AACGCTTATATAATCAGTCAACATACTAAATAGCCTTTTACAATTCAACGTATTCTGAATGTGCAAAAGGCTATACCCTCTGTTAAGATTATGGAAATGCAATAGTGGCTTTGCTATTAAGGAACTAACATATGATACTCCGAATACTTCACTTCCACATACGGATTGTCACTCGAAATAGTCTGATGTACAGCTTTGGGCTTTTTCCAAAATATCCATTTCCTTTTATACTCAATCCATATTGCCTGCCGTAATGTGACCGGTACATGGATGTGCCCTTGCAGTTGGTTATTCTTAATCAGGCCTGACATCTGTATATAAGGTGTCTGCATCTCTATCCGCTGTGCCATGATCCGGCTGCTGTCCCGTATGATGACCGTATCCCGTACCATTGCATTAATTGGAGCATCTACCGATACCTCATGCCGTGCTGTAGCCTCCAGGTTTTTAAGCCTGACACCCATCTGCCGGATTTTCTCCGCATCCTCGGCCCGGAACTTCTTGTATTCATCCACCGTCAGTTTCAACCCATGCACGTCCAAAGCCATAGTGGTCGAATCCAATTGCATCCGTTTTACCTCGGAAAGCAAAGCGTTGCTGTTCTGCTGATAACGGTCCCGTTCTTCTGTCAGATGGACCGCCCGTTTATATTGGACATAGACTACTCCGCCTAACAGGAATAATGCCATCAACAGATATCTCGATATTCTACTCATAGCAAACAGCCTCCTTGGGAATAAACCATAAAAACTCATTCTCGTAGGTTTCTGCCAAATGCACCATATACCCTTTCGTCCGGCGGCCTGATGAGGTAAGGTCTTCTACTATCCAGCCACGTCTTCCGGCAAGGGCTCCCAATCCTATACGGAGCAAATCCGGGGAAGGCATTATACGGATGAATACATTTTGTTTCATTGTCATTCTTATAGATAGGGATAAATAATAATTCAAACTCACATTTGCGGCGTTCTTCAAGGCTTCTGAGCACTTTACCGCGATACATGCGGAAAGACAGGTATTCCTGTCGGATATCCCGGTCCCCGGCTTCCAATTTTCGGATTAGATGGCTCTTGGCGCGTTTGCCATGCCCCAGTAAAGCGTATGGGCCGACATTATAACTTAGCGTAGCCAGAAGCAGCGAATCCTGGTTGAACCGCCGGAATACGGCGCACAATTTTCGTAAATCCGACCGGAGCAACGAGTCGGCCTGCATTTCTGTCAGTGGCGGTCTCAACCGCTCTCCAGGAAGTAACCGGTGACCATACCCGACATAGGGATGATGCTGCGCTGTATGCCGGCCTTCAAAACGCTTAATACATTTTATAGCATCCTCGAACGTCGGCGGTGATTGAGCCTGTGAAGGTGTTCCCACAAAAAGGGCACATGCAATCCATTGCCACTTCATTTCTGCATCATCAGTAATTCCCGGATATCATTCCGCATCTCCCGGATATCCGCTTGCAGGCTACCCAACTGGCTCATTGTCGCTTCAAAAACCGCCTTGTCCAATTTGATGGCATCGATGCGGTCATACTGATCGGCAAGCTTTATATCCAGTGCATTACAACGGTCTGTCAACTCGGTAATTCTGGCTGTGTTGCTCACATGCTGGATGTACATTGTCAAAATAAAGGTCAGCACAACCGACAACATTTTGAAGTTATGTACTACAAACTCTTTTACATTTTCCATTTCGATTCTTTTATTCGATTATTAATGAGAATACTTCCCGCAAAGCCCGTAACAATGTTTCCGCGGCTCCGCTGTCTTTCAATCCGAAAAACACCAGCATGACAGCCAGTATGAGATATGACCACCATGCTATATCTTCTTTAGTCACTTTTTTCTTCTTCATGGGTAACTGCTGCCGGTTGTGGAACAACCACGTTAAAAATCACATTTCCGTCACTGCCTTCAATGCGCAGTTTACTTTCCTGGGTATGCTTGATGGGGTATATTTCCATCAGTGCTTTCGCCGCATTGACCGAAACAGCCCTTAAAGGCGCGGGAGAAAGGGGAACACCGAAACGGTCGGTATAATCTGTTGTAGCCGTTTCATCCATGACGGCTTTCAGCGTTTCACTCACCTGCAGCTTCACGGCCATCGTTTCCATCTCATAACGTTCAGACGACATTATTTCTTTGATATGGGCAAGGATGTGGGGCTTTGTCAGCAAGTAACCGGCTGATGAGGCCGGATTCTTGACGGCATTTTCTCCAAAGACCTCTTTATAACATTTTTGTGGGCGGCCTGCATACTCCAGACCGCCATTTACATACAAATCGCAAAAGCGTAGTTCCTGCCCACTAAGAGCTTTCTGTTCTTTTGATTCTTCTATGTTCGATTTCATTCCTCTCTTTCTCTAAGAATAGCCCCCACCCGGGATGGAGGTTTTAAAACTTCCGATTTCTCTGAAATAAGTTGTTCCATCAATGCTTCATAGAATACGTCTGCAAGAGCATTGGCGCAAGCCTCTGCGTCAGACAACGAATTAATAAGCCGCATGTTAAAAGCAATATGCAGGTCGTATCCGGAAATAACAGCCATAAGCTCATTCCCATCATAATTCACCGCCCCGTAAGTCATTCGCTCACTCTTTTTGAAACTGACGCTTTCGTTTTCTTCCTGCTCCATGTTGCTATATCTTAAAATACATCCTTGTCTTTTCTTTCTTTTGTGTGGTAAACTCTCCATTTCCCGCATTCCGCAGTCGTGAGGTATATGCGCCTAATACGTCCAATGTTGCGGTAACGTCCGCACCTGCGTCATGCGCATCATCCAGTTCTACACCCAGTCGTGCGGCTATCAGCTCCAATTTATACGATGTTACCTCCGGATCATGCGCAAAGGCCAGCCTTCCGATATGGATAGTGTCAATGTAATGGGGCTGAAAATTGCCGTAATAATCTTTGCTTCCGGCGAATACCTTTTCAAATTCACCCACCAAACCGGCATATACCATCATCTGTTGCAAAAAACCGATATCAAAAGGGATATTTTGCCCGATCAACATAGGCTTGCATTGGTTTCCTTTGCTAAGGGTATTCCGTTTGGCAAAATCCAGCGTCGCCGTAGCAACCGCCTTTATATCCACTCCTTGTGCAATCAACATGTCCATTGTAATGGCAGAGTAATTCAACGCTGCCGCTTCATATTTCATAGGTGCTCCTTCGCTTTCCTGTATTTGCTCCTGTCGGGTACGCAGAAGTTTCCGTTTAGGCCCCGCTTCCTTTTGACGGTAGGGAGAGATATAAGCTGTATACCGTTCCAACACTTCCCAGGTATCCAGCCGGATAGCTTGTAGTGCAAGCTGTGTGCAAGCGCAATCCCGGCAATCCAGTCCTCCGGTTTCAAAATCAAGGCCAATTCCTACATATATCTTAGTTTCTGTTTTCATTCTATACGCTGTATAAGATTGATGTTTTGTAAGTCTGGAGTCCGTTAGCCCCCTTATAGTCACTATACCGGATGACCGCCGTCAGGATCACCACTTTATCTTTCAATGCGGCTATTTCTGTCCGGTGGGCCAGGTAAAAGTCATTCCAACACACACACTCCATCAGGTCGTTGTTCTGTTGGAGCATCAATTTGCCGAATCTTTTCTTTTCACCGCTGGTTTTATCCTTATAAGAACATTCCGAGAACTCTGTAACTGTAGCGCAAACTGTAACCCGTTTCCCTTCATTGTCTTCCGAAAGGGCATCCCGCAGGCTCATATACGAGGCTTTTCCTTTCACCTGGGATTTGATTTCGGAATTATCAAAGATGCGCCGGTAGTCTATCGAACCGATGCCGGACACTACAATTTGCTGTTGTGACCAGAAATAATGCCTATCCCGTAGCTCTGCCGGAAAATCTTTCTCCTGTAAGTTAAACCCCAGTTCATGGGCCGCCCGTTCCAACAACGCATACCGTTCCGTGACGGCGCGGATATGTTCTATCTCGTCGAAACACCCGGCTAAAATCATATTTTTCACATGCCTGGCATTAATAGGTATGCGTACCGCTTCTTCCGGATTATCCGGATCATCCCAATACTCGTATCGTTTTAGTTTATACTTGAATGCCCGGTGGACAAAATTCTCAATGGAAGTATAATTCCCGTTCTTTTCCCGTTCAGCTACAATGTATTCCACTGTTTTGCCGCCTACCATTTTAATGCGTGATAACGACCAGAATATTTCATCCGTCTGGTAATCCGTAAAGAAATGAAGTCCTGACCGGTTGATTTCTGGTGGTACGATATGTGCTGAAGAACAAAGTTCCATTTCAGACATCAGCGGCGGTATCTCCTTATCGTCCGCCCATTGCAAAGCGACGGTATAGAAGGCCGACGGGTAATTGGCTTTAAGCCACGCCCCGCAATAGGCGGTTAGGGCATAGGCCGCAGCGTGGGAACGGTTGAACGAGTACTTTCCGGCTACCTCTATCTTATGCCAGACTCCTTCCGCTTCAAAATCCGGGCAACCACGGGCGATGGCCCCGGAAAGGAAATCGGCTTTCAATGTAGCCATCAAGTCCGCTTTTTTCTTTCCGATGGCTTTCCTGAGAAGGTCCGTCTTGCCCAAATCGAATCCTCCCAGCGTATGTGCGATACTCATGAACTGTTCCTGGTAGACCATAATCCCATAAGTACTTTTAGTGGCCTCATAACAACCGTAATCATATACCGGAGCCACCTCGCCACGACGGTAACGCACATAATCGTCCGTAGCTCCGATATCAAGTGTTGCCGGGCGGTAAAGGGCGTTCACTGCAATTAAATCTTCAATGCAGTTCGGTTGTACATCCTGAATAAACCGGGTAATCCCCCTCGAACTGAATTGGAATATATTTTGTGTATAGCCGTCGGCAAGCATTTGGTAAGTCTTTGCGTCCTCCAGCTCATTTTGGGTTATACCCTCAATGGAATACTCCGTGCCATAGGTCTCATTCACCAAATTGATTGTTGCGCTCAACTTGGACAGCTCCTTGGTAGCCAACACGTCTTCTTTCAATAGTCCGATGCTGTCTACGCTATATCCGTCAAATTCCGAAACCAATTGATTCTCCATTTTCCGTATAGGCAGAAAATCAAAACATTCCACCGTCCGTCCGTTCCGCTGCTCCGGTGTAACGATAATGGCAGAAGCATGGATAGAGCTTGCTTTGGGTTGGCCCATCACGATGCGGACATCTTCGATCAGTTCCGGATAGGTCTGCACAAAGCTCCACACTTTCCGGTTTGTTGCCGCTACCCGGAATAGGTCTGTCCAATCCATGTTGTCATCAAGTATGGCAGTGATATAGTTCACTGTACTATGCGGTACACGGTGTACACGGCCCACATCCTTCAGTGCGGCTTTTAATTTCAGGGTGGTAAAGGTCCCGGCTGAAAAAACACGCTGCCGCCCTTCGGTATTATACCGTTCTTCCAGATATTCCTTGATTTCCTGCCTCCGCTCGGAGGCATAATCAATATCGATGTCAGGAAGAGCGGAATGCCCTCCTGCAACCAATCCCCGGTCAGTAAAGCAATCCATTACGGTCATCGTGCCGGTTGCTTGCTTTATTTTTATATTTTGCACTCTCATCTGATATACTTTTTATACCTCACAATCATACTTATTGTCTGGCGGCTTACCTTGTACTGATTCCCCAGACTCTCTTGGGAAATGCCGCCCTTCCGGTACTTTGTCCGGATTTCTTCTGCCTGCGCATTCGTCAGTTTAGCCCGTACGCTCTTTTCGCCGTAGTCTTTTTTCAACCCTTCAGCGATAGCATGCCGCATATTATCCTGATGGGTACACATTTCCAGATTTGTCGCCGCATTATTGAAGCGGTTCCCGTCAAGATGGTTCACTTCAAGCTTTGCGTCCCATTCCGGCAAGAAATGTTCGGCAACCAACCTGTGAACTGAGAATTTCTGACGTATTCCATTCCGGTACAGCCTTACACACAAATAAGCAGAAGTTGTTCCGCTCCAAGGCGATATGATCCGTTCCGGTTGATTGTAAGAAATGCCGTTATGCACCACTATCCGTCTTAAACTTCTCACGCGGCCTAAGTCGCTCACTTTGTAACACCCTTCGTATCCATGAATATCCACCCAGAGCTCCTGAGTGTCTGCCATGATACATTAATTTATATTCGTCCTTAATCGTCTGTTCGTAATTCGTTCAAATTCCAAAGCAGGTCCCGCCGGTCAAACAAGACCTCGTCCTCTACATGTAATTCGTCTGCGTAAACCGTCAGTTCCTCCTCCTTTCGCCTTATCCTAAGCTGGGCATCCCGGAAAACCCGGTAACAATGGCCGTCCAACGTTATCTCCGTATAGTTTTCCCCTTTTTGCAAAGTCACATCCGGCGCAATCACCGTTATCTCATCCACCCAGTTCAACCCGCAACGTTCCGGTACGAGAAAACGGGAAAAAATCAAATCATAACGGATAGGGTCGATAGATGTGATTCCTAATAAATACGATACTAACGAACCACCTGCCGAGCCACGTCCGATTCCGGTGACGATTCCTCTTCGGCGGGCTTCCTGCACCATGTCCCATTGTACCAGGAAATAGTCCACATTATCCGTTGATTCGATAATGTAAGTTTCTTCATCCAATCGTTCCCGGTAACGTTCCCTTTCGGATTGCGCAACTTTAGTTTCAAGCCCTTCTTCCAACAGTTTACAGAACATGGAATGCCGGTCGCCGTACTTTTCCGCTTCTTCTGCCCGCATCATATACTCCGGCATAAACATCTGTCCGGTTTCAAACCGGGCATCAGCTTGTCCGGCAATCTCTACGGTCCCCCGGCACATCAATTCAAACAGCCGGTCAAAATTCCACTTTTCGCTGAATAAGGGACAAAGCGTTTCATAATGCTCGTCCGCATCCTTCATATACTGGTCCGAACTTTGTTCATGGGCGGCTCCGGTCGCAATTTTATTCAGCACAAGTTTGCCTTGGGCCTCATCCGCATCCGGATAATAGCTGTCTGCTATAAGTATAGGGGGCACCTCAAAAGAGAAGTTGACAGCATCCCCGAAATTTTCAAAATAACAGCGCAACGATTCCAAAACCTCCCGGTCGATACGGTCCGCTTTATACTCGTTCCCGTCTATTTGAAAATACACCCGTTCAAACACCCGTTTCAGCCGTTCCACATTCCGGCGGCGACGCACCATCCAGGGTGCGGTACGTTTACCGAATACCAATACATTTCCCTTGGCATAAAATAGCAACCTTTCATAAGGCAGCACATTCTCCGGAGAATCAACCATGATTTCTTTTTGCATCCGGAGCAGGTTTTCCAATCCGGTTTGTGTAAGGCAATACACCTTGACTTCCACCTTTTCACCGTTCAATTCCATATCCAAACTATAACCGAACACGTGTTTCATTCCACGTTTTGCGCATTCTTCCTGCAACCCCAGCGTACCGGCCATCGTATGTTTATCGCAAATGCCTAAAGCCGGATGGCCAAGCCACGCAGCTCTCCGGCACAGTTGCTCGGGAGTTCCCATACTGTTCAGCAATTCAAAAGAGGTATGCGCACCCAAATTAACAAAGGGGACATTGTGTACGCAAGGCTGATGTTTTCCTACGTATTTGAGGATATTCAGCTTAAAGTTTTCCCGTAGATCGTAATAATACCAGTTCCGCCCGAAGAGAAAGGCTACATAAAAAATATCCTCTTCCATCAATACCTCGGGAGTTTCCATCAGATTAAACTGCAGATGTCCCTCTTCACCCCGGAAAATGGAAGTTACACCTGACAAATCAACCAGGAATAACTTTCCGAAATCCGGAATATATACCACTTCCTTGTCTACCGGTTCATACATAATCTTCTGCCGTTTCAACCATTCCAATAATTCTTCCATCATAATTCCTGCACTTTTTTTAGTTTATATTCCAAGGGAGTAAGCAACCGGTAAGCGAATACTTTGTATAATTCCTCATCCGTCAAATCTTCCCAGTCTTTCCGGGCATCGGGTATATCCGCAACCAATACCTCAAAATAGGGTAACAACCGGTTAGCGGTCAACTTTACCGTCTCTACAGCGTCTCCGTCATAACCGATAACCACACATTTCACGCCTTTACGTTGCAATTTATATATCTGAACGTCTGAAATCTTTTTGCCAAAAGTGGCGACAGCAGCCATGCGGGGCATGTCATACCACTCCAACCGCCGGGTAAGGGTAATCACATCGAAAATTCCCTCCGTCAGCACTACCGTATCGGTTTCATCCTCTATCACCGCATCATAGTTATAAAGCAATTTGGAAAAGTCGTTTTCCGTGGAATTTCGGTAACGGAGCATTTTGTAATCACCCGTACGCTTGGCACGGCGGTTATAAGCATCAATCTCGCTTTTCGGCCACGTATGGCGCGAGACATAACCGACTGTTACCCCCTCGTCGATTACTGGAAAAACCACATAATCAGCATACCGCATATTCAACCGCCCGGTACAACCGACAGGGAAATATTCATAGTCATCAAAGCAAAAACCGCGTTCCTGCAAATAGGGGTGCCGGAAAGTCCGTTTATAGAATGCCGGTAACTCTACGGCACATAACTCGTCATCGATTTCTTCCGGTTCGTCAAGTCTCAACTGTAATATATTCTCTAATGGGGCTTCCACATCCGTGGTTGGTGCTACCATTAAATCCATCCGCCCGATGGCTTCCAGTAATTGTTCCAAAGTCCGGGTTGAATAACCGCAGCTAAAGCAATGGGACATGAAGGGCTTCTTCCTGACTGTTTCCCGTCCTACATAGACCCCATATTTTCCACCCGTCTTACCACATACAGGACAGCGGGGGACAATTAGGTTCCGGCCGCTTCCGTCACGTTTGGCGCCCAATTCCCGGCAGATCTCACTGATAAGAAATTCCTGTTCCGATTTGCTTAATTCCATCTTATCCCCGGTTTAAATTCAATGTCCGTTGTATATCGTAAAAAATTTCATTATCGTAATCCGTGGCAATCTTGATGGTGTCCCCCTTCTTAAAAAAACGGCTTTTTGCCACATGAAGGCGCATGACATTCTCTTTCCGCTCCGCTGAGGATTGGTTGAGTGAAATCAAATGGGTACACGGACGTGCGAGCCCTTTTGCCTCCGAGCAGTTGAATTCTGTCAAAACATTCCGCTCATCATTGAGCCACTCCCGGTCTTCGATAGTACTCTGATAAGTTACGACCATCCATACATCCTCATCCGCAGCCAGGTCTTTCAAATCATTGGCAACAGTTATACGTTTGGCCCGTTCATGATCGGCTCCCCATGTCCGGCGGTTGGCATCTGTCAGAAGATCCATGCTGTCGATGATGACAATGTCTGGATTATATCCTTTTAGTTTTCTGTATTCAGCAATACTGTTCTTGATGTCCAGAGTTGAAACCTGGGCATTAAACCTTGGATAACTCCGTACCGTTATACTTCCTGCATACGAAGTCACCAGCTTTTCCAAATGGCGTATCTCTGTATCTGAAATCTTTCCGCGTTCAAAAAAATAAGCATTCCTGGAAATCAGACCGCCACTGTAAGCATTCAGGGCTTCCTCTTCACTGCCCTCCAGCTGGAAATGTAGGATATTCAATCCGTCGTCTATATTGGCACGGACGCCTATCCATTTCGCTATGTGCGATTTACCGACTCCTGTTGATGCAAGGAAGCAGGAAAGTTGTCCACGCAGGTTACGCCCTCCATTCAAGGCGTCCAGATAAGGAATATAAAAACGGTTCACCCGCGACTGTGTGGAATGTTCTTCCTCTTCTTCCCGTTTCCGGTTCTTCTGGAAACGCTCGCTGAAAGTCGCAGCTACGTCTATAAAAGAGGAACTTTTCAATGTGAACCCGGCAAGCCATTCTGCATATTCCCGTAATGTCTTTTCCGCTTTCGCCTGCTGGTTTTCATTATAAAGTTTCCCCACCTGGGCATATACCGATTGTAATCGTACTCCCTTGATATAGGTCTCAAGCATATCGGTCATGACTTCGTTACTTTGGCCGTCGTCATATTCCCGGAATGTGTCAATCAGTTCCAACGCATCGTAGTCTTCCCGGAAAGTTTGGGAAAGTACCGCATAAGAAGGAGGAGACTTATAAGTACGGTAATGCGTAGCAATCATTTCCTGTACCCGCTGGAAGGAACGGTCGGGAAGATATTCCTTATGCATGTATTGGGAAACGACACCGCAAAGTGCATCATTCCTCAGAACTGTACCGTATAACTCATACAGGAACTCTGCACTCAAGGGTTGTGTACCGCTACTCATGACCGCACCTCCTTTTCCCGCCATTCTTCACATCGGATGCGGTACAGTTCCGGAAATAGATCTTTCGTCCGTTTTTGACAGCTATCTTCGGATTTGCATTCCCGGCAAGTAGGAGAAAAAGGTGTCCACAATAAGGTGGAAAGGGCACATACGGCATAACCGGCTTCTGTTGAAAGCAGCCGCCGCTTCGTATGCTCCTCATATTCCGGATAGATAAAACGGTGGTATGGGTGCTCGCTACGGTCGGCGATACAAGCCAGCAAAGCGTTTCGGGAAAGCCCGTGTTCTTTCAGCCAGCAATCTTCATAATAACGGCGGGCCGCATTGCTCTTTGTAAAACGGGATACCGCCTTATTGCCGAAAGAATGGGTCACTTTCCAACGGTTGTGATATTCCTCACCATAACCGCTTATGGCATATCCCTGGCATACGCAAAAGTCAACCATCCGTTCCGGGCCGACTTCCCCATATAATTTTAGCAACGCTTCCAGGCAACCCGAAACAGCACGTCCGGACAAGCCGCCACCCGGAAAGCAGAAATTCTCCCATCCAGTCTGGCGCATCAGTAATGTAAATACCCTGCGGCAACGTTCATTCTTCCCTGGCTTCCCCATCCCGTGTCAATAATTTGCGCATTTGTGATTTTGCCAGGAACAAACGGCTCTTTACCGTTTCGATATTCCTGTTCTTCAGGCTCCCGTTTTGATAGGCTATCTCCATGATCTCACCCAGCTTGTAACCGGCTTGTTGTAATAGCAGGGCTTCGCGGTAAGCAGGTTTCAACCGGTCCAGGGCGGCAAGTATCGTGTCATTATAATACTCCCGGTAATTGTCCATTCCCAAATAATTTTCATTCGGTTCATCCTCATCCGGTAACACTCCGGCAAGGTCCTGCACATCGATGTTGTCATTCGGCAACAAACGGTTCTGGTTACGGCTGTTCAAATCCGACAGCAGCCGTTTGGTGACTGCATAAATCCATGTTTTTAACGGACGCTGCGGATTATAACTCTCAATGTACCGGTAAAAATTTACCAAGGCTTCACTATAGTTGTCTTCAATATCCTCCGGGTTCCAGGTAAACTGGATACACATCTTATATATCAGATTCTTATGGGGTAATATGTAACGTTTTAACAGTTCGGTTCTCCGTTTCACCGACTCGGCGCACAAAGTCCCGTCGGTTGGCATTGATTCGTTTTCCACTCTCTTTTTCCTGACTTGGATAACACCCTAATCTTCGTCTTAATCTGTCAGCTTCTAAGAGCATCAATTCACAATCTGTATCCTTCATTTCTATCTACCACGGGTGCCGGAGTATGACTCCGCAGCACCCTGATAAATTTGTTTATAACCTGTATTTCCTGCAATAATAGTAATACAGATGGCAGGCATCTGCCGCATTGTCATCCGGAGGCACGTAATGATACTTCTCTTCGCAAGCACGCATCATCATAGCCTTATCCGCACGTCCGTTACCGGTAGCCCATTTCTTCAATGTCGCCACATTCACGAACTCCGGCTCCGGCAAGTCCAGCTCGTCACAGATCTCAAAAAGTATTCCCCGGAATTCGGATAGCTTACGCATATCTGTAAAATGGTTGTTTACATTAATATCTTCTGCTACGACCTGCCGGATACCATGTTCCCGGATAAACCCGAAGAGTGTATCCCGGAAGTCTTTATGTTGCTTATTGTCATTGCGCCTTTTGCTTTCCGTAAAGTTCCAGGTTCCATTACCATGCATACTGTAATATCCGCAATGCGTCGCTATATCCAGGGCAAGTACTTCCTCCCGGTGTATGACCGGCTTAGTCAATTTTCGACTCACCATTTTCCTTTGTGATTAACAGTTTGTACGGATAACCTTCAGCTACATTCCCGTGCGAGACAACCAAAGCGGTAATACCCAGACGGTTCAAGGCCGCAAACATGGAAGAAAGCCCTGCCTCGTCAACAGCCTCCAGAATTTCATCCAGAACCAACAAATCCAATCCTTTATCCCCGTCACAATTACCATTCACCAACGTTTGCATGGCCAGGATGGTAGCAAGGTTCACGCGGGCCGCCTCTCCGGCAGAGAACTTGCCGAAACTTCCGCACTCCATACCGTCACGCAACAATGAAATTGAAATTTTTTCACGTACCTTGCCGGTTTTAAGTACGGTATATCCTGAAAAGCGAATCCGGATATCACTGCCGATATTTTCCAGAAAGTCATTAGTTACCTGTGCCAAAGCCTCGATTTTGGTGTTTGCCAAATAGGTCTTGAACTGGATGAAATGTTGTTCCTGTTCCTGGAATGTCCGCAATGTTTTTTCTATTTCATTCTTTTGCTGCATCGCTTCACCGGCCTTTGTCCGGTAAGTCCTCAAGGAATTTCTCAGCCCGGCTACCACATCCTGTGGTGAGGCATGATTATATTCACTGATCGCCTCCTGCAAAGTACGGATGGCGCTTTCTGCAGCTTTAATACTTTCTTCCCCGTTCTGGAGATTCCGCTCGTGCCTCCGGTAAGCTTCGTCCATCAGCCCGAATACCTCATCAAACAAACGACGGCGTATCCCATTCATTTCCTCTTGCAGCGATGCTATCAAATCCATTGTGCTTTGACGGCTGCGGGATACGGAATCTTGTCTGCGTTGGCTTTCCTGAAGAGCCTTTTCCGCTGCTGCAAGCCGTTCCGACCATTCACGCAGGCAGACTGTAAGACGGCGTTTGTCACGACGCACATCTTCTTCTGATACTTCAATTTCTGATAACGAGCGGTCATTTTGGGCAATCTTTCCGGTCAATCCCTCCGCCTTTTCTTCCTGAAGTGAAAGCAGGCCCTTCCCGGCTACGACATCAAAATCCCGTTCTGCCGTCAGAAACTCATGCCCGCAGGCGGGACACACAATACTACCGGCCAGCTTGTCCCGCAGGTTTTCAATAACCGTATAGAGTTGCCGCCGCTGTTGTTTCTGCTCGTTCAAACGCTGGCTTATATTCGTCAGTTCGGCATCCAGTTCTTTCAGTCTCTCTTCACATGCTTGCTGTTCCTGTTTATTCTTAACCTCTGCATCTTGATACTTCTTTGACAAAGAATCATATTCCTTTTGCACGGAGACCAACGATTCCCGGGACTCAACGGATAACTTGTCCCATTTTTGCAATTCTGTTTCCGCATCACGAAGCTTCAGCTTCTTGTCGGCCAGTACAGCGTTCCAGTCTGTTAATTTTCCCGGCAGCAAAGGCAGCACTTCACTGGTAATATATTTCAAACAACTCTCCAGACTTTCATCTCCGTTCTCCAAAGCCTGTAAAGCAGTATCGGCAACAGACTGTTTTTCCATACTTGTTTTCTCCAGGACACTTTCTTCCTGGCATTCCCGGATCAAAGTCCTTTTCTCTTTTATGCGTTTTTCCAGATCGGCAATTTGTTCTTCCTTTCTCCGGAGACGTGCTGCATGGTTATTTTCTTCCGTTTCAATCTGTTCTTCCAACATCCTGATACGTCCGTCTACTTCCGCTATTTCCAGTTCTGACTTTCTCACTGCTGCTTCCACCGGCTTTTGGTCCTCTAATAATTTGGCTATAGCCTGATCTACAAGATTGCCATTAGAGAAACGGTTGATGACTTCTTTCTTTTCTTTATCCGGGGAAGAGAGAAAATCAGAGTATTTATACTTGGAGAGCAAGAAGTTGTTATACAGTTCTTCCCGGCTGATACCCAATTTATCTAATATAAACCGGTTATAGGCATCTATGGAAGGCTGCACTGCCTCGTCAGTTTCTATAGCCTGACCTCCTCTTTCAATGTGGCACGTCACCACGGAAGGACCTTTGCGGAACAACTGGCGCTCCACTGTAAACAGTTCATCCGAACTGTCATTGCTGAAAGTCAGGCATACCCAACATTCTTCCGCATCATCCCGGATGATTTCTTCATTTTTGATTTTTCGCATCGGACTGCCCGTAATACCCACCGCAATGGCTTCCAGTAACGCTGACTTGCCGCTTCCGTTTGAACGTTGGCTTTCATTATCCTTATTATCACCAAATACCAATGTCGTCACGCATTGGGTCAGGGTATAATCCAAAGAGCGGAAAGCACAAAGGTTTTCTGCTATAATCCGGTTTAATCTCCACATGATTCTTCGATTTTAGATAAATAATTCAACCCTAATGCTACATCTTCAATCTCTTTCTCTTGACAGAAATTCTTATAACTTTCCTGTATCTTCCGGCTATCGAATTTCTCAAACAACCCGCTTGATTCGATACCGGTAGTGATTGATTCTTCCTGGACAATTTCCACTTTATTCGCTCCGGATTGCAATAGTTGCTCTTTGTTGATATTCGAGGTTTCGGCAGAAGCCCCATGTATGCGTACCTTAGTACGGTAACGTCCTTCCGTCCGAATTTCTTCCAATCGGTCGTGCAGATGGGTATTTACATGATTTGCATCTACGTCGATTACCTGATAGCGGACATTTACACTGTTTTTAATAAACTCTGTCGAACCATCCGTGTAAATCAGCGTATATCCCTTTTCTTCGTCTTCACCGAAGCTGGCCTGGCGTGAAGAGCCTATGTATTCAATATTGGGTTTTACCTGGGTGCGATTGTGGTAATGTCCCACCAATACCCGGTCAAAGCCCCTGAATGTTTTAGCGGGCAATTCGTTTTCAGCAGGTTGCCCTAAAGCGCCGTTTATGCCTTCATGGATATACAGGTAATTTAACTTGCCATCCACCGTATGGGTAGAATGCCATTCATTCAGACGTTCCGTGAAAGTCCCGTCTTCCGGGAAATAGGCGCCTACATGAAGGGCAAAATCCCAATTCTCATGAGTAACCGTATAGAAGGTATCTGCCATCGTCACATTATTGTGCTGGTCGAACACATGGCAATAACCACGCACGTTCTCCTGGTTCACTTTATCATGGTTGCCGTTTGCCAGTATCACCCGGATTCCGGAATGTTCAGCTTCCAGCAAAGCATCGTGTACGGCCAGCAATACATCCAATGTCTGTGATGAACGGCTTTGGAACATATCCCCTCCGAAGGCTATTTCTTTTACACCGTGCGTTGCACAAACCTCCAGTGCCTCATGCCAGTTTGCAAGATATTCGGAAATATTATCTTTTGATACATGTATATCATTCAACAATAACATGCACGCTTCCTTATTTTTTGTCATATCGTATAGTTATAGAAAGGGAAGAGGCGCACCTTCCAGCACACCTCCTTCCAGTGGTGAGACAATAAAACCAGATAAAGATTATCGTCTGCGGCGCGGACGTTCCGTACGGGCAGCAGGAGTTGGAGATTCCTCACCGGTTTCTTCCGGTTCTTCAGGAGCAGGGAGTTCCGGAACTGGGGAGGCTGTTTCCGTATCATTGTTCTGACCACTATCCGAAGCATTTTCCAAAGCCTCTTCAATCAAATCCAGCAGATCCTTGTTGGAAGTCGAACGGGTTACCCGTACAGGTAAACCTTCCTGCTCGATATAGGTGCGGATCATGGCTCGCAATTCTTGGCCTTCTTCCGTTTTATCGCCTAATCCCTGTTCTTGCAACTCGTCAAAACGGTCGAACAAATCATCCAATGCCAAACCGCTGCCGCTTCCCGAAGCATTGTCTTTGTTATCTTTGGTACGGCGGTCAAAAGAAAATTCCGAGGTATCTTCTTTGGGCAACTCTTCGCTCAACTTTTCAATAGTTTCTTTCATCTCGTCTCCGGACATCAGCTCTATGCCGTACAAGCTGTCACATTGTTTTAGAAACTCTACCGTAGCTCCTAACTGGTAACGGCTGTACCGGTAAATAATTTCCGGAATGCGGGTTGCCGACATTAAAATTGCCAGTTCTTCCTTGCTCAAAACGTCCACATCCGATTCATTGTCAATACTGATGACATACTCGGTTTTGCTACCGTTCTTGCGTTTTTCGATTTCTACCGGATAAGCGTCACGAACAGACGATACCGGACAAGGATAACCGGGAGCCTTCTGTAACTTTTTCTGCCACAACTTGAATTTGCGTTCATCAAGGTCTTTGAATTGGGCATGTGAAAGCGTGAGTAATTGTAAACCTTTCGCACGCTCATTCAGGTCATACACATACATGGCGTGGCCATAACTGTATCTTAGACCACCACCGAATGAACCGCCATTGATTTTCTCAGCCAATTTTTCATCACCCCTGTCTTGCGCTTCAGCCACGGCCAGCTTGCGGTAAGTGTCAATGATGTCCACACTGTAACCGGCATCAGTCGCGCGGGGAACGGTTACATACATTTTGGATGTTTTTCCACCTTTGGATGGTTTCTCCAATTCCAGTAACAGCTGATGTACCGGATACTCATAACCGGGGCGTGGAGCTGTCCCGTCCGGGTTTGGGGCTAATGGTAAAATACGCAGACGGTAAACACCACATTTGTCCATTCTGAAAAATTCAGTTTTGGCAAATGCCTTGTTTTCTTCAATGGCCCTCTGTTGGGCCTCAGCGTAGGACTCTTGGGAATTAAGGAATAAATCCTCAACCGACATGGTAGACATGTCTTTGTTCTCTAAATTTTCTTCTTGCATATCGCATAACGATAATAAATTGAATAATGCCGAAGAAATCTGGAAACAAAGTGAAACGGGTTCGGATACACCGTTCACGTCAATTGACAATATGGGAAGTAACATCCGTTTGGGGATGTCTCAACTGACAATCTTGACGCTTTTAAGAACGTCGGTTCAATTAAAAAAATAAGGGGAAGGATACTCGCCGCATCCCTGGGGATGCTCAATTGACAATCTGTAAAAAATCATTTTTCCCGAGAAGGATTGGCACAAAAATAAGGAATTGGACTACTTCACAAAAGTTTTTCTATGAATGTTTTTTAGATTCATATATAACATACATATAATCAATTGTTTACCAATTTGTTTTAAAAACGTTTTTAATTTCATCCTCACATAACAAACGGCTTCCAACTTCCTGCCGGGGCAACACCTTAAACCGTTTCCGGTTATCCCGGATGAAAGCCTCCAGTTTCTTTCGCCGTACTGATTCGTAATATGCCAACCTTCCCGGGGTCATCCGCTTTCCCCGTTTACAATAGACCCCGTTACGTGCGTACTCGGCCAGATAACGTTTGAACTTCGGTTTGTCATATGAGGCATCCTTGGATGCACGGCATACGGTATCCACTAATGTCCATTCCGGTTCAAAAAGTGGGGCTGGTGGTGACAACCGCCGAAGCAGGTAATACACCACCGGCATTTCATATCTGAGCATAAAGCCAAGACGTGTCTGTTCAAAAGGGAAACGTTTAAGCGTTCCTCGGGGCCTTCCGTCTTCCTTTCTTCGGGGTTTCCGGTTCTGTGCCGGTTTCGACAGCCGGATGTTCCGGTACTTCTTCGCTTTGGGCATCTGTCACCTCCTTCTTTTTCGATTCCTGTTCTGGTAGTACTTCCGCAATACGGCGGCGGCTTTCCACATCATTCTGAATATTGATTATTCGTTTCATCATACAAAATAACTAAAGTTAAGTTCTACATCCACATTATACATTCCACTCTCATAAATTTGTATATTCCGGGAGCCACCGAAGATTTTAAAGGATGAGCCACGGTTATACTTGTGGTCATCGTTCCAATCGGCGGCACAACAACGCACACTGTATTTGGGTGGAGATATTGTATTCGGTATGGCAGCCACCGTACCACCCATATTTGAACCGTCACGATTGGCTGTGTTGATTACCCCTTGGATACAAACCAAACTACCGACCTGCCGTATGAACAGCCGCCGGGAGTCTGTACCGGAACCGCTATTACTCATTTGGAGCCATCCCGTATCCTTTAATACCGGCTGGTAATCTGAAGCGAAAGCCGCCCCCAAAGCCTGGCAAGCCTGCCGTTTGGCTTCTGTGCTTCCCAACGACAAATCGGACAATTTACTGTCACGGCGTACATAATCCTTGACTATCTCGTCTTTTGACAACACATTCAGCTTATCCCGCAACGCCTGTTGTGCCTGGGCGGTGGTCTTTCCACTTTTTACGAGATAAGTGATATAATCCTGAAACAGGGCCTCAACCGTTGCAAAACGCCCGTCTGCCGCACTCTTGGTATAAATACCCAGGTTATTGGCAATGGTTGTTTTCTGGTCAGTGCTATATCCGTCTAAAAGTAAATTCGCCTTTTTCTTCAGTTCCTTTACTACGTCTGACGTATTTACATATCCTTCTGTCTGGGCATGTGATTTGCCATCCTGGTCCGTATAGGCAAAATTGCCGGTAACGATTCCGTTCAATTTATCCCGCATCGGGGCTGTGAAAATGATACCCTCATAAGCAGAATCTGCCCCCAATTTACCGGCAAGCAGCTGATCGATTTCCTCAACGGAATAAACACTCAGGTTTTGGCGGGCCTTTCCTTTATCTGCCACATCCGAAAGATTGGAAGCCTTTGCCAGCTTTAAGGCGCCCGTTCCTTTGGCTTCCGCATGGATGTTTTCGCGGATAGCGGCCTGCTTCTGCGCTTTCAGGGCGGCTGCTTCTTCTGTGGTCAGTCCGTTGATCTCATCGGCCGATAAAGTGACGAGTTCCAATAGCTTACTTGAGATTTTAAGAAATACACCTCCTGATTCCGTTTTGGAATAAACGTCCAGATTCCGACGGGCTGCGCCCTTGTCCATGACATCCTGCAAGTTCATGTCGGCAGATAACTTCAGCTTTAAAGCATCTGATACTTCCGAAGCACTGACAAAACCGTCACCTCCCGAAATAAGACCGCTTGAACTGATAGTATCCAACTTCTTCTTATATGCCGCCGTAAAATCTTCCGTCGAAAGCTGCTTCCCTTTTACGACATCCACTTTTTTCGCCAAAGCATCCGTAAAAGTTTTTTGAGATACATAAGTATCACCGATGGCAATACCGTTGATCTTAAATGTTCCCACTACGTTTACACTGCCCAAAGGCATCAGTACAATATCCCCCAAATGATTTTTCAATGAGAAATTAAAATCTTCCTCACTGTCAAACCCGACATGCCCGATGGCCTCATCATTACTGTCTCTCCAGGTCAGCAAATTCTTCAGCTTGACATTACTTTTAATGAAAGACTTGTTTGTCAGGGAGATACCCTGTCCGTTATTGCAAACCGAAAGCAAACCGTTTATCCGGCTTATACCGGTTTTGCCGCTGACCTGGAACAACGGAACGCTGCCTTCCTTTCCGTTATACACTGCAAAATCACGGAATTTTGTATTACCACCCTCAAATCCATAATAGTTAACCTTAATTCCTCCTTCATCCGTGGCGTCCAAACGGTTGTACAGGTGGTTGTCCCGTAAAACAACGGAACCGATATAAGCGATATTGCCTGTGAATGTATGGGTTGCAACTCCTTCGGCACTCATACGGGCAAGTTCCTTATTTTGCTTCATAAAGCATATAGAACCATCCGCACAAAGCACGATTTCATTAACCAGCAACCCGCCCAAATAAACACCGGCAGAAGCATTCCCGTCCGCACGGACAATATGCTTCAGTAAATGACCGTTCTCTCCGCTTACCGACAGGGCAGTCTTTGAATTGATTTCTTTTTGCCCGCTCAGACTGCCGGTCAATAACAAATCTTTCTTCACCGTTTGGCGGCTAAAAGGTGTGTCAAGCAATACCGCATATCTTCCGACAAATTTATCTATAAGCCGGGGGGCATAATCAGTCGTGATTTCTATTGAGGCCGGCAATTTTCCCGTAACGGCATCCACTGCGTCAGGAACCGCCTTCCCACCGCTACAAAGGTAACAAGTCCGTCCGCGTTTGTTAATATCATTGGCGTAAGTCACCGACTCATGCCGGTTGGTTTCATAAATATAATAAGGGTATACTGCATCCTTACACCCTTCAAACCGGCGTACCTTGCCATTTAACCAGACATATCCCGCTGTTATTTCTGCACCGTTCACTTCGCATCCGGAAACAATAAAATCCGGACAACCCTCGAACAGGGCGCTCAAACTCAATGCCAGTTCCTGCAAGTTCAGTACGTCATCGCTGTAAGTATACCGGCCTCCGGTTTCCGCTACATATTCCTTCATATTGTTGTATTATTGGGTTCTATTTCTTGTTGGTCTATCCTGATTAGATAAGTTTTCCCGGCTATCCGGTAAGAGTTTACAGCATAAGAAAGCATATACACAAACTCCTGCGTATTGATCCGGACGGACGGCACGCATACCATAAAACTCACCCGGTTGATAAGTTTCTCTTCCGCATTCAAATAAAAGGCCCGGGGCTGTTCTTCCGCTTTATCGGTAGTGATTTGTTCCCCGTTGTACCAGATTGTACAGGGACGGCTACCCGCTGCACCTTCATGGTAAAGGTCCACACCGATGCTTTGGCTGTCCTGGATAAAGATCCGGTCACGGCTGTCTTCCAGATATTTTCCGAACTTATAATTCAGGTACCATTCAAAATACAAGACCTGTGAAGTCATCCGGGCTTCGATATGTTTCTCATGGGCAAAAGCCTGAAAACGGTCATTCAACGTTTTCAACGGCCACATAAGGCTCTGTAAAAACAAAATATACCGCCTGCCTGACAGATAATGCGGAACAAGACGGTTTACCAGTTTGTCTGTTAGTAATTCGTATCGCATCGGTTATCAATTATTAATTGGATAGACTCTCTAAAATTAGGAAGTTCACTTTCCTCACCTTTCCCGGATGATTCTTTGACATAACCGGAAGAAGTAAAGGCCATACGCCCGATACGCTTTGTCGGCTGGAGATGACCGTCCCGGTCATAACATGCCAGATAAATGCCTTGTGGGGGAACTGCATCCGTATTGATATATACATCCGTAACATGTTCAGCACGTCGGATGGCCGCTACTATTTTAGAAACATAAATAGCCGCATCAAAGTCTATATTCATCACATATTCCTTCAGCTCCGCTTCAATGGCGTCGTACATTTCCGATTCCAAAATAGCGCCGTCATAAAAGACTGTTACCTTCGGTATTAAGATATCTCCTTTGGAAGATATCACTTCAACACGGGTGCCGGCAAATTTAATCTTATTGATATACGAATAGATCGGTACAAGCTCTTCCGGGGGAATAGCCGACAGGTTGCCTTTTGTGCCCATCGCGACTTTTAGTATTAACTTGCTGTCCAGGTTGGTGTCATCCGAACTCTCCGAATAAGATACTTGTGTTATTATTCGTTTGGTATCGTCGACAGTTGCATAGCCAAATGCCAGACCGTCTTCACGGACAATCAATTCATCACCCTGCTGGTATTGCAACAAGGCATTTGCATAATAGGTAGGTGTTCCGTTAATCCGGTTATTAATTACATTTGAAATGTCTACAGCCAGTACATCCAGCAATGTTTCAAAACTATATATCATGGCGGCTGCAACCCAGGTAATCCCATTCAGGATGCTCAATTTTGAATCGCTGCCGAATTCTTTGAGTTCCAGCCGTTTCTGGCGTTCTGCCACAGCCTCGTTATAAATGTCTCGTATGGTTCTGCTCATTTTTCTACGGTATATATTTCGTTTTCGATAATAAACTTCCATGCGCCGCTTTCGTTCCAGGCCGGTTCATGTACAATCACCCAGACAGCTTCCATTCCGGAACGAATCCGGTAACGCCCGTTTTCATCTCGCTCCGGCTCTCTGTATATTCCACTGGGATGGATGGAAAAAGTGATTTCACAGTTCCGGCGTAAACCGTAAACAGCCACTAACTGCATCAGAAAGCTGTCTACAACAGAAGTCTTCAACTTGGCATCTGTCAGATCGAGCCTCATCAGTTCCCGGCAAGTAACCAAAGGGGAAAGATCGTTTGTTGCCAGGCCACCCAAGTCCGCATCATACAGTCCTTCTGCCAGATGGAGAAAATCAATGGAAATCGCCCGGTCTTTAATCTTTAACTCTTCTACCCTCAGAGGATGGAGTAATCGTATGGAGGAAGCCTGCAAACCACTCCAGTCCATGAATACGAAAGAAGCATTTGTAAACCAGCGGATGATGCGGCCCTCTGCTATTTCGTTGTCAAAAATATGGGTATGCATTGTAGGCTTACGGTCCAAAAAAATCGTTTCAACAGGAGAATTATCGCCCCAGTCAATCTCTATCTTTCCATTTCCTGAAGCGGTAAAGTCCACCGAAGTGAGTGACGGCAACAACCCGAAAGTAATCGTAAGGGGTAACGTGAAGTATTTCGGATACACAGGACGTTCACCGTTTGAAGGAATAATCCCATGCAGACGGTTATAAGCCACCACATCGGCATTAATAATAAAATCATCCGTATAAATCAATTCATCACCGGTTTTTAAATCGTCCGAGAACGATAGATCGGCATTATTCATCATCAGGTCCACAACTCCCTCGATAGAACCATAAATATGGAGTGCCACATCATAGAGGTTCTGCCCGTTTGTCACTACATATTTACCCATTCGACTCCTCCTTTTCTTCCACCTCCAGCAATAATTCTCCTGTGACAGAATCCATATATGCGTTTTTAATGATCATTTTATCATTGGTAAATTCCGTCTGGAGCTTTGCTGCCAATCCGTTATTCTCCAGATTGGAATGCAAATAGTCTATCAATCCGACACCTGATGTGGGATATTGGTACAAATTTCCCGCAGAAGCTTTCAACAAAAACATCTCATTTTGTATCTTGGATGCCTTGATTTGAAAATCAGTCTCAGCACCACTGTATAAAAGGAGGTAACCATCCCGCATGAGCAAATTAAAATGGCAGTCCGCATTATACTCCGGCAGTTCTGATAAACAGACCGGGACAGGTTCGCCATCCATTGCTTGTACATACACCGGAAACCATATCCGGTTGTCCGACGGATTCACGACATATTCCGGTTTTTCCAAGCCTGTACTTTTTGACAGGCGTACTACCAGTTTCTTATAGATGGGGGCATAAGGTATATGTACATGTATGCCCGTTTCATCCCGGTACAACCGTTCAAATCCGGAAGGCACCGTAATCTCACCGTAACTGCATTCATCCGGGTTGGGCATACCGTATCCGTCTAACAACGTAAAAGGATAAATCGCTTTCCTGGTCAGGTTGTCTGTAACATTCACTTCGCCATATTTAGCGTCCATCGAAATATCTTGTCTTGCCATTGCTTTTTCATTAAAAAAAACCAGCCACAAACGAGCGACCGTGGCTGCACTCTCATTATAAGAGTAGTTGCTGGCAGATTGAATAGTTTATGAACAGATACATTGCAAACCTTATGCAAACTTTACACAATGATATGATTTCTTGAAATAATCTCTTTATGTCGTTCTCTTTTTCTGCATACAGATTTCATAACCATTATAGCTTTTAGTTTGTTGCATGTGATGTTTTGTTTGAGTTTTATTCTTCTTTCAGTCTAAAATTAGTATCTTTGAAAATGATTTTAAAGATAAGATATAAGTTTCAAAAAGATATAAAGAAGCACATAGACGACTCTTTATTTCGACGGAAAGTGCAGTCGAGATTAAAGAGAAAGTTGCATAATGTTTATAAGGAAATGAATCACGTGCTACATAAGGATATGCATCCGGCAATTGGTATGGAACAGGAAAAGAAAACAGATGCATCAATTCCTCTGTTTGTCAGCCTTGAATATGATTCTGTTTTTGACAACCGAGAGGATATTAATCCCAAAGATTTTCTTGTTGATGTTCCAAGCTTACGGGCTATTGAATTTATTGTAAGTCTTCAGAATAGAGTACTCTATGCCTTTTCTGATATTGATACCCAACAACAGATTATAGATGAGATGCGTGTGCTATTCCATGGAGATGAAGGTAGACGAATCGATAACTTTGTAACTAACCAAAAGCAAAATCAACGTTATCCATATATTATGGACAACAATTCGTGTTTTTTGTTTTATATGTTAGCTTTACAACATTTCAATGATGTGGATAGGACATTGACAGATGAGGATAAACGAAATATATTTAAAGCTTACTTATACTCAGCACATATATGGCTTGAGAAGCAACAAGAGAATATAGAAGGTCTAAATGAAATGGATCTTTCCATCAGAGTGGATATTCCGATTATAGAATTTAAATCATATAAAGATTACAAACCACAGCTATATAAAGCTGCAAGGTTCTTCTTGTTTTGTAAAAGTAATCCTAAATTTGAAGAATTTTCAAAATGGTTCTTTAAGGACAAGGGTGTAAAAGATGCATCTGAATATTTGTTGAAAATATTTAGTTTATATTCATCAACGATAAAAGAACCTGCTACCTACATTCAATTTAATGAAACTCAAAATCCTGATATATACTTTTTTGACCAATATGCAGTTGATGTTGCTGATTGTAAAGAACTTTGGACGAATAAAGATTTAGGTTACCTCAGAACTCATTTTCTTTTGAAGGATTTAAATCCTGTTTCAGGTGAAGTAAAATACCTTCTATTGAATGCGATGCTGCTTGTTGATAAGCTTTATCAGGGAATGATTTTTGATTTCGCTGATAGTGTCATAAAACGACACGGTACTAATGACAAAGGAGTAGAACTAAAAAATATGGCTGATTTCAATGGATTTCTTGGAGAAGTGTTCTCTGAAAAGCATATTTTGTATGATACCATGGAGTTGGCTTTTCCTAGTAATAACTACCTAAAACTTAAAGGTGAAGAACTAAAGGCTAATATGATAGGGGAACCTGATTATTGCTTACTTCACAATAACAGTATGTTTCTTTTTGAATTTAAGGATAATACACTTGGTGATCATATCAAGCAATCTACTGACGTGAATTATATCAAGAAGGAGATATTAGGCAGAATTTGTAAATGGGATAAAAAGAAAAAAGGAGTAGGACAACTTATTTATAATATTGACCGCATCTTTAATGAACAATTACTTGAGAAAAATGGTATTGATGCATCGACTATTAAAAATGTCTTTCCGATTGTAGTCACAACAGATTCTGCATTTTCCGCATTAGGAATTTCTGGTCTAATAAAACAAGAATTCAACAGACTAATGCAGGAACATAAGTTTGATACTAAAGACGCAATGATTTGGGCTCCTGTGATACTTGATTTTGATACTTTGTTTAATTTAGTAATTCCATTTCGCAAGTCTAATATTAGGATTGAGGAATTATTAAAAGATTATATCTACAAATGCAGTAATCACAAATATTCAATGCTCCCCTTTAATAGTTTCATCAAAGATTATGTAAACTTACCATATTTGAAAGAAGAAGATATTTCAATTATATATGGTGGACTCCTGACCTTGATGAAAACTGAAATAGCTGGCAATCTATAATTTATATCCATAGACTATTGCATCATATATTTATATAAAGTGTAAATGTGAATTAGAGGGATAATATTCTGAATATCAATCCCTCTTTTATCACCTTACATAACGTTATTCACCGCATTATATATGCGTTCCACGGTAGACCACATATCGTCAGGCAATTCCTCATCAGAGATTTTCTCGCAAGCCTCTTGAAGATACTTCATTTCGTCCTCTGTAAACTCAACATGCAGGGGTGTTTCCTTCTCTACGTCCCATTCAATACGTTTATTCTCTTCATTCTCGTGCAATTCTATTTCTTTACGTTCGTCCTCCGATATGGAAATCTTACGCAAAACTTCTTTCTTTAAATTGAATTGCCTGAAATTACCTTTCTGCGGTAAAAAAGTCGGTAGATAAAGCCGGTCTTTAATTGTTAGTTCCATACTTTCTTGTTAAATTATTCTTCCGTTAAAATATTCTCACGGATGGCTTTTAGAAAAACATCGAAGTCCGTGAAATAAGGAGCAAGGTTGCGGGTACTTGGCAGGTTGCATGATACATTTCCCTGCTCCAGATAAATAGTCCCGACAATCGGTTGATTGCCGGATTGGTCCGCTTCCCGTTCCTGAATAGTTGCCTGAACACGGTTCAATTCCCCGTTGATGGCAGAATATTCAAGAACGTACAAGCCATTGGCGGTCTTTTCTTCTGCCACCTTTGTTACTGTTACATTTGTTACATTCATAATGATAAGTCTTAACTTCTACAACTAAAGTATAGGAACAGAAAGCCTTTAAGGTTTTAACTGTAATAGTGTATAATCTGATAATGGAAACTGGGATAATTGGCACACAACAGGATTACCGAATCTCCACGCTCCATTCCATAATTCATCGTCCCTCCATTTTGGTGATACACATTCATCAGATTGATATGCCCTCCCCAGTTATAATTATAAACAAGCGTAAATACATAAGCAAAGTCTGAAGGCAATGATGAGTAACCGAACATGCTTGCCACAGAAGACGCTGATGGCAGATTTACATTATAGGTAGCGTTAGCGTATACAAAGAAAATGTTCGACTGGGAGAAATCCATTGTATAGCCACTCCCCGTAAAGTAGACATTCTTGATTTTATTACCGATACAGGACGTTGCTACTACCGGAGCATTCGACCACATCCCGAAATTTCTATAACCATTACGTACATCCACGTATAAACCGTAATTATTCAGATAGGAATTATAAGTGGTATTCACAATGCGTCCTGTAGCGGCGGTTCCTCCCGATGTCGCAGGAAAGGTATTGGCTCCCAATAATACATACGAAACCGTATTCCCTACACGGAATAAATCGTTGTAAATCGCCAGGCCGCCTCCGGAACCGCTTCCGGTAGCTGTAGAACCGATACGTCCCTGGCCGATGGTGAATCCGCCAATCGTTCCCGCATTGGCATTGATTGTTCCGGTCATTGTTACATTTCCGTTTACATCCCATTTGATATTTTGGTTGGCCACATATCCCGAACCGTCAGCTGCAAATGAAATCTTACCATAACCAAAAACAGCCGAACCGTCTGCTTTTAATCCCCAGTAATCTTTACTTCCGTCATCGTTATATAAATATCCGCTGTTTGTTAAATAAATGCGATGACCTGTCGGGGGCACAGCGGCACAGATAGTACTGTCATTTATAATCCATCCCCCGATGCGTCCCCCTACAGCTGTAATACCTGAACGGTCCAAAGTTACTTTCACGTTATTTCCGGCATCACGGACTGATATGCTGCCGTTATAATTGCTCCCGCCGACTACCAGAGCGCTGTCGACAATTACTTGGTTTGCTTTTACTGTTCCTGTATAAACTCCGTTCGAATCTATAGTGGTCGTATATTTTTCCGTTGAAGTCAGGTCGAAAACGGTAGCGTATGCCACATACCATATCAAAGGAGAGCTACTGCTGCCTTGCGTACCGTCAATATAATAATAATGAGTACTTGAGAAACTGGAAGTACCGCAGACGACTTTATAAATATACTCCTTCCAATCACCTGTACCGGCGTTGGATGTCAGCCAGCGGCTATTACCTCCGGAACCTATGTTATTGGATGCCCACTGAATATTATGCCCCGTAGGTATCTTGGCTATAATCCGGGCGATTAATACTTTCCGGTAACTGCATGCTGTAGCAAAGTAAAAGCCTCCGTTTCCAGGAGAAGCCGCACCATTGGTTTGTATTTTTAGTACATATTTGCTGTCATTGGGAGCATTACTGTCTTGCACACGAGTAATTACTACCATGCCGTTACCACTGTTATTGTATATGCCGACTGAGTTTATACCGGTATAAAAAGTAGGGTCCCGATAGAGCATCTTTCCAAAAGCCATTGCTGATGCCAACTCCTGTGCCGTAGTGATTCCCGTTGTCCATTGCGCAGATACCGAAGAAGAAAATGTCACGCCTCCCGAAGAATTCCAGGATATGTTACCGTTGGCAACTTGTCCGCTACCATCATTATTCATTCGCCAACGGCTGCCATTGGTAATCGAACCGTCACTGCTCAAAGAGATATTATTTTTCCAGATATGGTTATGGTCAAAAGCCCATCCCGCAATCCGGTTATAAACCTCCTTACTTCCGGAACGTGTATAATTGGCAGAAAGGCAAAAATATTCCAAATGATCCCACGACATCATCTGTATCCCGATGAAACCGCTTTTTACAGTATTTCCCGATGCCGCAACCTGGCCGAATACAATATGTCCCGCATTGCTGCTCTGATGCCATGTTAACGTAATTCCCAACGGCTTGTATGCACCTGTATACCAATAACCGCTACCTGCAGAAACAGACCGGATTTGTAGGGGGATTGCTCCGGCTGCACCGATAGAGCCGATAGTCATATTATCACTGCCGATGTTGAATCCACCGATTTTTCCCCTGACAAATGTACAAGTCAAGCCATTGATATATCCGGCATTGATAATGTCCGATTTGATACTCGCCGCATTCAGTTTTGAGGCGTTTATACTGCCCGCAGCAATCCGGTCTGCAGACAATGTACCGGATTGAATACTGGATGCGCTGATATTGACGGCGTTTACTTGTGATGCCGTCAATGTACCTGTATATATACCGGTTGAACCGATATATGTCAACGGATGGGCTGTTAGTGTCGAATCATTCGCCTGGGCCAAAACAATAAACCGGTGCCTGCGAATCTCGTTTTCTACCGTAGATGTCAATGTCCGGGGAGCAGGTGCATAAGCCTTGCTGTCCCCGGATTGAAAGATGAGGTCTGAATTATAGGCTATCTGGGGGGAAACCGGAATGGGTGAGGGACTATAAAGGCTACTCTCTATTGGCTGGTCCGAATAGATATGATATACCGCTCCCGTGGTTCCTCCGCCACGTAAGTAGACGGCAAACATACACGAATTGCCGCAATGTGCCGCTCCTGCAAACATGCGGGAATACATCTCCGACAGTTCGTAGATATCCCAGGAGTAAACGGCTCCGCCCCAACCGCCGAAATTGGTTTTAAGCAATAGGATTAAGCCTCCCTTATGCGTTGTACTATTGTTATCCCAGTCGGTGGGGGCTTGTTCACTGTAACCGCGACGTACCAGAATGTCCCGTTTTACAGTCTGGTCCCCGCCTTTAATTACGACAGGATAATATTTGTTGGATTCTCCGTTGATGACAATACGTTTGTAATACCGGTAGCCAAAGTTGGTGCTCTTTGCCACCTCTATGTCATTCTTCCAGTTTAATGAGACCGCTTGTGAAAAACTGACTGTCCCAGCTGTATTCCACGAGATATTCCCGTTTGCAATTTGCCCTGAACCATCGTTCCTGAAAATCCATTTTGTACCGTTACTGATTGTCCCGTCGCTGCCCAAGTATACATTGTTTTTATAAATTTGTGTGGCATTGAATGCCCAACCTGCTATTTGATTGGCCGATCCCAAACGGGCGACGCAATTCCCGGAGGTGTCTGTCGCGTAAAAGCCAAAATCCGAATCACTGGTATAATACAGTTGCACCCGTTTGCCGCTTGCGACTCCTGAATTCGCACCGTAAACAACAATGCGCTTATTCCCGTTATCCAAAGCGATATGCGTATTTGTCAACGCATTGGTACCAATAGTCCAGCCTCCAATCTTTCCGCTGGTGAATGTACAAGAAAGCCCACTGATATAATCCGTATTGATTATTGAGGACTTGATACTCGTAGCATCCAGTTTACTTGCATTGATGCTTCCGGCTGCTATTCGGTCGGCAGAGATTGTTCCGGCGGTAATCTGGGATGCGGTTACAGTGCCGGTATATACTCCAGCCGCCGTTATCTTCGTCAACTTCGGGTAGCTTGCGCCACCAAGAGCCGTTGTGATCGAGTTGATTGGTGTAGTCCACTGAACAGTAACTGATGCTCCGAATGTCACATTACCCGTTGCATCCCAGGCTATATTACCTCCGGCAAGCGCACCGGCCCCCGTTGCGTCCAACCGCCATTTGAGTCCCCGAAGTCCGTTAGCTCCTAATGTCACGGCGCCCGAAGCAGAGGTATACCCTCCGGTAGCATTATTTTTCGCTCCCCGATAAATCGAATCTCCGTCTATGCTCCATCCACCTAACTTACCCTTAGTGACATTCAATGTCAATGCCTCTATATTCCCGGCTGTTATTAAAGAAGCTTTTAAAGCATTTACATCAATACGGGCTGCCCCTATTGTTCCACTGGTTATTTGTGTAGCATTAATTTTCAGGGCATTTACAGTGTTCGCAGACAAGGTGCCTGTAAAAATTCCACTTTTATCTATGTAGGTCAGTTTGGTTGCCCATCCTTCTGTATTTGCCTTATTGGTAATGGCATTGGCTACGCTTTGGGCATCTGTCCCCGTTTTCTTAGCATCAGCAATATCTTTATCCACATCAGCCTGGCAACGGACCCATGCCCCTTTGGTTCCCAATTGTAAAGAAACATTCTTTACCCAGGCAATGCCTTCTGTTCCTGAATAACCATAGATATAAAATGATATGCTTTTTGTCAGGTCAATATCCTTGTCCAGGATAAACGTAAATGAGACCCGTTGCCATTGATTGAGGGAAGAAGTTGTTTTTGAGTAGGAAGTACTGCTGAAATTTGCATTACTTTGCCCTTTCTTTGTACTGTATATCCCTCCGTGTATAGTCATCCCCGTAGTATCCACCATCAAATCTGTGGTAAATGTGTAATAAGCACCGGGAATTAGTTTTTCTTTCTGATAGACGGAAGTACATATACCCAGCCATCGCTTGGCATGTCCGACAGTCGAATTTTTATTAATAAGCTCTAATACGGGAAAACCGAATTTCGCTGTGTTCAAATGGGCATGATAGCCTTTTGACGGTTCCGCAACACCGGAATTATAGCCGGTCCCCCAACTTGTAATCACATAAGTCCCGTTCAAAGCATTGTCCCAGCCAATAGCGTTATGAGTTGAATAATAGCGGAAATCTCCGTTAGGCAATAGGTTATCGCTTCCTATCTGTAGCTCGCTGATTTTGTTGTCTGTATGGGTTGCCGCTGATAAGATTGCTGAATTTCTGGCTGCGTCCGCTTTATTTTGAGCAGTCGTTGCGGCACTGTTTATTGCTTCCGTTTTAGCTTGATTGATAGCATTTATCCAGTTCAGGCTAACTTCAGAACCAAACTCCACTCTTCCCGATACGGCATTGTACTTGATGAACTGGTTGCCTTGTCCTAACTGGGCGTTACCTCCATTGTCCACAAAGAATGTTTTAATTCCATTTCTGAACCCATAGACGCCATCTATTGTTTCGCCGGTTATATTGCCGGAAGTATTTTTTACACTCAATGCAAACCGGCCGATTGCCATTCCTGTCAGTGTCCCGTCCGAGTTTTTCACTCCTGCAAAAATTTTGGGGGTAATCACCGTACTGTCATTGATGAGCGTCTTGTTGCTGTTCCAGTCATTCACCCAATCCAACAGGTTCGCATCCACACCAGGCACACCCGTCGCTCCCGCACGGGCTTTCGCGTAACTGAAAGGCACACTGAAAGCTATCCCGTCCACTGTAAGCGGCAGGTTTATCACACCTTGCTCAGCCAGAGAAGTTCCGGCATTGAAGACAATGGTGACCGTCGTGCCCGATTTTGTCAGGCTACATCCTGACACAGTAGGCAATGTACCGATAACCGGTGTTACAACAGTCGTTCCCCGTAATGCGGAAATGACTGTTGATGCGGTTACCGCCGTATGGATTCGCCCGTTCTCGTCTGTTGCAATCGTACAGCCTTGCCGTGAGCTTCTTACCGTATAGCCGTCTTTGCCGTTGCTTCCCGTCGCTCCGTTTCTGGCTTTTGCCCATTGGAAAGATAAATTGTAAGTCATCCCACCGATAAGTACAGGAATAATCAGGCTGCCATGATCGGCAAGAGTGGTGGTATTTGCCGGAACTGAGTATGTTATTGTCTTTTTTGCATTATCGATGGTGATCGTGCTAAAACCTGCCGGTTTCGCAATCGTTCCTATTGTGAAATTTAGAAAATCCGTACTTCCCCGAATAATCTTAACCGTAGAGACGACTGTTACCGCAGAAACAATCGTCCCGTTTGAAGAAGCTGGAAAAACATATTCTCCAACACTTTGGCTGATATGGAAAGCATCATCTAAAGTGGTAATCGTAACCTGCCCTTTAGCTATTTTTTTGGCCATAATTCTTTCTCGTTTTGGAAAGAATAGGGCAAAAAAATAATGACCGTTTAGGATATTACGTCTTACCAGGCATTACGTCCCATTATGATAAAATCAAAAGCACCTGCATCGGCTTTTCCTTCTGAACCGATATTTTGAATGACAAAATAAGAGGATGTCCTCTCCAGTAACCGGAAAAAACCATAATATATCGTACTTGACCATAGAATGGCCATAACTGTGTAATCTGTATGTCCCAAATTATGATAGACCCGATATTTACCATCGCCAATATGGGAAAAGGATGAAATACTGGCGCCATCCCCCCAAATCTTACGGTAGTAGCTATTATATCCCGTAGAATATTTGCAGCCTACATAAAGGACACCGGGCACACACCAACGCTCACCTGAACGTTGACCAAGCTGCATGGGACCGTAAGACTCTATCGCATATACCGAACCGGCATTAGCTATTATGGATATGCCCCGGGCACCGGCCGAATAGGTCTGGATTGAAATTCCGGTCTTGTTGACATCCGAACGGATGGATATGAGGCTGCTACCGCTATTCAGGTATAAGCTGCTGCCGCTTAATCCGGAAAATTCAATGGAAGCGGTGGTTGTCTTATTCACCAGCTTTCCTCCTGAAATATTAAAGTTCCCGATATATCCGGCGGTTGCAGATATGGTTCCGGTCATCGAAACGTTTCCGCTCGTGTCCCAAGTTATATTTTTATTCGCGAGCCACCCGTCACCATTTGCTCCGAAAAATATCTTCCCCAGACCGAACTCTGCCGAACCGTCCCTGTGCAATGCCCAAAAGTCTTTATTATCAGAATTTCGTGCGTTACAAATGTAGCCGGTTTGATGAATTTCAATATAGTGCGATATGCCTGCTCCATTATCACTTTCTCTCGCCAGTATTTTGTGACCGTAGATTTCAAAACCGCCGATTGTACCTTTTGTAAAAGAACAGGTTAATCCATTTACCGCTCCGGCAGTAACTACTGCGGCCTGGATACTGCCTACATTGATTTCATTGGCAGTAATGGTTCCCGCCGCTATTTTTGCGGCAGTAATCGTACGTGAAGCAATTTCTGCAGCAGTAATTGTACTTCCTGCAATTTCATAAGCTGTTATGGCCGAAGCCTGAATCTTTGCGGCGGTAATCGTGCGCGAAGCAATTTCTGCTGCTGTTATAGTACTTCCGGCAATCTCATAAGCTGTTATGGCTGAAGCCTTGATATTAGCTGCAGTAATGGTCCGTGAAGCTATTTCATTGGCTGTAATTGCCTGAGAAACAATCCGGTCGGCAGTAATGCTTCTGGATATTATTTTATTCCCATTCAGGCTGTTTGCCGCTATCCGGTCGGCAGAGATTATTCCCGCGGTAATTTGACTTGCCACCAATGTGCCGGTATAAACGCCGGTAGAGTCTATCTTGGTCAGTTTCGGATAATTCGAACCGCCTAAAGCACTCACAACTGCATTCGCGGCGTTTTGTGCGTTGGAGGATAGTTTGTTGGCATCTGAAACAGATTGGGACCAATCAGTCGGTTTGTTGCCTCTTTCCAATTTGAAATAAGCAATCTGGTAGAAAGTTGATTCATTGCTTCCCCTATAGAAAAAGGGACGGAAACTATTTCCATCACCATTAAGTTTAAAGGTTACATAAATACGTTTCCATACATTTGCAGTAACGGTTGTATCATACTTGATTACCGTCAATTTCCCCTGATTCTGATTGTCAAGTCCACTCCAGTAATGCAAGGGAGTATTACCGCTTCCACTGATGCTTTTATTACATCTCACCATTGCTGAATAAGTATACTCCACATTGTTCTCAAGTTTAATCCAGGCACTGTGGACCAATCCCGCCCCGACATCTGTTTTTAGGGTCGGTTTCCCGTTAAAAGTAATGGAACTGTCTATCGTATATCCACCACCGTTAGAAGTATAGCCTCCATTCCAACCGGCTTCACGCCATTCTCCGGAATTATTCAGCAGGTTGCTTCCACCAATCTGCACTGCATCGATGGCACTTGTCCAGTTGAGTGATACGGCAGAAGAAAAAGATACTTTGCCTGTAGAATCCCAGGTAATGGCGGCATTGGCAATTTGACCGCTTCCGTCATTATTCAATCTCCATTTTGTGCCGTTCACAATGGAACCGTCAGAACTCAAGTATACATTATTCTTATATATTTGGGTAGTATTGAATACCCAACCGGCTATTTGGTTGCTTGACCCCAACCTGGCGATACAACTTCCGGAAACATCCGTAGCGTAAAAACCAAAGTCAGAATCATTATTATAATATAGTTGTACCCGTTGTCCGCTGGCTACACCGGAATTTGCACCATATACCACGACCCGCTTGTTCCCATTATCCAATGAGATATGGGTATTTGTGAGTGCGTTGGAGCCAATAGTCCAGCCTCCTATTTTTCCCTGCACAAACGTGCAGGAAAGTCCGTTGATATAACTTGTATTAATAATGCTGCTTTTTATACTCGCTGCATCCAATTTGGCCGCATTTATGCTTCCTGCCGCTATCCGGTCGGCAGAGATGGTCCCGGCTGTAATCTGGGATGCAGTGATACTGCCTGTGTAAATCCCTTCAGCGGTGATCTTTGTTATTTTGGGATAACCTGATCCTCCCAAAGCTGATGTTAGCGAATTAATGGGGGTAGTCCAGAGTAAAGTGACGGAAGACCCGAAAGTGACATTACCTGAATTATCCCACGATATGTTGCCTCCGGCAAGCGAGCCGCCACCTGTCGCTTCCAGCCTCCATTTAAAACCACGCAAGCCGTTGGAACCTAATGTCACTGATCCGGAAGAACCCGTATAAACATTGGAAACATTATTTTTACTTCCCCGATAAATCGAATCCCCGTCTATTTGCCAACTTCCAATTTTTCCCTTTATGACATTTAATGCCAGCGATTCTATATTTTCAGCAGTGATTAAAGATGCTTTTAATGCATTAACATCAATCCGGTCAGCAGAAATCGTCCCACTTGTAATCTGTGAAGCTTTCAATTGAAAGGCATTCACAGTACCGGCAGACAATATTCCGGTAAAAATCCCGTCTTTGTCGATATATGTCGCACCTGCCCAATGAAGGCTTACACCGGCACCGAACTCAACCTTGCCGGTTATGGCATTGTATTTAATAAACTGCTCACCACGCCCTAATTGAGCATTCCCGCTATTATCTATGAAGAAGGTCTTATAGCCATTCCTGAATCCGTATAGTCCGTCTATCGTTTCGCTTATTATACTACCCGAAGCGTTTTTACTACTTAACACTAAGTGGCCGAGAACTGTACCGGTAAGGGTACTGTCGGTATTTTTCACTCCGGCGAAAATTTTCGGGGTGATAACCGTTGAATTATCAATCAGGGTCTTTCCTGTATTCCAGTCATTTACCCAATCAAGCAAATTCGCATCCATTCCGGGAGGACCCGCAACGCCGCTTTTAACTTTGGCCCACTGAAAAGATAAATGATAAACTGTCCCCTCAATCACTACCGGAACGACCAGACTGCCATGTTCTGCCAGATCTCGGGTATTGGCCGCCACCGTATAAGTAATGGTCTTCCCGGCATTATCCACCGTTATGGAACTGAACCCTGTGGGTTTCATGATTGTGCCTATGGTAAAATTGGTACATTCCGTATTGCCCCGTGTTACCTTTACCGTGGAAATCATCGTGATGGCAGTGGCAACCGTCCCGTCGGACAAAGCCGGAAAAACATATTCTCCGATACTTTGGGTTATGTGGTAGGCATCATCTAAAGTCGTGATCGTAACTTGTCCTTTTGCGACAAATTCTTTTCCCATATCTTCTCTTTTAACTAAGAATAGGGATAAACAAGTAGGGCTGTTTGCTCATTCAATGACACACAATAACCGGTATATCGCTACATTACCGGGAAAATAGATTACTAAATACACTTAAAAACTTTACATTCCTTCCCTAAATACAGTTTTTTTTCGGGACAAAGCATCCCGTTATACGTAAACTGTTGTATATTTGCAATCTATTAAGGCTGTTTGACCAGCTGAAATTAACATAAGAATATGAATTGAAGCGCAGTGCTTCATTCTTGTGGCGAAAACCTGAGAAATTTTCAAATGTACAAGAATGACATTGACGGTTCTCACGTGATATGCGTGGGGGGTGTCGTCATTTTTTACATTGAGGTTTTCTCAGGACCTTCGCCAGAAAATGATACATACCACCACGCTTCTTTTCATAATTGGAGTTTGTAAAATATTTATAACAAGCATAACCAAAACAATTATGAAAGATATACTCAAAGTTATTTCGAATCTTCATGATTTTATGGAACCACAAGAAATCAGCCGGTTCATTTTTGAAGTGTTGGACAACATGCCTTTTCCCATTATGATCAAGAACATTGACGATGATTTCAGATACATATTCTGGAATAAACAATGTGACAAGTTTTCTGGAATCGACAGAAGTTATGCGCTGGGAAAAACAGATGTGGAAATTTATGGGGAAGACCGGGGAAATAGAATCAGAAAACAGGACATCTCCGTGGTGGAGACCGGTGTTCCTCAACGAGTAGAGGAAAAATTTGAGATTAAAAAACAGAAGAAACAATATTCCACCCGCGAAAAAAGTGTCGTCAGAATCAGAGACCTGCATTTGTTGATCGTCGTGTGGTGGGACATCACGGAACAGGTAAAGGCGAGGAAAGTACTCGAACAGTTGACCCATGAAAAGGAATTGCTCAACAACCGGAACGAGCTCATCCTGGAGAATGCAAATATCGGACTGGCATTCATTGACGATGACTATTCCGTCCTGTGGAATAATTTGTCTTCTTATATCAAACACCCGAAATTGGAAGCATTCAACCGCATGCCTGACAAAAAATGCTATAAATTATGGGGATATGATGTCCCGTGCCCGGATTGTATGATTGAGGAAGCACTCAAAAGCGGAACCACCCAAAAGAGAATATCTTCCCGCTTTCTGGAGGGAATGGTTGTGGAAATAGCCATAGACCCCGCCTATAGCAAAGATAAACAGAATACGGAAGGAGTCGTAGTCAAAATCGAGGACATCACCGAAAGGTATAAAAAGAATAAAGAACTGAAAATAGCAAAGGAGAATGCTGAAAAAGCAAATCTCTTGAAAGATACCTTCCTGGCTAATTTGAGCCATGAAGTCCGCACACCCCTCAACGCTATCGTCGGATTCAGCCAGATTATGCTGGAAACAGAAGACCCGGACAGTAAAAAACAATATGCGAGCATCATCTCCGAAAACAATGAACTGCTATTACAGCTCATCGACGACATCCTCGACATTTCAAGGATTGAATCCGGAACCATAGCTTTTACATCACAACCAACAGACATCAATGCGTTGATGACCAATCTGGAACATATCATAAAGTTTAAAGCAAAAAACCGTCCGCAGATAGAGATCGCCTTCACACAGCGGCTACCGGAATGCATAATCAATACAGACAGGAAAAGACTCGAACAGGTAATGATTAACCTGCTCGGCAATGCCCTGAAATTTACAGAAGAAGGATACATCCACTTCGGTTACCAACCCGTACGGAACAATGAATTATTGCGCTTTTTTGTCTATGATACCGGCTCCGGCATCCCCGAAGAAAAACAAAAAGCGGTTTTCGAACGGTTTGTAAAACTCAACGCCTTCAAACAAGGAACCGGATTAGGATTGGCAATATCCAAAGTAATAGTCGAAAAATTAGGAGGAGAAATAGGAGTTGAAACAAACGAAAAGGGAGGATGCCTGTTTTATTTCACCATATCCACGAATTCGGTGTTCGACCAACCGATAAACATAACAGACACTCATATCTCACAACCGCTTTGAGAATGTACCCAAACCTTAACTATCCATCCAAAAATAGTATGTTCACTGCAAACGGATTTTTTCAACAATAAAGCCGGACTGCTCCGGCTCTTCTTGCGTGTATCCCGGATTAACCGTTATTTCGACACCTCGCACATCAGTACCCCCTTGCCCGTGACATCCGCTTTCGCCACCGTAATTGATTTACCCGTATAAGTCTTTATAACCGATGTCCCGGCTGAATTCCACAATTTCCACGTATAAGTGTAACCGGTTCCCGCAGCATCCAGCTCCGAACCATTCCGGAACAAGACAGCCTTGACATCCACGTCATTGCCATTATTCTTGATCGTAAAACCTTTTTGGCTTACCAAATCCACCGTGATGGGATCAGACATGTCGCTGAACGAAAGAATATCGCATACCACTTTGTTGGCCGAAGCGTTTCCGGCAGATGTATCCGTATCTTTAATGGCACATTTGAACGTCTCGAAATTCAAGACCGCATCCGCCGTGATGGTAATCTCATTCGTGTTCCATCCGGCTGTCACTCCACGCTGGTTCGATGAAGTCAGATACGACCAGCCGATGCCAAGCATCGAATTATAATATGGTGAACTGACCGCTGCCCCGGATGCAGCCGCAGCACCCAATGCCGTAGTCAACGTCACCACTTTCGTCGAAGTGTTTACCGCACTAATCGTATACTGTGCCGAACCGATAGTAATTTTACCACCGGCTTCCATATTCGTAACTGAAGCCACGGTTATAGTGGTCGCTCCGGAAGCAGCCGCAGCAGAGAGTGTTGTCGGTGCAAAAACACCGGAATCTTTAATGCCCCACGCATAAGTTATATTGGTCGTGTCAATTGTCGCTCCCCGCCACAAATCACAGTGGGCACGCAAGTGGGCGGTTTCGTCATTCTTAAAAATAATCCCATCGGGAGCATAGGCCACTGCCGCAATTGTCGCCCCCGCACTCAAGTGTTGTGTAAACTGGATTTCAGAGCGGAAAGGAATTTCCAGCCCGTTTGCATCAATATAAACAGCTTCGAAAGAATAACGTACTTGCGGAGCAGCCACAGACATATGGTTTGCCTTAACTGTCAAAGCATACTTGGCAGATACTGCGGCTATGGTACAACTATCCTGGCCACTTGTGATTAAAGTCCCGTTTTTGTACCATTTCGCCGAACCGGATTTAACACCGGAAGTCAATGTTGCCGCGTTTCCCACTGAGGTAATCTGGTCTGTAGAAGCATTGCCACTGACAAAAAGTGCCGGTGTCAACACCAAAAATGGCGAACTCACCCAGGTAGGAGCATAGGCATTAGTATCTTTATTAAAAACCTGGGTTAAAGGTTGGTTGGAACCAATGAAGCTTTGCAGGGAAACTGCGTCATTTTGGTCAATAATGGTGACCTGCCCACGGGCGACTTTTACTGCCATATCTTTTTATATATTTTATGTGTTGGAAATAACTATCTCACAATCGAATACAGCTTTATGCCAGACATCTTCCCCCGTAATTTCCAGTTTACGCCCCCAATGGTTTACCGAGTTCCAAACGATATCGCCTTCTATATCCCGGCTAAACCGGGTCCAGTGGAAGTTACTGTCAGGTATGTTTTCTGTAATTTCAATCCCGCCTTTATATACACGGGCATAAAGAGTAGTTGAAACAACTCCGTTTCGGAAAGTTGTACCATTTTTCGACTCTACATAAACAGAATAGGCACTTGCACCATCATATTGTTTAAAAATAGTATGTGTTCCACTATATTGTTTTTCATCGGCTATTGCTGTATAGCGCAAACTCAGCACATCCCGTTCCTCCCAACCGTGAAAATCCGGCCTCACTGCGAAAGCAGGCAGGTTACACCCGGCATCCTTCCACGTACCATCACTTCCCAGGTATTCCCAAAAGCGTCTACTGCCATCAAAATTATGCTCACTTCCGGTAATCATTATTTCAGAAGGTTCGCAAAGGGAAGCGTCCGGTTCATCCGGATAATGAAATACGCTTCCTCCGCTGACCGTTACATAATAGGGCTTCAACTGTTCCTGTGCCACATCATCCAGGTCTTCCCACCGGATTGTAAAATCCCGCAATTCAATGGTGTCTTTGGTCCATCTGAACCGTCCGTTTGCAAAGTGCCCTGTACCGTCGCGGTTGATCACAAAGCTACCGTCACAGGAACTGATCGAGCCGTCTTCATTAAAACGTAGCAAAGGGTTTTGAATGGTTCCCCCAACACCTCCTTTGCAGAACCATGCGCCATAGTCTTCCACATACGACAGTTTTTCATCCGTTGCCTGATAGGGGGTGGCTGTATCACCGCTTTCCAGTTGGGGAGCAGTGACACATACTCCCGACGGGATATCCCGGAAACTGATGTGCATAGCTTCACCGGAATGGAGACGAATAGGAAACACTATTTTATAGCGTTGCCATTCCCCCGTATCATTGACATCTATGTCCTGTAAGAAATGTTCGTTCTGGTAAACCGGAATCGTCCCGGACAAATTTGATTTTATCCATATCGAGAAGCAATATGTTTTTCCTATATGCTGTTCACACCATTCCGCTGTTTGTACGCGCAAATCACTGTTTCCTGCCAACTGCACAGCCTTACCGATTCCCGCCGGAGTAATACTGTTTATATCAAAAGAGCCACTAAAGCCACATTCCAAGCTGTTGATGAGCACATTCTTATGGATTTTCCCCACATAGAATGTGGAAGAGAAACCATTTTTGTCACCTGCGGTTAATGTCCCCGATATATTGACGTCCTTCGTGGCATATAAACGTTGGAAATAAGCTCCATAACCTTCCAACTGGCCATATACAGGATCTATGATGCCGCTTATTTTTCCTACACGGCTCTTGGTGGAACCGGCAAAAGTGGCTACGGAAGAAAGCCGTACAATATTCAGGTCACCCACTTCACACCAGTCACCCTCAGTACTTAAATGCCTGGTTAGATCCAATGACAGGCTACGGCTATATTGCCGGGGATATTCCACTGTGATAACCCATAACCGGTACGACCAGTTTGTTCCGCTATCCACAGTGTCGGTTGCATCCGACTTTTCACCGTTAGTATAACCAAATCGTATGGGGATACCGGTTAAGGTTTTGGAAGCCCGTATCCGGAATGAAACCAACAGGCGTTCGGGATGTTCAACCGCTTCTTCAATCGTCTGTTTTAGCCCAAACCGGCCATTTTCGGATAACGTGGAACCGTTACGGCAAAGATGGATGATACGAAGGGCTTCCGCATCTCCCGACCTATATTTTGATGACAGGTATTCGTTACCCGAACAAGTGTATTTTGCCTTATCCGGAATATCCAATAGACCGTCACCCGCTGTAGGATAGCATAACGACTGTTCCGTTGCCATACCATCGACGACATCCAGATAAGGGGCTTCCGTGTCTGATGCCGTCAGATACAGAGCACCGCTACGTTCAGGATTTGAAAGACTGGTTGTCCGTACAAAATCCAGCAACTCTCCGTTTTGTGGGGCATCACCATCAAGCAAAGCTCCGATAAAAAAAGGAGAATCTCTGCCTTCTATTACATCTATGCCACTATCTGTTACCGCCATTAAAGTATAAATACTTTCATTCCGGTCAATATACTGGCGACGGACAATATCTCCCGCTTGCAGACCTTGTGTCTTATGTGAATCAGGAGCAATCCTTATTTTATAACGTTCGTAAGAATAGACAGACATACCTTTTTATAGTTTTTCTACGCTATCTCCACTACAACTATTGCTCACCCAAAGTGAGCCGTTAGTAGCTGATATTTTTAAAACTTCAAATTCATAAGCCCGAAACTTGCGGCGGGCAACTATTTCATCAAAAGTAGCGGTCACGCCTCCCGTTGTCCGGTTCAGCATGATTGCCCAACCGCTTCCGGCAAAGCCGGACGAAAACAACTCCGATGAAAGGTTATCGCGAAATACACTATTCCCATAATGCTTGATGCCACCGGTTACCGACTGTAGACGTGATGTTTCACTAAAGAATAGGGAATCAGCGGATAACCGGGTGTAACTGCCGTCAATTCCGATGTAACCTTTTACTTCCAATTGATTATCCAGCGTTACAAGATCGGTATCCGTACATATATATAATGTATAGGAATCCCGATTCTGAGGCTTGTACAGGCTACCGGAAATCCGGTGCTCTATTTGGCTGCAACAGGGATGGGTTACCCGTTCACCCTCTCTATCCTGAATCACATCCGAATAAAAATAAATGCCACTGCGGTTACCGGTAAGATAAGCGCCTTCTGATGTTGAAAACCGTAACCGTTTATGCAAAATAATCCCCTCATCGTCCGTGTCTGTCCGGTAAGAGGAAAGCAGGTCTGCGCCCCTGTTATGACGCACAAGCAATGAACCGGGAAAATAAGCGTCCCCGTAGGCTGAAACAAGAATATAATTGCCATCTGTATCAGAAATCCCTGACAATAACCGTATTTTTGCCGTATGCTCACTTCCTAACAATAAATCACCGCCGATACTTCCCAATTGTATCTCCTGCTCCCCGGTACGGAAAAGCACCGGCATACCATTTATCTTAATTCCATAACTGGCACCAAAAGACAAAGAACCATTCAATGCCATCTCGTTATCATTAAACTGGGCGATAGTTTTTCCTCCGCTTCCCAAGTGACTACCGTACAAAGCACGTAATTCTCCGGATAAAATCGTGTTTCCCGTTACTTTCAGTTCCCCACCTACAGATGCATTCAACATACTCCAGTCCACGGTACCTAAATTCGCATTTCCTGCATGGTAAACGTCCTTGCCGCCAATTTGTAGAAGTGTGGGGGTAATCAATATACCATTCTCACGGCTGGCTCCTATAATAAATTCACCATCGGATTGCATTTTTGCAACCCGGAAATACAACTGTGGCACATCGAAAGAAGCGGTACCGCTCGCATTATCATAGCTTAATACACGTTTATCACCCAGATAAAAGTTGGAGCCTCCCACGTGTAATTGTCCGGATATGCGTACACCATAATCTGTTCCGACAATTTCTCCGGCTTCATTAATATGCCGTTCCTCATACGTAGCCAACACGCGGTTGTTTCCTATCCCTGCTTCAAATCCGTAATTGGCACGTAATATTCCGGACATATCTCCACCTGATTTTTTCAAATAGTCCAAAAGAATACCGCCACTTTCTCCACTTCCGGCACCGTCTACACTTCCAGCGATGGCTGAAGCGAATCCATAGGCAGTGTTCTTTAGTCTCACCGAAGTCTCATCACCTTCCACAATACCAAACGGATGTTCTTCATCCTTGCGGTCCTGGGAATTAAAAAAGTTTTGATACAACTGGCTATAAATCGAATAACAAAGGCTCGACTTATCTAACTGTTCTATGTCCGGATGTAATTGTACGCTCATTTTGTATAGGATGTTTTAGAGAGGAATTTCTGTATACGGGAAGTCAGAGAGGCAAAATTGGGAAAGTTCATGGCTGGCATTGTTCCCAATAATGTCGTTGTCGTGATCTTCGAACATTCGGTCAGAAAATCCAGCATCAATTGTGCTAATTCATTCCCCAACACTAATGGCTCTGTCGCATTCTCATCACCCAACGTCACTTTCTTATCAGTAACGGTAACAGTGGTACCATTCACATTCTGTACAACTTTATCCGCAGTCTGTTTTACTTCTGATTTATCCACAATATGACTAATTTCTTCCGCTTTAATAACAGAAGACGCTTCTTTTCCATCTTGGCTGCGTACAGAAGTAACAGCACTTTCTTTTGTGTAATATGTCGAGCTTTCATTACCAGTCGGTTCAAGTTCATTATAGTCAGGCGAATTATCGTTTTCCGAATCTAATTCTTCTGTTTCCGTTACGCCAATGCTCAATTCCGTATGGACACGAAGCTGTACAATATCCGCATGGGAGTAATTCACCACATAAGCATATCGCGTGGCGGCATCCATCAGAATTGTCACATCTGAAAACAATGTAGGTATGATAAGAAAACCTCCTTCGTTATTCTGTGCTGCAGCCAGTAGCACCCCTTTGTGGATAATCGGTTCGCTGCTTGCAGTCTCATCAGGATATTCCCCGACATCCACAGTGCCACCATAGTCTTTAAACTCCTCATCGGAAGGGTCGGAATGGATCTTTGCCACGTAACCATGCACCATCCGGGCTGTACCGATGCCTGACATACCGCCCGGTGCCATATCTACACGTTCCATGCTTCTGCCCAAAGCTATTTTTCGAATAGCCTCGCGAATCAGATACCGGCTGTTGTCTATTGTATTATTTGTTTCCATAAGTTGCTTTTGCTCCTTTAATTTTATAAGGAATAGTCAATTTCTGACGGTAACCGTTTATTCCGAACGTCGTTGTTACCTCCTCTACCAGATAAACCCCATTTTTAGAAGGGGTTCGGGAATCTTGTATTTCTACCTGTACAGCCGGAAATAATCCATAATCCCCGAAAATGGTTACGCCCCCTGAAATGCCATTCAGATTATAGCTCTTAAAGTATTCCGTTGTTTCTTCTACAAGCTGATCGGAAGATATACCGATATTCGGTGACATGTAAGGGACAACGGTGTAGGTGCTCAAATCTACCTTCGTTTTAGTCTGCGCTCCGGCTGCTGTTACGTTTCCAGTCAGTTTATGTGTCTTTTTAGAAATCTGGGTAGCATTCACAGTCTGGAATTCCTTACTGCCTGCTACCGTAGCGTCATATTCCGGATTTAGACGTATTGTTACTTCAAAGAATTTTTCATCCTTTCCCAAGCCTTTTCCTGTCACGGCCAAAAATTTAGGATCAGTCTTTATCACTTTTAAATCACTTTGGGCTACGTGATAATCAAACCGGATAAGGTAAGGCCCCGTATTTTCATCTGAAGGGAATACAGGTTGGTTTTTACTTGAAGAATAAGGACGGCCAACAGCTATTGCAGGCATCTGACTTTCATCCTCCGCATCATACTTTAGGAAGCAATAAACCTTATACTTCGACCACTCAGAAAGAATATCGGCGACGGTAAAATTGTCCGTTACCTTTATTTTCCCGACACGAATGTCGAATTTTTTCGTATCACTATGAATTTTAAACCCGGTATCCTTCAATAGATTGTATTTCCCTTCCAACACATCATTTACAGTAGTACCCGAAACAGGCGTTTCAAATTTGGCAGCCTGCTTTAGTTTCAGCTTGTAGCCCATATTCTCACATTGTAGTTCCAACATGCTGTCTGAATTATAGCCGGTGATGTAACCGTCAAACATATTTTTCAATATTCCGTTATATCCTAATTTCACATTGACCCGCTGACCTACTTTAAAGGTAGTGTCATTCAATATATTCTGGCTGCTTCGTTTTTCTATCAGTACACCATCCTGCATAATCTCCGTTGTTACACGGGAAGCGTCTTTCCCTTCCGGAGTACCGGTCCCTACAATTGTGGAACGGCATACGGTCCCTTTCGGAAATTTCAACTTCGCTGTTCCGATTAGTTTTTTATAACTTTCCGTGATCTCTATTTCCGAAACCTCCGTAATTTCCACACCGCCATTTATTTTCATCGGATTGGAAGGGTCGGCATCTCCGATGATGATCCGGCAGCAAAGTACATCCATTGTATCTATACCCATAACCGTGTCAGATTTAAAAGGGAGGAAGGGTCGATGACTTCCGTTCCGAATTTCACATACTTAATCCATTTGTTCGTGTGCTTGATGGCTGTATCCACCTTCTCCTGGTCTGCCAGTTTCAGCTGGACGGATTCGGCCGGTTCGACCGCTACACAGGAAAGAGTGTATGGCTGGATATTCCGGTATTCCGATGGCGAAAACGAATAATTCAGAATAATAAGCTGGGAAATATTAAACTGCCGGAGTATTGTATTGTCACAATCCAGTACACCTTTATATTGCATCAGTTTCAAGAACTTTGAGACTTCCGCTTCCGGATAAATATCCGGATATTTAGACGTGATTTTACCATGAATGGCGATTTCCAAATCACCTCCCGATATATATTCCTTTCGAGTGTAATCACGCCCCTGAACGGTTGTTAAAAGAATATTGTTTTTGCTGGAGACTTGTACCTGCGGTTGTAAATCCACGAAAGTCACCAACCCGTAACTGCTGTTAGGCTGTATCTTACACTCTTTATTATCATAATAGTTCCCTTCTGCCGGTATGGCAAGCTCCAGGTAATCGGCCACCGTACGCCCTACAATGCTATCTGTATGATTTTTCTTGGTATCTACAGCCTGCTGCTCTTTAATCAGTTGGTAATACTGCCCTGACTTATTTGCCAGGCTCGACTGCGCTTGTGTCTGCAGATACTTGTCACGCTCCTTTTGCTCCCAGTATTTGATGTACCGGGGGTAAGAACGTAATAACCCGTAAGCTGTTTGGGAAGCCGTTTGTACCAACGCCCGTTTCAGCAAATCATGTTGTTTCGAGAAATAGTGTACTTGTCCGTCCTCGAATTCGGCCAACCCCATCCCAAGGGCACGGCGGGCGGCATCCGATATATACCCGTCCAGACTTCCGTGCCCGATAATACCACCGCTCAACAGGGTAGATGTGGCTATATTTATAAGTCTACTCATAAGAATCCTTTTTTATGCGTTCCATGATGCATCAAAATCATGGACCGTATCGATTAACGCTTGCGCCAACTGTTCTTTCAAATTCTGTATTTCAGACAATTGCCCTTCCGGAGATTTCAACAGGTCAATAGTTCCGATACTCATCAGGTTGGATATGTTAACAATCACCTGTTTCGGAGCGGCAGATGAAAGTTTACCCGTGCCGGAATAATTACCGCCTGCGCCACCGTCATCTCCACTATTGGTAATCCGGTTCGCATTATAAGGCTCCAAATTATTGTTCCCCGGTTCATTAGTGTACAAGTCTGACGTAAATCCCGCCTTTTTGAGTATGTTCTCTGCTGCTTCAGCCGAACCGCCCAATGTATGGCGGGCACTTGCCAGAAAACGGATAAGGGCATCCTGTACAAGTTGGCGGTTCGCCAATTGGTCCGAACGTTCTTCATCCGTAGCTTTTGCCCCTAAAGCTTTCTGCCGCCAATACCCTTCCTTGTCCTGTGAAAAGCCCTTCTCTCTAAGATAATCAAAATCAAAGCCGCCGGTCCGCATAAAGGTTTGCGCACCGCTCTGGGTTGATAAAGCATTCAGGTATACTTCTGCTGCGCGGAATATTTCCGGAACTGTCACCGTATTCTGATATTGGGCATAATCGAATGTTTTGGCAGCTATCGCTTCTTCCATCTCACCAAGCCCTGTTTTATACCATATTTTCCCCTTTTTATCCGTTGTCCACAGCGACTTATCCAGTGAATCATCCGCTTGCCCATAGCTTTCCCGGATGGTTTTCATGAAAGCTTGTACCTCTACCGCCGAAGATTGCTTGCCTAATTTCGCAAAAGCTGAATTGATACGACTTTGGCTGTCACGCCGGGCGATAGTTTTAATAGCTGCACGTACATCGTCCTGGTAAGCGTCAGAAGGTGTGTAAATGTCATTCATATTAGCTCCCAGGCCATGGTATTGGCTTGCACCCAACATGGAGAAATAAGAACGCCACCAATTGCCGGTGAAAATGCCGGTACTTTGGCCGGAAGCCTCTTCTATGGTTTTGGGTTTGGTCAGATTATCTACGGCATCCTTGGTGTCAACAGCCTGCTTATAAGTCTTGCGAAGGGATTCATACAAAGCATCGATGCTTGGATAACGGTACTTTTCACTACGTCCCAGTTCCTCCTGCATGGCATCTTTTGCCTCCTTGATTTTCCAGGTTTTATAAGCAACCCATCCCAAAGCGCCAACCAGAGCTGATATACCCGCCGTAGCAGCAACAGCCCCTGTGCTGATCGCACTGAGAGAAGCCGCTGCACCAGTTAGCCCATTGCCGGTAGCTACCTGTGTGGCGAAAAGAGATTGCAGTACACCTCGCGTTCCTAATCCTCCACCCGAAACCAGAGCCTGCCGCATGGCTCCTCTACCTGCTATCCCGGCACTACTTAGTGCGGAAACAATTGCCCGTTTGTTGGCAAAACTAAGCTTTCCCAATCCTTTCAGCCCCACCAAACCCTGAATAAGCTCCAATGATGAAGTAGCGGCTGCCTGTTTCCCGATGAATCCAAGTGCAATTCCCACATTCGTCAATGTTCCGGCAAGTTTGAAAAGCTGTGTGGAAACAATGCCGGTAAAAAGTAAAGGCTCAATCCAATGGAAATTTCGGGTGAACCACGCGCCGATATTGCCCACGATCTTTACAATATCCAACAATGCCTGACCTATGGATACAAGCCCTTTGGAAAACTCTGGGGCTTTAAACTTCTCTAAAAGCGAGTGTAAAGTACTCCGGATGACCGGTTCCAGGATTTCATAGCCTGCCATAAAACTCTCGGTCAATTGGGAAGTGACTTGTGACCAAAGCCCTTTTGTCGTTTCTTGTTTTACCAAAGCAAGTTCCGAAGAAATTCCGTACGAAGCGCGGTTCTGGGAGGTCAACTCCCGCAGTTTATCATAATTTTGTATGAACAACATCGCGGAGTTGCCGGCTATTTTTCCAAAAACGCTCTGCATATCAGCCATTGAAGCACCCTTATCGTGGAAGTCCTGAAAGATATCGGCTATCGGACGCAACCGTTCCACCTGCTTGCCATAAATATCCCGCATTTCTGTGAAACGGATTCCCAAACGGTCCAGTACCTTTTGTCCTTCTTTGGTCGGCTTGGCAAAACGGGTCGACATGGCACGCAGGGAAGTTCCGGCCAACGTCCCTTTCATACCCATATTGCCCAGTAAACCGATGGCGGCACTTGCCTCCGAAAACTCAACGCCTGCCGTACGCAAATAACCGGCCGCCATCTTATAAGATTCGGCCATCTCTGCTATATTGACGTTGGAGCGGGAAACAGTAGAAGCAATAATGTCTGACACACTGTTCATGCTTTCATTACGAATATCATAGCCTGCCATGATATTCGTAGCCAGATCGGCAATATAGGATACATCATTATCGCCTATCAAAGCCAGGTTGACGATGGGACGGATGGACTTATTTATCGTCTCGATATTCATTCCGGCCATAGAAAGGTACTTTACGGCACCCGCAATCTCCATAGCTGTGAATTTGGTATCCACACCAATACGGCGCACACGGCGTCCCATTTCGTCAAACCGGGTTTCAAAGGTTGAGAGGTCACTGTCTGCCACACGTAAGATGGAATGTGCCGATTCCATGATATTGGAATAATCAATCGCCTTCGTCAGTTCCGAACGCATCAGGCTATACCCCATGTAAGCGTTTAGCATCGAGGCAAAAGGTAAACTCCGCAGCGAAGGGGCTTTTGAATATTGAATGCGGTTTATGGCCGCACGCCGTTTGCTCCGGTAAAGGCTGCCGGCTGCCGTTTGCTGCCGCTGCACGGCACGAACTGACTGCACGGCTGTCTGCCGTTTCTGCCGTTCCGCTTCCCTTTCTGCTTTTTGCCGGGCTGCTGCTTCTTTACGGCGCACCTGTTCGGCAGCACGGGTTGCATCACGGGCCGCTTTTTGTTTAGCTACGGCCTCTTGACGCTGCATGCGCTCAACAGCTCGCGCAGCGTCACGCTCTGCCTTTTCCGCTTTCTTGGCAGCATCCAGACGGGAGCGCTGCCGCATCTTGGATTCAAACTCGGCATCGGATTGTTCCAGTTTCTGACGATGCAATTGTTGGGAAGTATACAGTTTCTCCTGCAAACGTTGTTGGGCCTTATCCGGCAGGCGATATTCCGCTGAATAAGGCACGACGATTCCTCCGTTTCCCATCCCCGGGACACCGGTTGACCCCATTTGAAGTCCCAGCGTCATCTTGGAAGCCCCCTTGATACGGTTCAGTAGGGACAAAATCTCCAATAAACGTTCCTTGGCCACATCTGTTTGGATGTTTACCTCCCGGCCACGTTGAAGAGAAGCTAAAGCCGCGTTTACCTTGCCGATTACTTTAGTAATCCTTTTTTGTGTTTCCATGACGGAAGTCACGGAAGAAGCCGCATTTTTCTCGATCTCTGCCTTGCGGGCTTCCACCGCCTTTTTATCTATCAGGCTTTGGGCTTTTGCCTTGATACTCTTGCTTTCCAAGGGCTGTCCGGCATTAATAACCAAGTTGATGCCTTTGGACAATTCTCCTATCTCTGTTAATAAAGTTTTTACCCGGCCTAATTTTTCTTCTGTAGACCCGGTATCAATATTCAACTTATAATCATAACTGCGCTTCTTACCATTCTTTGTGCGGAAAATCTTATCAATTTCCTGCATCATATCACTGATGTTTTTCACGGCTGGTGCCAGGGAAGCCTTCGCCTGTACCAACTTTCCGACAGCCTCACCGAAAGCGATAACCTGCGGAGTGCCTTGCGAGGCGTCCACATGGATGGTATAATTGACTTGATAATTTTGTTCCTGAGCCATAATTGGTATTTATCTATCTGAAGAATAGTCCCGGACGGGTGGTGGGGATTAAAAAAGCCCCTTCAGTCTTCGACCGTCGGGGCATCAATAGAAAGTAGAATTTTAGAGAATATGCTGAGTCATTCGCGTTAAGACCATTTGTTCATGTAGCCATAGGGCTTCCTCGCTTAGTATGGCGAAATCTTCATCACAAATTGTGTCTAAATTTACGCTGGGAAAGTAATGACGTACATACGCCATTCGTTGCCGGATGCGCTGCTCATCCTTTACTGCCCAGCGATCTATAAATTTATCAGAGTAGTCTGCCGGGTTGATATGATTTCCGAAAGCTGGGACATCAGACCAAACAGAAAGAGACTTTCATTGTCCACCAGTTCTTTATCACCATCCACAAAACAATCTTTTGCCAAAGACTTCATGGCCATCACTTCGTCTTTCTTTGAGGCAACCATAAATTTCGAAAATTGCGGGAAAGACGGTTCCGACATATAAGCTACATACACTTCCTTCTCACCGCAGGAAGTATCACCCCATACGACAATCGGATATACCTTTCGCAACTTCTTTTCAGCTTTCAGCTTTTGTGCCTTTTCTTTGATTTCTGCCTCCACCTGGAGACTCAATGTTTTTTCTTCCATATCTCTTACACTTTTAATATTTCAAAAAGAATAGGAGGAAAAGGAAGGATGGGTTTAGAATCACAAAATAAAAAAGCCGTATCGATTTTGTCCGATACGGCTTTTACTATTAGCAATACAATATAAAATCAGAGTAATTTGCCTATTTTGGAAACAATTGCATCCCGGGCGACAGCTCCAATTTGCTTGTCTACCACTTTACCGTTTTGGATAAATAATATAGTCGGCACATTCTGTATCTTAAATTCTACAGCCAAATCATTATTTTCCTCTACATCGCATTTCCCAATATTGACCCGGCCTTCATACTCGCGGGCAAAATCTTCCATCATAGGTGCAATCGCTTTGCAAGGTCCGCACCATTCGGCCCAAAAATCAATGACCAACGGCTTATCGGAGGCCATCAGTTCTGCTAAATTCTCCGTATTAATTTCCTGCATAATTATACTTTATATATATGTTTCTATTTTAAAGAGTGCAAAAGTACTCTTTTTAGGTACAAAGACAAAGAAAGCGTTACCTCAAATTAGTAACGCTTCCCTGTTTCAAGATCAAATAGTATCTCCGCTACCCACCTGTATATCAAACGGATGTAAATCAAATTCATGAGTGATATTAGTGTCATCTTGTTGCGACTCCATCGCGTCTTCACCAAAAATGCACCCTTTCAAAGTGACTGTCGTGGTCGTCCAATCATCACTTGCAAGCGGATTGGCAAACGATACAATCAGGTCGAATTCCCCGATGTCCATTAACGAGCCATAGGTCGAGCGCAACAACTGCTGTGTTGCGTAATCCATTGTTATGGAGGCTTCATAACTAATGTTTCCGAATCCTCTTGACACCGGCTTGCCGCCGAGCCCGTAATTGCTTTCGATTTTTCTTTTTTTCGCCCATTTAATACCGCTTACACCTTCCAGTGTGGTAGAACCTTCCTCAATGGCGAGGGCGGTCGATGACAGTGTTATCATCGACCAGCTATATGCTACATTATTAATTACAGCCATAAATTTCTGTTATTTATCGGTTAGTTAAAGACAAGCCTTCTTCCACAAGGATTCGCGTAGCGACACCAACGGGAACCAGCACATAGGAAATTTTCAAGGTGTCATTTACCAGTACGTTCTGATTCGGATCAATAGTAACGGCATATCCTGATATTTCCTGGTCGGCTTCCATTTTTACTAAGATTTCACCTACTAAAGTCCTGAATGCCGTGATTTTGGCCGGTGCCAGGTACCCTGTCGTCGGATTGACAAGCAATGGGCTGTTTACATAAGGAAGCAAGGCGGCTCGTACAGCACGACGGCTTTTATTGATCGTGCGGTTACGGGCAATCGTCCGGTAGTCGCCGGTACTGCAAGTCTGGTCTTTGGAGATATAAATCCCATTGGTACGGCCTGAATACCGGATAGGGAAAATATATCCCTTCTCATCCAGGTCATCTAACAGTACCGGGGATAATGATTCATAACGGTTTAAACTGATAAAATGCTCTTCTGCCTCATCCAGGTTGATATCACCAAAACCAAATTCAATTTCCTGAAAGTCATCCGTGAAAAGGTTAAACTGTCTTACCCAAGCGATTGATTCCTGTACGTTAGCACGGGCAATGGCCCCCATGACAGCACCGAGAAACCCTACCGGCGTATGGTTTTCATTCCGCATCTGCATCAGGGACACCTGTTCATTATGTGCCTGTCCGAAGATGCAGCTGACACGTCTGGATTCACAGATGCAGGAAGGGATTTTATTCAGATCAATCTGACGCCCTTCTGTTGTATTCGCTCCTGTATTTGAAGGATTGGCACATAATACTAAGGATAAGGGCTGATTTTGGGACGCAAGGGTTTCCGCCTTTTCATTCAATCCTTTCACCAGGTTTAAATTGTAATTTTCCGCAACCCCGTTAGCTTTCCACAAAGGCTGCTCCGTCCACACACCGAGTTGGTGAATCATTCCTCCGGCTGCACGCTGCATTATTTCTATCGCATCCCATGAGGCGGAACAATCTGCGAACATCACATATAATTTGCCACTGGCACTGGATGACATCCGGAAAAACTCCTTGATATGATAGGCCGGAATCCCATATAGAAAATTCACATTGCTTTCTTCCTCTTCTGTCGCTGCCACACGCTCGATGATTCCGAAGTCTTTGACAGCTGATGTGAAACTGGTAATGTATACTACATCATTCAGTTTCAGATTCTTTTCATTATTCTTCCCATAGCCGCTTGTGAACAACTCCGGCTGGAGAGATACGTCAAACAATAACCCCGTAATCTTCTCGTCCGAAGTGGACGAATCATACGGGATATTCCCATCAACGTCATTGATAAATACATTTCCCAGAGCCATTAGCTATTTAGTTTTAAAGGATTTATAAAATGGATTCTTGTATAAAACTGCTTCCCGGCGAAGGAGCACGGCTGTATCCGGAGTATAGACACCGCCATGGCGGTCCACATACAAGCTTTCATAACCCGGATACAGGCGTAGTATCTCTATTACAAATTCATCTGGTTCGTCCTCATTTGCCGGGGCCGGTACTGCTGTTTCGACTTGCGTATTATCCGCTGTTTTTGAGATATCTTCTCCGGTCGGCTCTATGGATGCCGGACTATCCGGATTTATTTTTTTTGCCATAAGTGATTGAATTTAAAAAGGGGAACGGAGCTAATTTTCTCCGCTCCCCGGGTGAGATATTTAAAATGAGACGAAAGGTGTTATTCTGTCTTCTTGTAAGCAGTGTGTACAACGATCTCTCCGGGCCTTACCAGATTCACGTCTAATTTCATCCTCATTTGGAAGAAATACAATTCGGAATTAGCCTGTAGGCGGTCAATTTTCAAAATATCAGTATCGTTTGCATAATCTACACCCATCCACAAGTTGGAGTCCATGCCGGTAGAAAATTCGCCGAGCAGGATGGTATGTTCAGGAATGCCGACAATCGGTATCACTTTTTTTCCCTTAAACCTATACCTGTTCACTTCGCTGTTTTCACTGTACTTCACCTGCTTATCCGAGATGTATTGATCGTAGGCATCCCAAGCGTCCCAACCGATGACAAAAGCAAGCGAAGTCTTCTTACGTATCTGCTTCGGGCACTTCTTCCACATGGCATAGAGGGCTGCCTCGACTGCCGCTCCGTCCGTCAGTTCGGTAGTTCCCGAAACAATGCATTGCCCTCCGGCTACCACCTCGGCATCCGTGGAATTTACATTATCAAGGATACGCTTGATGACTCCATCAAAATATTTTTCTCTATTGGCACCGATCTTCACACATCCGGCAGGAGCGGTAATCTTTGCAACAGCCTCCCCACCTTTGGCGGCTGTCCAAATCGCATTGCCTATGTATTCGTTTTTCTTATCAATCAGCAACCTCAACATGATTGCCTGAACCTTCGGGTCAAGTTCCCGGAACACCAAATTGCCCTCGGGTTGGAACGTTTTCCAATATTTTTCATAATCTCGGGGATTGAATTCCAGGTAAACCATAAAATCAGAAGGCTCAAGATAGCGTTCCGTAAACTGGTATTCATTCTCGCCATTCTCACCTTTGGCACCATGAATAGGTAATGGAGTCGGAATATTGTCCTGAATGATATTGCCCAGTTTGATCGCCGGTAGCGTGTAACGGTGTTGAATACCCGACTTGATGTGGATAAGCCCTTCACGTACCGTATCGTTCCCTTGTATGGTATAGCTCAAGAGGTCTTCAAGAACCTCACCGGCATACCCGTTCTGTAAAAAATTAACTGTATCAGCCATTTTCGTATGAGTTATTCGTTTTTAGTAGAATCTCAGCCGAATGGCGGATACATTCCGCTCGAAGCATATTGCTTCCGGCACAGTCAATTGATAAAGTAAGCGGGATACCCCCGAAAAAAGATTATTTTAATTTCTTGTACTCAAAATTACTACCCACCACTTCTTGTACTTTTGTTGCCATCAGTTCCTCGGCGGTTTTAGTTGCCGTTACGGCCGCCTGTACATTGGCCGGGTCCGTGGCTATTTCTTTGGAAATCTGTTCACGGGCGGGAATACCTGCCAGTGTCCTTTCCACAAGATCATAATTAGTGGTTGCCATTTCCTCCCATTGAGCCATGCTTTCCATCGTAATCTTTCCGGCTTCCTGGGCGTCAGATACCAATTTCTTGATTCTGGATTGCTGTTCGGCTTTTTCCTTCTTCTCATATTCACCAAGACGGGCATTCACTGAATCCAGATCCTTCTGCATGATTTGAATTGTAGCATCTTTACCCGCAATCACAGTCTGGGCGTCCGTCAATGACTTGTTCACTTCCTTATACTTTGCCTCTACACCGATTAAATCCGTAATTCTCGACATCACATCTTTCACCTCGTATTGGTCTTTCATGCCCAGGGCGGCAGCTACCGCGCCATATTCAGGGGAAATCTTTTTTTCTTCGTTCATAATTGGATTATTATTCTTTTCGTTAAGAGTAGGGTCCACTGTTGAAAAGGGTTTATTTTCTGCTGTCAATGCGGGAGCCTCCGCGCAAATCCGGTTCATTAACGCTTCGATGCGAGGTATATCCGTGCCTTCATTCAAGACATTGCGCACTTTCTCACAAAGTTGCTTTGACGTATGCAGGACATTCTCAGCCGGAATAATACCCGTCTTGACAGCTGCTGCCGCATCAAAGAAAGTACCGTCTTTCCCGGCTTCACCGTTCATAATTGTACGGACCTGTTCCGTTTTCAACCCAAACCTTTTTTTGTAAATTGTTTCAATCTGTTTCGTAAAGGCCAACACCATGTCTGACGGCTTCTCACCCGCATCATCCGGTAACATCGGATTGTGAATCATCAAAATCGCATAATCCCGCATAAGCGACCGGTTCCCCGCCGCCCATAGAATAGATGCCATAGAAGCTGCCATCCCCTCGATTACGCATTCTGTGTCTACCTTTGAATTGCGAATAGTCGAATAACTTGACATGCCAAAAAGCACACTGCCTCCTTCGGAGTTTATCAATACCCGTATACATGACGGGCGCACAACATTTTCCAGAAAATCAAACTCATCATTAAAACGGGAAGCACTTTCTTCTGTTATCCGGCCAAAAAAACGGATAGTTGCCACTTCATCGGCTTTCGCTTCTCCGACAACATACTGTAAGCTATCTATATCCATACATTTCGTTTTCATAAAGAATAGTCCCGGGAAATTCAAAAGGTTCAAAACTTCCGGATACAAATAAGAAAGTCCCGGACTCCTTAAATCCGGGACTTCACTATCGTTTACAGACCTTCTCCTTTTTATTCTGTTGTTTCCTCCTCTTCAGGCGTATCAGGCCCTTCTTCTACAGGCCAGTCAAAAGTGCTCACTTCCTCATAATCCGGTTCTGGATGTTTTTTGTGGCCGTCCGTATCGTGTTCGGGAGCATCCGTATGGTCTGTAAACGGGGGCATTACAAGATAACGCTTGATCCAGTTCCGGTATTTAAACGCCGAACTCTCCCGGAACCAAACCTCATAATCCAGCCAGTATGCCTGTAACATATTGGTCGTTTGCGGCATATCGAAATAAGTCAGATTACACCGTTCATTCAATGCCGGTTCATAATCCTTGGCATCTTGGATAGCCACATTCAGGCGTTGGAATATCCAGAAAGCGTCACATTCGCGCTCCGGGTCTGAATTATTCAGCGTATTCAGAATAAAACGTATGCGCATGGTTGCACGTCCTTCTCCAACCCTTTGCTGTTGAACCAGGTAACGTACATTTATAAAATGGATGAATATAGCAGGAAAGGCCACCTCATACTCCAGATTCTCACTTCGTACAATCCGGGCAAACTGTCCGTTATCAATCGCAATTGTCTTGAACAATGGAGGGGACAATGGGTCATCCGGATTTTCACGTAACGTCTGAATAGCACGTTTTACTGCTCCGTACACGTTCACTATAGGGTTCTCCAGTACTTCTTCCGGTTCACTGGCCGGAGGCAAAGGAGGGTTCACTGGCTCTTGCGGCTTCTTATCTTTTATCATTTGGGAAATCCTTCAAAAATCATGTCTATAAAATGTGAATTGATATAACCGTCTATACTCTGGTTAAAACCTATGAACTGACGATGTTCCGGACGGCGGTTTGAATACTGATTCACTGTAAACAATCCGAACTTGGGGTCCGTATTATGGACGGCTGCATAATGTCCGTAACGTTCTTTGCTTTTTCCTCTTTTCCCGTGCTCCGGAATACTCTTTTCTGTTGTCCAGATTGCATATTTTGCACCATGGCGGGATATGCGGGTACGGTCATTACGCCGTCCCTCAATATTGATTTTATCCGCTTCACCCTGAATGGAACCTGATAATTTACCATGATCCGATAATACAGGATGCGTGAAACGTTTTCCCCAACGGGAAGTACGGGGAGCCCAGGGCGTACCACCGCAAAAGCTACCCGAACTGAAGGATGATTTAAACTCCTTACGCGAATAATCACCGGCGGCAGTGGCAAAATTGAAAACATTGGTATCCAACTTGCTTGCCATTACTGTAGTCCATTTCCCCTGCACCCATTGGGCGCAAAATTCATCCAACGTTATTTTAGTCATGGTAATCCGAATTTTTGTTTGATACGTTCTCCTATTTCACGGACTCCGCGAGGTAGCTTGTGCTGGAAATAAGGATGTGCCGCTGAAAAAATACGTCCCCCGACGGCCAGACTTTCAGTAAATACCGGATTTACATTCGGACTGTGTTTCTTTTTACTTATTGAGCCGTATACAGAACCAAAACCGTCTGCGGATAAAAAACACCTGCATCCCCATTCAATGGGCGGTATCAGTTCCGGTGGAAATTCCCGCTTGCGGTAACTTATCCCCTCCAGAGCTTCATGCCATGGCCGCACACGCTCATCTCCCTGCGTCATAAAAGTGATAATAGTCTCGGAATCTACTGCCAACCACCACATAGCCATAGAGGCTGCAAACAAGACTGTCGAATTTTCTTCGGTAGCGTAAGTCAGATTATACTTCTCGCATATAGCCTCGCAAGCTTCAGTTCCCACACTGTCAATCTCGTCCGGCAACTCCTGCATCATGGCATATTCCTCTGCGACGGCAAAATCAATCAGGTTGTCTACTGCTGCCACAAGGATATCCCGCTGCTGCCTTTCCCTTTCCGTGGTAAAGTCGTTGTAATTCCGTAAAATTTCTAATGCCCGGTCTAAATCCATGCGCAGCCCCCTCAATGCTTTATCTATTAAGAAAGAGGCACGCAAGGATATCACATCCTCCAGTAATATCAGGCTTTCCGCACTGTTCTCCGCATGAAATACCATCCCTATAAAAGCTTTCCGGATAGTATCGTATTCCAAACGGCATTCTTCCCGTTCCACAGAAGAGCCGGATAGTTCGATTTTAGAGGCACAGACGGTTGAAAATTCAGGGAATGGCAGCTGCCCGTTTACTCCATTCCCCGCAGAAAATTTACCACTTTCGTTCCACGGGGACGTCCGTAACGCCTGTAATATTCTTCATCCGACATGATATGCCGGTCATTATTGGAAACACTGCCATTAATGCCGCCGTTACCTATATAGCCGGTGTTAGACATTACATTCAACTGCTTGCCTACGCTAATTCCAAATTCTTTTTCTATCTCGTCGCTCGACACCTCATATTTATCCGTTATCAAGGAATACAGCTTGATCCGGTCTTCGTTATTCATCTCGATGCGGTTACTGTATTTAAACTCCAGTCCCGGCTTGATGTATCCCATTGCTACTAAACGGGGAAGAATCTCTTCATTCATGATATTCTCCACATAACGCCGATAGACCTCTATGCGGTCACGGAATACATCCTGATGTGCTTTTGTCGAACCTACATAAGACTGCATTTCACCAGCCACACTTTGACTTCCAAGTATTAAATCCGATACTTCCTTATTGGCAAAATCAATCAACCCTGTGTAAATTTTTTCGGAATTACTCATCGTAAATGCCTTAATATCAACCTCGTCTTCTATGCCGGTCACAACAATCTTGTTCTGTGCGGCATTGGCAACTTCCTGTGCCAAGCGTTTCCGGTCGCCGTTATTCTCGCTGACGGTCTTTGCGTGGATGATGGGTTGACCGTAGGTATGACTGAAATTCACGAAGTTTGCAAGCGTGAATTTTTTAGCCAGAATCAGTGGAGTGGTAGCTGAAAAGAGACCCAGTTCACCCGTATTGATAAGTACATAATTCTGTTGGTAACGGGGGGAAGTCAAATCCCAGTTAGGCAGCCAAAGCCCCTGACGCTTGATGACACGTTTTTGGTCAGGCAATACATTTCTTCGCTCGATTAAGTTCACTTCCGCCAGTTTTCCTGTTTTCGTGTCCAGATAAGGCATAATCTCAATTAATGAATAACCATACAGTTTTGATTCGATGATACTTTTGATGATCTTGTCGAACTGGCTACCTTGAATCTTCTGTGTTTCTTCTACGTCCTTAATGTATTTGCCTTTATCGTTTATCCGTGCCAACATGTAACGGTCGCCGAGGATCTGGCTTTCGAGCGTTTCTATAACCGCACGAATATGGGCATCCTGCTGGAGACAGGCATCATACAAGTCAATCAGGCGGGCACGGTCGTCCAAAACACATCCCATAAGGACATCCGAACGTACGGATTTATACTGGTTGTTTCGCTCTATCTCCCGGACATACTCCTGGATGGTTTTCTTGCTCGTCTTGAAAATACTCTCTAAAAGTTCACCGTTAAACGTATTTTCGCTTGTTACTACATCCATCTTTCTTTTGTTTCAAAAAGAATAGCGAAAAGCGAAAAAATTAGTTTTTTACCCCCTTGTCAGATATATATAAATTATTGTAGTTTCTTCTTTATTTTCAGACAATAATACAAAAATGAAATATATAGTAAAATGGCTGATATTTTGCCAAAAGAAACGGCATAACTATCTATATTTCAACATATAACAAACTGAAAAAAGTTTTATTTTATCGTTGATTTTCATTTTTGTTATGATAGAAAAATATATATTTGCGCAATAATTCTAATGACAACAAAAAATATGAGAAACGGAAATGACAATCAAATCTCTCCAATGCCGGACAATACGGTATAAGGAATTTCCTGATTTGCTCTTTGGGAAGTTACAGGACAGCCAGTTCTTTTATTTCGATGCCACATACTATATCCAGAAAAAGGGAGATGTGCGGAAACATAATATCCGTGACTTCCAGATAGGTTTCCACCACTGGATTACGGCAGCAAAACAGACTTACGAAATAAAACAGGAAGATTTGCTGATCTGTGATGAAGCAACAGGACACATTTTAATTGACGAGTGTCTGGCCTTACTGTTCCTGGCATACATTGACCCGGGTTTCGGGATGTATATCATCGAACGGATATCTGAAATGCTGACCAATGGCATCACGGTATCAGATACATGGCTAATACAGGCTACCAGACTTAGATTTACAACAGAGGAATTAATATCAAATTTAAAAGGTGAACATGAGAAATAGCAGTTTTTGTAGGCCCAAAGCCGTGCTGATATTCAATGGGGCGCAAACCTTAATCGCCATTACCCGCTCTTTACACAGTGCAGCTGAACTGACTTCTGGAAACTTGCAATCAATTTCGTTTTGCTGCACCGGTAAATATGCCAGTAGTGGAGGATTTTATTTCCGCCATATACATCCGGATGTGGAAATCGAATTGTCTGACTTGGGAACACTTCAGTTGCAACAATACGATAAAATGTGTGGAGAGAACAGAATATATTACACGGTAAAGCAGATGGCACGCAAACGTGCCCTGTTGGAAAAGAAAAAGAAAAATGAATCTAAAGAGAACGAAAACGATGAATAGAAAAACAACATTCAAATTCAAAGAGTGGCAGATACGCGCAGCGTATGACCACGAAGGTAGAATCAGGCTCAATCTTAATGACCTGTGTGACATACTCAAAAGAGACGACCTGATTAGAAATGGGGAAGCCGTCAAGCTTTGCCCTTCCAGTCTCAAAATCCTTTTCCGTAAAAATGGCAAAGAATTATGGAGCATCCTTCCCGCCGATGTACAAAACCTCATGCGGTTGGCATGGAAGGAGAGTAATTTACCCCATTCATTATTGAGAGAGCTGGAAGCATGGGCCAACCAATTGCTTGAGGATGAGACTCCGGTATTATATAAGCCGGAGCCGGTCACCTTCCACTTCAAAGATGAGTTCCCTGTTACTTTTCAAATTCTTGGGGATCGCATCATGGTTAACAGTACACAAATCACCATGCAATTTGGAAAACTCCCTTCAGAATGGCTTCGTATCGCATCTACCGATGCCTTGAGACGTGATATGGAAAAGGCAGGCGTTACAGGGAACTACGAGAGCCAGATTTTCACCACCAGAGGAAGAGGAAAAGGCGCCACGTGGTTAGAAGCACCATTAGCCATTGCTTTGGCAACTTGGATCAGCCCGCAAAGTGACCTTGCCGACTGGTGCGCTGATTGTGTCCGCAAGATTGAAACCCATGGCGCTCCGGTATCCGTCCGTAAACGTCCTGTTACGAAACAGACTGTCACCCCACAACTGGACATGTCCATGCCGGACAATCTGGAACACGCCATTAAAATAATCACTGAATTAAGAGTTAAAATAGAAGAGGATGCTCCCAAGCTGTCTTTCTATGAAGAGTTTATCGAGAACCGGGATTCTTTCAAGTCCACCCGTATTGCGGACGAGCTTAAAATATCCCCGCATCAATTGCACCAATTCCTTTTTGAGGAAAAGATATGTAAATATGAAAACAAACGATGGGTCGTATTCAATGCCTACCGGTCATGGCAATGTGATTATCCTTATGCATGGACCGACAGCCATGGCAAGACATATATTTTCGGCTCGACAAAACGATGGACACATGCCGGACGCGAAAATATTATCGAATTGTGGAAACAGAAACATCCGGAAACACAAATCTGAATCTGATGGAAAGTACTTTAGAACGAATTATCCGGAAAACCGGGCGTAAACCGGTACAATGTAAATGCCAGGAATGTAAGGCTCAATGCAAGACGCCATGCTTGGGTACACCCGAAGATATCCTGCGTCTGATTGAAGCCGGATATAAGGACAAACTGTACCGTACGGAATGGTGTGTAGGGTTAATGCTGGGAAGAATCGACTTTGCAGTACCTATGGTGCAGGCTTTACAAACCACGGAAGGATGTGTCTTTTTCAAAGACGGGCTCTGTGAATTACACGAATTGGGACTAAAACCCACGGAAGGTAAATTATCCCATCATACCATTAAAGCGGATAACTTCAAATTCAACAAGATGCTGTCTTGGAATATAGCAAAGGAATGGCTTGATGAGACAAACCGGGACATTATCCAAAGAATATTCATGGAAATGGATTGAGAAATCTCCGGGAAGGGTTTATTGTAAAATGAAAGCAACCTGTTAATTCCTCTGTTTACAAGCTCCATTCCCGGAACTTTAATCCAATTCGTCTTAGTTCAAACCAATAGATACAACTTTGTCTATTCTTCTAACGGAATAGTAACCAATTAAAATATCTATGGAACTTAAAAGACGAATGACTGTCGAGGAAATGACCGAACACATGTGCCAGCATTCCTGCAAAATCCCGAATAAAGTGACCGTCGGACGATATGCACGGCAACTTGGCTATCAAGTGTACAAACCGATGATAAATCGGAAAATACATCTGTTTTATATCAACGAGCAGATTCCGGCAAATGAATCGGAAGGTCAGTAAAACAACCAGGGGGGAGGTGCAGCGCATCTCCTCTTTTTTTTATTTTAGAACAATAGGACAACACGTTATGCCTGAAAAAAAACAAGGAAACTCACAATTCGCATTTGTCAAATGCAACCTCAACCTCTGTTGCATGTTCGATGCAAACGAAATCATTTTCATTATGCACATGGTCAATATCGCTTATTTACGGGCCGAAGGCTACAATACGGTCTGGAGCAAACGGCATCTCATGCAACGCATGAATATCCGGCTCAGGACATTTGACCGGTGTGTGAAACGTATGACTGAATTGAAGCTGCTTGACCGGATGCCGCAGGAAGGAATGTACGATTACCTATGGAACATGCCGCTTTATGACCGGTTACTCAAGATCGTATCGGCTACCAAGGATATAAACCGGCTCCGGGAATTTTGCCGCACAATATTCATAGAACAGAAAAGAAGCATCCAGTCCATATCAGATGATGAGATAAAATCACTGGGAAAAAAGGGATGAGTAAGCTACCCTCTTACTTTTGTGCATGCCACCCATATACAAATGTACAGAGGGAGGGTATGCACAAAAATACCTATATAATAAGATATATAGTATAAGAAGAATAAGAAGTATATTCTTTTTCTTCTAAAGAAAAAGAATCAAAAAGAAATAGAACAGGCAGACGGCTTGCACCGTCTGGCCGTTTTTATAAAAAGGGGAACACAATACTACTTCCCTTCCAGTTCTAAAAAGAAAAACTTTCTTCTACTTATTTATCCCTAAACCATCCTATTCATTTTTGCCTTGGGCATCTCGTCTTCCATTGCGTTTTCGTTTGGTGGCGCTTTTGCTTTCTCTCGTTTGGTCCACCCCACGGGTGGTCTCCCGGAACACTGCCTTTAACAAACGGTCTGCCTTATCGGGAGTCGTGAAATAATTGCCCGCCACCAATCTTTTTGTATCACGGGCCGTATACTTGTCCGTTGTGGACGCAATCTTAAAAATATCATCCAAATAATAGTAAGTTTCCCCTTTATCTACCCGGTGATTGATAAGCTTGATTTGTTTAAGGTGTCCGTTCCAGACCACCCCTGCCTGCTTCAGTTGCTCTGTAAAAATGTTACGTTCATAAGTACTGATCAAGTCGATTTGATAATCTTCCACTTTCCCAACCACATCATGCAATGAATAGCGTGCATCTTCATCTTCCATTTTCACACAGTACATGACAATCCGGCTATCCGCATCAATCTTCTTAAATACGCCTAACCCCATTTTCTTTCCCAGTACGCTCAATCTGACCTGCTGGTTTTCCTGGGGAATATACTGCTGTCTGGAAAGCGTGCATTTACGCTTATTCCATCTCAGTCCTGCCTTATACAACTGGCGTTGTATCTCAAACATTTCCTCTTTTGTTGCAGCCCGGCAATTTGCCCGTTCTGCTTCTACCGGCATCTCACTAAAAGTACCATCCTTATCCACATAAGCAACCAACGAAAGCGTCTTAAAATTCGCCGAATGCACGATTCCCATTCCTCCTTGTGCCTCATCGAATACGACATCACCGCTATGGAACACCCCTTCATGAACATATTGCTTAAACTGCTCCAGGGTAATTTTAGGTAAGTCAGCGTTGTCTTTCTTGAAAACGGCCCGAACACCTAAAAAGCTCCTACAGTAATAAGCAATAGCCAGTTCATTCAGTTCGTTTTCAGGCTGTACTGTATTAATGAATTCTTCAATCTGCCTTTTGTTCATATCCATAAAAAATATACAGCATTTTTTTTGCTCACAAATATACAATTAATTGATTGCAATAATAACTCATTTCTTATAAATTGGCATCATTTTCAGATTAATAGGCAAAAACTGAACAAAAAAGTAAAATCTACGGTTGCTTAAAACACTATATATCAAAATATCAGATATTTAAACACATTCAAGGACAATTTTATGAAAAGCTGGCGCATGAAGTTTTTATAATACTTTGCTTTTCAATAAATAACGATAATAACTAAGTTGTTATTCCAGATAGGATTGTCTATTGCCTATTATTTTTCCCTTCCGTTGGCATGTATATTTCATCTCATTTTTCCCATTCAGGAGCATACAATGCCCGTTTTGCCTGTTTTCCACCCTGATTTTAACACATTCAACTCCCCATTCAAAAATGAAACTTGGAAAATTGGCCCGAGGAAAAATATCCTACCCGCACCGGCAAGCATACCGACCCTTCCATTTTTATTTTTATCACACCATTGACTATCAGATAGTTATCAGGTTTACTTTCCGACAAAGTAAACCTATTTAGACTATTTCACTACTTTAAACTATCAATTTAAAACTATTTTCCAAATTTCACCCTATTAGTCCACTTATTCACATTCCAATCAATCAGCCTAACTATCAATAATTCAATAAATTACATTAATTCAAAATATATCTTACAGTTTGATATATACCTTAATCCGGTTCTTTTTCTCTTTTTGCCAAACAAAAATTTTTTTTCATAAAAATCACTGTTTTGTAATCAATTGATTTTTAAATAGTTAAATCACTCCTTCGCGCGCATATGTTCCTTGTTTGGAAAAAAGCTGTTTTCGTTTATCCTCAAAAAAATATTTTCTAAAAAGTTTTGGAGATAAGAAAAAAGGTTTTATAATGCAGTGTTCCCAATCGGAAACGAAAAGGGAAAAACAAACAGTAAAAAATGAACTAAAAAATATACAGTAAAAAACAGAAATCAAAAACCGCAAAAGCGAGAAACAAAAACGGCGTTTACACGAAAGTGAGTTGTTAAGCCGTCAAACGAAAAACAACAATGTGTTCGTTATGGAACGATTAAAGAGTGCGTTAAATAACCACGCTTCGCACATGGTAGCAAACCAAAGTTACCAACCTACGAAAGTAGGGGACTTTATGGAACGGGATAAAGTATTTATTCCGAGTGCCGGAAATACGTTAAGACTTTTTACAAGTCATTGGGAGTATTGAGAATACCGTCACTGAATAGGGAAGTGTAAGAATAATGCCATAAGTGCGCCCAGTTGCGCCCGGAATAAAATACACTATGCGGAAAAAGCACTCCGCACGGAACTTGAGAAAAGAGTATTGCCAATGTCATACCCATAATCACCAGCCGTCCACCGCCCGAATGTTATCTGCCGCACTGGAAAAGGTGCGGGACGTGCCAAAGAAACGTCTTGCCGAAATGGGAGTAAGTAAGCGTTTGCCATGATGCAAAGTTTTGGGTATTTGTCATCTAACACTGCAAATATAGCATTTTTTTGCGAGCAAACTATAGGGTACGTCAAGAAAGTTGCGGAAATGAATTAAAACCTGCGCATATAAGGTGAAATATATGGGCAGGTTATGGGCACGTGGCAACGGTTGTCACATTTCGCTGCAATGTGAAATTTCCGGTTCGATTCCGGAAGTGCTCGCAATGCGTTTTGCGCAGTAACTAAAAAAATTAATTCATTATGGCAACAAGTAAATTAAATGCAGACCAGTTTGCGAATGTTGGAAACTTTGCAGGTATCATGTTAGTGTACACCACAGTAAACAAAGACGGCAAAACGGTAAGTACCGGTCAACACTTCTTTGGCAAGGATTTTGAACCTGCCGATAAATCGGAGAACGAACTCTTCCGTGTGATTAAAAACACGGTTGCAATCATGTGGCATACCACCAAGAAAGAGAAAGAATTGCGTGCAAATGCCGATGGTATCCGTTCCAAGTTCCGTGCGGCAACGCCAACTGATGTTATTATCCATGACCTATCGGGAACGTGTGTGGAACATGACTATCTTGCCGATTCTGTGTGGGCACGTATCGGGTTAGTGCCGACAAAACTCGACTTGGAAAGAAGTAACCGTGACTTTGAAAAAGGCATCCATAATGCCGCAAAAGCAATCCGTGACGCCTTGAAATTCAAACCGAACCTTTCGACGCCTAAACCAGCCGCCCAACCCGCTGAAACCGTAGCTGAAACTGTTGTCGAAACTACTACTGAAACCGTAGCTGAAACCATTGCAGAAGTAGCAACCGAAGCACCTGCTGCCAAAGATAAGGGCAAAGGTAAGGGTAAAGGCAAAGGTAAGGGTAAAGGTAAGGGCAAAGCAACCGAACAACCGATTGCCGAACAACCACAAGAACAGCTTACAGAAGTGGTTGCTGAAGTTCCGGCTGAAATAGTAGCTGAAACAACTGCCAAAGTTCTGACCGAACAACCAACGGAACAGGCAATGGAACAACAACCTGCCGCAGAAATGGAAGTAGCTGCCTAATCCATCGGAACATCCTGTGAATTGTAAGTCGTGTGCCCGCATTGTATGGTGATATGCCAACATTGCGGGCTTTTCTATTGATAAACTTGCATATCGTTGCGTGCCAATGGTATGTTCTAAAACAAAGTAAACCGTGAAAATAAAAACATTGCTATGTGTTACCGTATTATTGCTATGCGGTACGGTACGACACACTCATCCAAGCATCAGTGCCACCAATACTACCACTGATGTAACCCTTATACCGCAAGGTGCATACGAACAAATCATACTGGAACATGAAGGCGTAACGGACGAAGAAATCTGCCGGATTTATGCCAGTGATGTGGCTTATTGGAATAAAGTGGATAGCATAATGTGTGGCGACTAACTTCAGGGTGTGCCAAAATGGTTGGCAAATCGGGTTCGATTCCCGAACATCCACACTTCAAATTAACTTCAACTTACTTCTTTGCGTTGCGAAACGCCGTTCCCACCCCAACATAACACGGATGAGCACAGTGCGGTAGGACCGCTTAAATCACACTTAACTGTGTGCTCTGTGCCCCGCTGTTATTCTTATCGTGGAATGCGGAGTAATAGAAATTGCCAGAAAACAAGTAACTTAAAATATTTTTCAACATGGTAGAGATATTCAGTACAGACCGTACCGTGAGTCTGGGCTGCTTTGTGAATTTCAAAGTAGCCAAAGGTACACTTGACGAGCTTGCCAGTGCCGGAAAACTTGGCGAAAAACCGGCTGTCATGGTATGCAGTTATAAGAACGATGAACCACAACAGGAGTACACAGCAACCTATTCCGGCGGAAAATGGCATGTGCCTAAATTCAGCAAAAGTTTCCAGCCAACTCCAGAGAAAAGGACAAAAAGGCATCATAGGAAGCGTTTATGCAAAGAATATACGTATTCGGAAGCGATGTTTAATGAAGGGTTTCCCGACTGGATGAACCGTTCATATCCCATACCTGCCAGTAAACAACAAGGTATGAACGTGCGAAGACGTCTTCATGCCCATTGCTAATGAAATAACACCCTATGGAAACAGAAAATATACGCTATTATCCCTGCACAGATTGTGGTTGCAGGGATTACTCGGTGCATTCTGACGGAATCTATATACAGGTTATCTGTACTTGCTGTGGAAAGTTTGCCACTGAAGGTTATGGTAGTTCCGCATGGGAACTTCTCAGGAAAAAACAAGTTCGTGAATTTCCCGATGATGATATTCTTGATTTGCTGGAATTCTGGGAAAAAGCCCTTGCCGAAGCCAGAGAGAAGAACAATACGGAAGCAATTATGGCTCATCAGAATGAAGTGAACCTTTTGCAGGGTGAACTACTCCGCAGGAATATTACGGATAAAATACTCCAACGGCAAAAAGAAAAGGAGAAGCGAGAAAAGGAAAAGAAACGCAGATACCGATTTGAGAACCGGATAAAGCGATAATACAAATAAAAAGTGTATGGATTTTAATCCTTTTCACTTGATGCGTACTAATCTTAATGTGTAACAACTAATATAAACAGCTTATGGAAGGTGTAGAAATGCTGCAGGAAATCCGTGAACAGCTTGCTAAAAACAAAGGCAAATGGGATTTGACGGACGATAAGGGCGAACCGATAGTATATGATTTTGAAAAGGACTTGAATATCCCGGACTTAATGCTCAAAGACGGTAAAGAAGTATGCGCCATTATTCCCCTTGGATATTTCTGTGATGAAACGATTGAACGAATTTATAATATCGTTAAATAAATTGTAATCCTTACGATATGAACGAACAAGAACTTTCCACACATCAGAAAGGCGTGATTTTAAGGGGCATCTGCAATGGAGCCGCCTTAAAAAAGAAAAATCCTGAAATCTCAGAGAATAATACCGTCATCACGTGTGACGGCACTTTGAACATCTGGGATATTTGTTGTATCAGTAGCGATGCCGAAGCTTTTGGAATGAATGCAAAGTATCATTGCGAAGGTCGTTCCCGAATCGTATTTTCTCCTGCCAATAGTACGGACAAACAAGAAAAATAACTACTATGAATACCTATTATATAGATTATCTACATCAGGAAATGGTATTGAGGGAAGAGGATGTTGAGGCTGTTCCTCAAGGCGGGTCAGCAGACGAGGCATGTTCCGTCATCGCAGATAAGCCCTATGTCAAAAAACAATTCAAAGACATTCCTTATTCGAAATTGAAAGAGACTGTCTGCAAATTATGTGACGAGCCTGAAATCAAAAGCCGCAAAGATGCGCTAATGTATCTGGTTTGGCTTGCGACCTTGGATATAAAAGAAAAACGCTTCTTATCGCACGGTTCTCCGAAAACCAAAGTCCTTGCAGATGGTTTCGTGTGGCTGATTATCAGTAACGAACAAGCCCGGCAATTATGGAAGACAGAGGCTTTTTCTCTGTATACTCTTTACGATGATGATTCGGAAGGCATGATTGAAACAGAAGAAGATTTGGAAAATAGCATTCGCCGGGCTTCTCCAATAGGTATCGAAGTGGGCTTTCTTTCCCAATTACTAAATTCCGGTAAAATATACCCATGAGTGTCCTATATCAACAATGGATTGATTCCTTGCAATGCGCAAGGATCAAACCGCTTGCCGATAGCACCTGTTGTAAACTGCTGGCAATTCTCTATGTTTTTGGAGGCAGTAGAGAAGAATTTACTCACCATGACAAATTTCTGGCGGATATTAGTTATGCACAGAAACGTTTGAATATATCAGGTGGAGAGATTCCGGACCAGAAGTTAATTCCTGAACTACAGAAATATATCAATGAACTTATCCCTGATGGAATTCAAGGTGAATGGAGAAAACCCCAATGGGCTTTAGTGTTGATGAGTAGATATGATATAACCCTATAAAATAATGTAATAACAAAAGCGATATGAAAATACAATATGCAAGTGACTTGCACTTGGAATTCGAAGCCAATTCCAGTTACCTGTGTAAAAATCCAATTGTTTCCACGGGAGATATTCTTTTACTTGCCGGAGATATTGGCGTACTGGGAGAAGATTATATGAAGTATCCTTTTTGGGATTGGGCCGCTGAACATTTCCGGCAAACTTTAGTCGTTCCCGGAAACCATGAGTTCTACCAAAGCGAGGACCTTGCTTCGTTCCATGCGGGAATGATAAGAGAAATACGTCCTAACGTAAAACTATGCTACAATAGCGTAGTAACAATTGACAATGTGGATTTCTTTCTGACTACTCTTTGGGCGCATATCCGCACAGAAGATGCCTTTTATATCCGGCGTGCCCTGTCCGACTTCCATTATATAAAATATGGTGGGAAAAGACTCGAACCGGAACAATTCAACAGAGAGCATCAAAAAACGCTACAGTTCCTTGATAGTGCCTTAAAAAGCAGCGTCAGTTCAAAACGTGTGGTTGTATCCCATCACGTACCGACAGAATTGTGCATGTCGCCGGAGTTCAAAGGTAGTACATTCAACGGTGCTTTTGTCGTAGAGTTACATGATTTTATCTATGACAACCACATTGACTACTGGATATACGGACATTCACATCGCAATATGCCGCAAGTGGATATAAATGCGACAAAAGTGATCTGTAATCAGCTCGGTTATATAGAGGACAACGAACAAAAGAGTTTCAATCCGTCTGTTTGTTTCGACATCTAATCCGATAGGAAATATACCCAAAGACATAGGACATAAACATCTTATGTCTTTTTTGTTTCTGCTGGTACATGAAAAAAGTGCGCTATTGTTTAACCCCTCCCACTTAATAAGCACTAATCTTAATATGTACGAACTAATAATAATTATAATATGCCATATCCTAAATCCGGCGATACCGCCACCCTTATAGAACCTTACAGAGGTTACTATAACATAACACTGGTTGAAGAAACTGACCGTGGATGGATTGTTGAAATCTGCGGCAGTGGAAAAGAGATTGAAGTCCGTGATGACGAATTTGAACTTGATTAATAATTCAGTAATATGGAACTACACGAACAAACAACCTATCAGGGTTATCATATCAATATATATTATGACCCTAATCCGGAAAACCCAAGAGAATGGGATAATCTCGGAACATTTTATACCGCACATCGACGTTATCAACCTGAAGAGGATTTTGACAAGCATTTCGATATTGAGGATGTTTGCGAGAATGGTCGTCCCGGAACTTTTCGTGAATCCTTCCTACAGAAATACATTGCCCAGAATATCTATATGTTGGATCATAGTGGGCAGACTGTTTCGACAACCTCTTTCAACGATCCGTGGGATAGCGGTTGGCTCGGCATGGTAGCGGTCAGCATTGAAAAGGTAAAGGAAGAATATGGTTGGAGAATACTTACCGCGAAACGCAGAGAGCAAATAGAAAAGTACCTGACTGGCGAAGTGGAAACCTATGACATGTACCTGCGAGGTGACGTTTATGGCTTTCAGATAACACCGGAAAACGATGACAATAACGTACTTGACAGTTGTTGGGGGTATTTCGGTGATGAAAACCTGAAACACATGATAACGGAATGCAAATCTATTATTGATGGTTATATATCCCAGGCAAGACAAAACAAATTGAAAGAAATAGCCGAAAAAATCCGTAAATACGGACAACAATTGTTCCTCCCGTTTCCCGATTTACAACCTAAAATAGAGTAAAAAATGATGGACTATTTAACTGCTTATCGTAAGCGTAGAGAAAACAATCACAATGTATTAATGGCATTAGCTGAACAATTAAAAGCAAAAGGCTGTAAAGCCTATTCCACCAAATGCGAAAAAGCGAGAAATATGCGAGAGTACATTGTCGTGGAGAAAGATAACAAACGTAATATTGTTGGTTTTGCGGAGGTGCCATACCGGTGGTATATCGGAAGCTCTTATTCTGGGAAAATATCCGGTCTTGTTGGGGAAGATACTTACGGCTTCCCGTTCACTATCGATGAAATCATTGAATCACTTGTACCAACTACTCAAAAGATAGATTGGTTTTATGTGGAGATTTAAGCTATGGAAAAACAGATTATTCCCAATCCCATTTGCCCGAAAGGTTGTGTCTATTTGAGTGACGCAACCTCATCCCCCTGGAAAGACTTTCGCTTATACATTGAGCAGTCTAAATATTATACCATCTGTAAATTGGGTAATAAATATTACTGGTACGATAAAGATAAAGAGTTTATCCAGTTCGAAGATACTGGTGACAATATATTTGAGAGCTTCTTATTCAAATCGTATAATTTAGGCTATCCGATAAGAATCTTGGAATAGAAAATATCAATAAAACAATTAATTACAAACAACATGGAATATTATAAAATCAACGTAGATGGAGAACTGATAGAAGTTTCCGAATATGCAGTAAAAAGTTTTTTCGGAGAATTAGTCAGCTCCGAATCAACAAACGAACAGCGTGCTACACTCATCGCTGAACGGAAAGCCTTTGCTAAAAAGTGCCGTATAAATGCCGAACTTCCCTTTTATGCAGGCTTACTCTTTGGTGGGGACTTGCAACCCGGCGAATGTTTGTATTTCAAATTTGGTTATGATCTGGTTTGGAATGTATCTATCAAACGTCTTGAAAATGGACAATATGCATTATATGCCTCCAATCAGCAGAATTTGTCTGTACATGACAAAACTTTCACCACAAAGCAACAGGCAGTTCTATTCTGTGCAAACAGATTCAATGAAAACGCTATTGTTCATGATTTATACCCGGATGCCCAAGCATTATGCGAAGAGTATGTCAAGAAGTTCGTCCGTGAAGCAAGCGAAGAAACATTGGCAAAGCAGATTGAACATGCAGTCAATAATTATAATTTCAGCTATAATAAATTTGCCGAGTGCATACGTACCATGCACCCCACATTACAGCAAAACTTCTTCCGGCTTATCAAAGCGAGCATCCTTTTTATGGCTGACGAGAAAAGCCATTTCATTGACCCACGCAACCAAGCGTCTCATAATATTTGCAAAGAACTGTCTGTATTGCTTCAAGACAATTACATTCCACACATCTGATAAGCAGAAACCAATGAATGTAAAAAAATACCGTGTAATGATTGAGCTGGACACTTTTGAAATTATAGTGTCCGCTAAAAATAAAACAGACGCTAAGAAAAAAGCGGTTGAAAAGCTTCAGAAAAAGAAGATATCGACTTTGATTCGAAGAGGATGGCCTACTAATAAAAAACAAATTTCCATTGATGAAGAATAACTCAAAAAACAAAATAACAATGAATACATATAGCAAATATGTGCCAAATGTATTTTTGGCGAAATGTACTGAAAAGCATGAAAAAGGTGAAGTTATAAACGTAACGACCAAATATGGAAAAGAAAATGAAAGCATTGTTTTCAATCTTATCTACGAAAAGGACGGATTCTACTATTACTCCATTGTCAGGGCCGATGGTTTTAATGTTCAGGAATGGGCTAAAAATCGTGCCGAGAGACGTAAAGAATGGGCTTTGTCGGCTGAAAAGAAAAGTGCTCAATATTATAATGCCTCTCAAAAAGATGCCGACTTCCTTTCTCTGGGTGAACCGATTAAAATAGGACATCACAGTGAAAAACGACACCGAAAAATCATCGAACAGGCCGATAATAATATGGGGAAAAGTGTAGAACTCAGCAACAAAGCTGATGAACACGAAAGAGTGGCCAAATATTGGGAAGAACGAGCAAAAACCATCAACTTATCTCTGCCTGAAAGCATTGACTTTTACGAGCATAAGCTGGAACTTGCCAAGGAGTACCATGCCGGTTTAAAATCAGGCAAGTATCCACGTGAACATTCTTTCTCCCTGCCATACGCAAAAAAGGCAGTGAATGAAGCACAAAAGAATTATGACCTTGCAAAAAAGCTGTGGGGTGATATTTAATCAGGTAGCCTTCGGGCTATCATAAAGTTACCTCAAACTATTAAATTAAAACAAGAAGGCACAATATGAAAAATGAATATTTCAATATGATAGGGCAAAAGGCTACTAATGGAAAGATGATTCTTATGGCTGTTGTACCTGATCATTTATTTGGAGTAGAAGTACCTGATATTTTTCAAGTGCAAGCTGTCAGAACCGTACCGACCGTTTTTACAGGAACATACCCCACCATACGAATTGTGATTGATAAATTGGAAAAAAGAGAGGATTTAACTGGAGAAGGTATAGCAGGTATAGCTACCGGTAAAAACTGGTACAATGTTTCTCAGGAAGATAAAAACGGGTATGGCATTAATATCAACTTATAACTGATAAGATGAATGCAATAGAATTTCAGAATAGATATACAAGAGTAGTAAAAGACTTCTTTAGCAAATGTTTGGAATATGAACAAATGCCATTGCGCAAAATGCAAGATATTACGATATGCTGTACTGATAAAGGATTTGATTTACGGCTCGAAACAGTTGATTATAGCTTTTCACAAGAATTTGAAGTTGACAATAAAGAGATTACTCCTCTTCATTTTGAGACACATTAATGTTCATAACTGGAAAACATGAAAAAAATTACAGCAAGATTGGTATCAACAAATAATACACAGAGATATTATGAACTATCCTCTCCGATTTATAAAGGTCGAAGATGTAATAACAATGTTGATATTATCGCAGAACTTGAAGAATGCAAGGAGAAACGGATGAAACCGGAGTACAAACACCTTCTTCGCACAGACGGATGCCATATTATTTGTGTGTCGGATGCATACACACACATTGAAAGACTTGTAGTCGTAGGTGAAAAATTCCCCGCAGGATATGGTCGGACCAGTATTCAAATAGACGGCTCCCACACCATGAGGATACACGGCGGTGATGAAAGATCTGTTTATCCCGACGAAGTATATTTAAGGCATCTGGGAATGATTAACGGTGTACAAATAATCTTGGATACAGAACAGAAATAAGTAAAAAAATAATATGAATATATATATAGTAAGTATGTAGTTTGATGTACCTTCTTTGTGAAGATTTCTATCGTGCCTTTTATTTGCACGCTCAACAAAGAAAGTATTCTTATGCATAGAAATACATATAGCTATGATACAAGCAGAAAAAAGAAAATTTCATTTGGGCAACAGCCTTTACACAGGCGAGGCGGCTTTTGTAAATGGATACAACGGATTTACACACACAGAAGATGACGGGTTGTTGTGCGCCCTACTTCCTGACGACTCCTTTCATTTAAGTTGTTGGTCGGAGGATCTCAAACCTAATAAATTGCTTGATGAGAACAATGAACCACTAATAGACTGGAATTCGAGAGGGGGAAATGTCTTTTTGTATGAAGGGCAGATTTATAATATACGCCGCCCGGTTTTACTGAGTAAAGGATATAAGGTTGTTTCCAAAAGGACAAAGAAAGTTCTTGCATTCCACAGTGTTGTACCGGTAATAATTAACGGGAAAATAACTGATTTCCAGTATATTCTTTTGGATATGGAAAAGAAAGTCAAGATGATAAGGCAACTGGATTTAGAACAGAGACTTCTGAAAACGTGGCAAATAACCATTTAACAACATGAGTGGTGACAGAGAAAAGTAATAATCAATTAGAAGTACATGAAAACATTTAATTACAAAGTCCAACTATATGTGAAAGTTTGGCAGGAAGTCGAATTAACAGTGAAGGCCCACTCTCAAAAAAAAGCTGATGCGATGATGATTCAGTTGGCTAAAGACCAGCCGCTCTCTTTGGATAACGGCAATGATAATATTGAGATAATGAATACGAAATATCTCTGTGATACAGAATCTTTAGTGGACAACACAGATAAGCAAACGGTGGAGGTTTATAGAAACACTTGCGGGGGCCGCATCCTTGAAAATGTTCTATACACCAACGCAAAGAGAAGTACAAAGGAATTATAACAATTAAATAATCCAAGAATATGACATCAGAAGAAGCCATCAAAGAACTCCGTGATTGGGCAAATGCCCCACACGCTTATTTATGCAATCGTGAGGGTTATCCACTGGGTTATAGAAACGGAATTGCACAAGCAAAAAATATAGTGCTTGGAATACTCTTCCAAATAAGTGTCAAACATAACCAATTGAAACAGAAAGAAAATAACATGAGCGTAAATTTATATACAGGAAAAGTGTATCAAGTTAAACTTTCAGAAGTTCTTGTATACGGCATTGATTCCAAAGAAGCAATGTATGACTTATTTCAGGAATTTGAAATCTCCCACAATGCGGATGACGAATTCGATGACGAATATGATTTAGAACGTTCCGAACTGCAACGCTTCCGGAATGAAATAGTGAATCACACCGAATATTTCCAGGAACGTTCCGGATATTTCGCTGAAAAGTTGAAAGCCATGAATCTTACCGAAGAGCAATTCATTCGTGTACTCGACAGGCTTATCAATGAAAGCGACCAGACAAACGATCATGTCCTACTTACATGGTTCTAACTCTTATATAATATGGCACATCCGATAACCTACCTTCTTCCTTCTTATTGGGCCTGTGCCCTGATTAACGGGGATTATACGGGACTATCTGAAGAAGATAAAAAGGAAATTGAGGATTTTCTGAAAACCGCAGAAGGCAGTCCCGCCAGTGTTGATTTTGAGACCGAAGGTTTTTATCGGCACAACGATGCCGGTACATTGCCGGGAAACTGTGTTGAATACACCTTCTTAATAGATGAATAGCATGGATAAAATTATAATCGAACAAACTGCTGGAATGTGGCTTTTCAGAATAACATTCCAACATGAAACGAACCCGGTAATCTGCAGCGAGGCAGGCTTTAAGGAAGCACTCCAACGCTTCGATAAGAACAAAGGTATCAAATCAGTCAAATACCTGTCAGGAGAAAAATGGGTAAGGATGAGCAAGCAAAAAGTCCGCCGACACTTTTCATGGGACACAGAAACCAATCTGTTCCTAGCACAACATTATTATTTCAAATGTTCACCGACGAAAGAACGCAAAACGTAATACATGCCGGATTAAACTCCAGCGTGTCCCACGGAACCATGCGCTGTCAGGATTTAATCCCGTCGTTCATGGAGGTTATCCGGAAAACACCGGAATATGTACAACTGATGCACACCATTCCCTGCCATGCCTCGGAAAACGAGAATGCTGAATGGTGGAACAGTGAAGATGCGATTCGCTTGTTAGAATCGCTCTGCGACACTCTTAACGATTACGCCCCGGAAGGTTACTATTTTGGTGCTCACCCGGGCGACGGATCGGATTACGGATTTTGGAAAATAACGGATTAAAAACAAGTACAATGAATAAAATAACAAATACATTCCAGGAACTATTATTATTGTCATCGGGTAAGCCCATAGGAAACATTCGTCCTTACCGTTTGAAATCATCTCCCAATTTTTTCGCCGGGTTTGAGCAATTGACACCGGAAGAGGCCCGACACCAAGGGATTGCCATTCCCGAGAATCACAAACAAGGAGAACCGGTCTATATCATGCGTATCGGTCCCGCCATTTTCCGTGACTGGATTCCGGCATGGATGTTTGACCCCGTCTTTGAGCCCGTGCCCGAAAAAACGGAAAAGGACATGATACATGCCCTCACAGAAGAAATACAGTCTCACTTCGATAAGAAAGCACACCTCAACCAAAAAGCGTATGCCTTATCGGTGGAACTGATAAAGAAATGTGGCGGCAGTATCCACGACATTACAGACGATGAGCGTGATCCGTCAACCTTCATTCCGCTTGTCGATGTGGACCCGGTACTGCTCATCATCACCGAAGTCTCCCTGAACGGGTCGGAACAAATTGTATTGAATGGTCATGGCTATTACAGCGGCATAGAGTATGAATGGACCTGCTATGACACAAGCCAGGGAATGGATATCCTGAATTTCGTCCTGTTGTACTATAAAGAACAAGAACAATAATGAGAACAAAACATATTTTACACATAATTCGTGAAGAAAAGAACAAGGGCTACAAGCATCTCTACAGAGTCCGTCGTACCCTTATGAAGACATTAAAAGAATACCTCAGACAGAAATACGGACGGAAAGTATGCTTCATCCTTCCGGTGGGCGATCCGCTTGGTGATCTGTTGGACGAAAGAAACTTCTATCCTTCCTCTGTGACCGTTTATGACAAACATGGTTATGCCGCCTGTAGCGCCGCCGTTTCAATGGAACTCACACCGGAAGGAAAAATCAAAATCAAGACCGATGAGTCGGGAAACATCCAGGACGCTGAAGAATACCTGTCATACGATGACCTGCTCGTTATTTGCAGTACAATAGAGGAATACGAACATCTGCTACCTGCTCTCCGAAGGGAAATGACAGAAAGCGGGGAATGGAAAAACCACGCCCGCAGGCTGCTTTCGGAATGGTTCCCGAAAACAGAGGCCGGGATTCTTGAGGATTTCATCTGTGAACACTGGGAAAACCTGAAACCGGATGATTATAACCTCCAACTTTTTAAACAATCCAACCGCCCAAGTCATGGAAAAGAAAGTTTTTAACACACAATACGCACATGCCGGCAGTCAGATAGTCCACTGGATAGACGTAAAAGCATGGGAGGAATGCAAGATAAAAACCGCAAGGACGGTTCCAATGCTCCTGAACGATATACGGGAAATAGAAAAAGCAGTGAAAAAAGCACTGGAAATAAATGGGAAGGACTGGGAAGTGGAAATGAAGCTGCAAGCGATGTCCCAGTGCTTGCATCAGGTGTTACACCTTGACGTTTCTGTTTACCGGAATGTCAGGGAAATCGAAAGGAACTTCATAAGCCCCTATGTGATAGAGCATCCGACCGATGAAAGGATGACACTTGAAAGAATCAAAGAAGAATACCGTGACAGCGAGGTGTGCATGGGTGAAACGCTACTTTCCATTCCGGCTACAGGCCTTTCCGTAGAAGAGTCCTTCGAACTTGCCATCGCTGCTAAAAAGTGGGCCGACGGTGACCGGTTCTACCGGGTAATTAACGATAACGAACCGGAGGAACTGTGATGGAGAATAATTTCAGCAGTGAATCAGATAGAAACCAAAGTATCTGCAAATGCTATTTTGAAAAATACACTGGTAGTTTTGACAACTGATTAGGATGTTTGGGACTATTATTTATAAAGATATAACGAATTATGGCAGATAAAATATTACAGATGTTTTTCGACACCGATAGATGGACGAAAGCAATCGGGAAAGGCGTAGACAAGGACATTCCCAAAAACCAGCTTATATTACTGACTGACGAACACACCAGATCGGATATGGCAAAAGCCATGCTGAAAGGGAAATACGAAATCGCACCTCCACATACAGCCCGGATTCCGAAGGACAACGGAGAATTTCGTACCGTATATGTAAACGAGCCTATTGACCGGATAGTGCTGAGTATTGCCAACGACCTACTGTTCGACCTTATGCCTGAGATGGTTCATGGCACATGTAAATCATACCAGACAGGAATTGGGTGCGGCAAAGTCGTAACTGAAATTAGCCATAAGATTGTGGATGCCACAAACGATGGCTTACAGGGATGGAAGTCAGACCTTAGCAAATATTTCGACACCGTTCCGCTTCAATTCATCGACAAGGCATTTGATGCTGTGGAAGCCCGGCATGGCCATTCAGTATTGATCGACGTATTGAGAAAATACTATCACTCCGACCTTTACTTTGATGAAAACAACAATCTCCGGAAGCAGTACCAATCGCTGAAACAAGGTTGCGCCGTAGCAAGTTGGCTGGCCGATGTGCTGCTGTATGCCCTTGACGAGGAATTGTCGCAAATGTCCGGTTATTATGTCCGTTATTCGGACGATATGCTGTACATAGGGGATGACTACCAGAAAGCAATGTGCATACTGGTGCAACGCCTTCAAGAAAAATCAATGAAACTCAACCCTAAGAAAGTGGAATATTTGACAGCTGAAAAGTGGTTCAAGTTTCTGGGATTTAGTATCAAGGGTAACATGATTTCGCTATCGCCCGGTCGGATCAAGACATTTCAAAAGGAGATTGAAAAGCGGACAATCCGTAAACCGGGAATATCCTTGGCAAAAGCCATTAATGCCGTGAACCGGTACTTGTACAAGGGTAACGGTGAATTTAGCTGGGCTACACAAATCTTACCGGTGTGCAATGTAAGGAAAGACATTGATGAACTCAACAAGTTTGTGATGGATTGCCTTCGGGCTGTAAATACCGGTAAGTATAAGATTGGTGGCTTGGGATATGTCAAGACTAAAAATGACGGCTGCATCGTTCGGGGCCGCGGACGCAATGTGAAAGCAAATCGCAGCAAGACCTCTGGCTACATTTCCGGTTACTTGACGATTGGTTGCATGCAAAATGCTTTACAGACAAGTCGGGCTGCGTACAATACTCTGGTTGCATCATTATAGATATACCGAGCACACGGTGAATGGATGAAGAGCAAGAAATTGAATGTTACAGGCATAGCATGCCAGAATCCATACGAGATCAATCCGGTCTAACAACCGGTTGATCTCAGTTCTGATTCTGGTTCATTCCTGTAAATATCAAGTAACTAAAGCCATGTGTCGCTTGCCTGACATCCATAATAATACTGAAACACATCAGTGAAGCTCAAGGAACAACAATTAAATATCCCGCGTGCGGAATCCAGCTCATGCAGAGTCTTGAAGGCCGTTAATCCACCGCCTTCAGACTCCTTCGGAGCTGGAATACGCGGGACATATCATATTCATAAAGCAATGTGTCACTGTTATGAGAGCTTTCTCTTCTTAGCACAAGAGAAGCGTGATTCAAGGAATAACCTTTAGTGTGCCGGGGTCGATAAGCCCCTCGGCGCCGGCGGAACTCTCTACTGAGCACTCCGCCGGCGCCGCTTCCGGCTTCCAGCCCACGGCAAACATCAAACAAATAAAGAAATGTGCCGGTATTTTTGAGAATCACAGAAACCCCAGCACAGGGTAAAAAGTCAAGATTAGGGCTTTAATGGTCCAGCTCTGTAACTACTGGGGACCATGATCTTTTACCATCTTTTAACAAGATGGTAGATCAGGTCCGCCAGTAGAATAGCTGGACATATCAATTAATTAAAGTCATGTGCCATCCTAATGAGACTGAATGGTAACGCAACCGAATACAGTACAAGGAACCGAAATTCAACATACAGTATTTCATTTGTATCCTGGAGCCTGGTAATAACCAAGTTCCAGGATACAGTACATACTGTATTTATCAGAATAATAAAGCAAATGCGTCAGCGATTCGAGTACAAATAACTTAACAAACAACAAAAAATATGAGTAATATTTATCAGGAGGCCATCCGCGCCGTTGAAAACGGCGCAAAATTTAAAGTCGACTTCCAGTCCCGAAGCTTAAAGCTGAACGGCAAATATGTCATACAGGCCGGTAAGTATGAGGGAGAACTGGGCGTACCGGAGTACAACGAAGATGAGTTTTTCGCCCATGTGGAAGAACTCTATTATCGCTACAAGCATTCTGTCCCTTCGGAACGCAGCGAGGGTAAATCGCATTTGTATTTTATAGCACTCCCGGAAAGAGAACTGAATGATGATGATATGCTGTATGGTGAGCATCGGGAGAAAATGCAAATCGAACTGGAACTGTATGTCCTCTGCCAACTGCTCAATGGCTTCAAATGGAATTCGGAAAAGTATGGAAAATGGTTCTGGCAAAGTAGAATAGACAAAGACCTGATAGTACTCAAGGATTGGATGGAGCCTAAACAATAATTAATCATTTAACAGCCCCAAAAAATGAACAACAAGAAAAAAGAATCAAAAGAGACAAAAATTTTATGCCCCCAATGCGGGGCAGAATTTGCAATTGCAAAAAAGGAAGTTACCGCTGTTACAACAATTATCGGTAAGGATTCCGACCTGGGAATCGTCTATCCGGTAGTAGTGGGTCAGGGAATGCCGGCCAAACCGTCCAGGACCGCGCAAGAACGGATTGACGCACTTCGCGATGCCAATGTGGATGTCAGCAACCTGTTTGCTATGCAGACCGCTAACGGAAAAGAATACATTGCTTCCAGAAAGAACGGTAAAGTTGCTATTCTGGACGACAACGACCCGATTTTCGATCACATCATTGCACAAGGTACGATTTCCAATCGAAACTTGCGCAGACGCTGGGTCATGGCTAAAATGTTCTATATGATGTCTTATACACCGTACCGCCATAAAGAACCGGTAGGCGTGACGTACATGATTCATCTTTTAGGCTATGAGTACCAGTGGAAAATGTTGATGGACGAACTGTACGCCCAGATGAAGATGGAAAGCAGGGACCCCGAGAATTTTACAGATCGGAACCGTTGGTTCAATGCCGGTGTAGCAGTATCTATGGCAGAAGATTATATAGTACAATTGCAAAAGTATGTGGATGCACTGAAAGTAAAAAAATGTAAAACTATTCCATACAAACGTATACGCAATCGCAACATCTTTGTGTCGGATCTGCAAGATAAACTATACAAGCCGTTCTGTACAGCAACGGCACGTATCAGAAAAGCAAAGAATGCCGTTCAACTTTTCGATGCTGCAAAAAAGTTCAACGACATGCGTATCAAGATGTCACACAATACCCCTCAGAGTAAAGCATGGGTCGATGCTTACAAAGGTTCCGGGGCATACTTCACCATGCAGAACCTTATCCGATTCCATAACTGCATAGTCATTGACGATAACGGAAAACGCCTGGATAAATATCAATCACTCGCCTTCATCTCGACAAAAGCCGAAATGTATAAAAACGGTGAAGGATGGCGTCTGCTTGCAGTCCTGAAGAAGATGCTGGAAGACAACAATATCGACATCAAGAAAAAAATGGCTGAGTGGCGTAAGAAAAAGTAAACAATTTCATCGCTTGGCAGGCACGATGTGATGGGCCAATAAATTTAGTTGCTGCCTCCATATACGATGCTCATCTCCGTAAACACGAGATGAGCATCCTTACGGAGGCACCACATCAAATAAGTAAAGAGCTGCCCCAATTGGCAGTCACATCTTTCTAAATAGCATGAATCCAACAGAAAAGAATATTAATATGGAAAATCTTCTTAATCCCAACATTCAATACACCGATCCCGACACCCTCCAGTTCTGCCTGCCACTCTCCGATACAGAGTTTTGGTACTGTCAGGTGAATGATACGAATGTCAAGCTTTTGCCGGATGCACAAACGATGGAGAAGTTAATATACGATATCTTATGTGGATACCCCAAAAGCCTACTTGACCTTAGTCAAACTGTCACCGAGGTTAAGGAATTTGTTTCCAACCGCCAACTCTGGTACTCTGATGACTTTGATGTGACAGATTTTACCCAGGAAGAAAAACTGGAACTGTTGGCTGATTATGGTTACTCATGGGATGATTTCCATTCCGATGCAGACCGGAATCAAATTATCTGTGAATGCTACTTTGAAGAATACATTTGTGATTTCGATAATTACTAATAGCATATGAGCAAAGAACAAGCAAAACGCAGAGCTAATCTGCTTTACCAATTACGTCAGAAAGGAATTCGCTGTCACACGCGTCAGTACACAATATTCTTCCCATACGGGCAAGACCCGGACGCCGTGTCCGAAATTCGCAGTCTTAGAAATGAGTATCATTTTACTGTACAATATGAAATTCCTCAAGCATGAAAGAAGACATACATTTTGGCTCTATGGGCAATGGCATCACCGTTTGGGATGCCGCCCGAACCCGTAACGGTGACTATTTGACAGTCGCCCACATTGATTACAACCGCACTGTTAAATATTACGAGCAAATCTCTTCGGAAGCAAAGAACCGGATAGAAAACTTTGCCAGATATGAAAACAGCCACCCCGTCAGCCAGCCTGAAATGCTTGCGTTATGTCCCATTAATTCCGCATTCATGTCACCGGAGGAAAAAGACAGTTACCTCCGCAACCATGATTGTAGTGCGGATGGCATTGAACGCTTTATTTCCCAAGCATGGGATAATACAAAAACACCCCGGGAAAATATCTCCCTTTTCCAGCAGTGGTGGAATAATGACATTGTAAATGAATATCTCTAACCAAGTAACAATTTATGGAAACATCATACGGACTAAAATTTGAACTGCTTAAAGAAATCAACCCCACATGGGACAATTATGATAAAACCGTGGCTCAGTGTCATTTAAAAAATGTCGGGGTTATAATTGTAGATACCGAATATCACAATCCTATTGATAACGAATACGATTTGGATGAAATATACCGGATTTTAGAGACAAAAATATCTGAACCATCAGGTCTAACATGAAAGATTAAAAAATAACAATATGCACGAAGCAGAACAATACTTACGCAACCCGGCTAATCCGCCCTCGTTGTATGTGATCATCGGAGGAAAACGCCGAAAGCTGTTCATCAACCGGGATGTGGAAACAATCGGAATCCTTGCGCCACGCAAAAAACGATATGGATACGTGTTCAATGCATGGGATTCCATTGAGAAAATATGCAATTCTACACGGAAAAAAGTAATCAGCGTAGAAGACAGACAACGCAAGTTAATACTCAAGTATCAGAAGTTGGCCGCCAAAGCTTCCTTTTCAAATATATACACCCGTAGTGTTTTAAACGCTGATCCGGCAAAAGGTCTCTACGAAAACGGAATCACAACCGGAACAAGAATCGATGGGCAGGTCATATCCTTGGAGGCAATCCGTAAATGGTGTGGGGAATCCTATTATCAACAATTCAAAGACGCCCTCAAAGAAAAGAAACCTTTCAACTCCTGTCGCTTTAACTTTCGTGGTTATGATGGAAGCCTTTGGATAGCAGTCTATACGAGCAATGACGGAATTAATGAAATCAATGCCGGTTTCAGTAAGGAATACCGGAATTGTGGTAATGGCTACTATTACCTGCTTATTAACGATGACAATTTTATAGGATATGATATTGACTAATATGGAACAGGAAACGAAACCAATAGAAATCAAAGTACGCCTGCATCACATCGAATCAGGTAAATGTATGGAAGTGTGGCAAGTACAAACGGAAAAAGGTAAGCCTTGCCGTTATCTCAGCCGTGAAGATGGATTTGGTGTCCACGAATGGTCAACACTCGCAGACGCTCCTTATGGATGTTGTGAACAGGACTGCCATTTGAAAGAGAATGTAGTGCTCATCATTTGTGATAAAGAGTGGAATGAATTGTACCGGGACCATGCCGATAGAAAGAATTTCCCCGCAAGTTTCCCATCATTGGACGAAGCCTGCAATGAGGCATGGGGCAAAGTCGTAAAAGATCTCCCGCATGTAACCCGTACAGGATATGAAGATTGGATAACCCAGCAGGCAATGCGCCCTCTCGGACAGAATGAAGAATGGGACTGGATAAACCATGATCATAAAACAGCCAAGACTGAAGTGCTTTCGCGCTTCACATGGATCGGTGAAGAATATGGCATATTCCGTCTCACTAAAAAACATATGAAGTGTGACGCTTGCTGGCACGAATATTACGCCGGGAAAATACATCGGGAAGATTATAGAGGTTATGTCCACTTCTTCGCTTATGAATATCACCAACGGCATATCTGTGAAATCCTCTCGATACTTGGCAAAAGATGTAACGACATGGATAACAGCTTTGTTGAAACACATCAGGACGAATGTGGACATGCCACATCCTATTTCATGGACGAATTTATAGGCCATAACCTCACATACCAACAAATACGGGACGCTAAAGAATCCCGGTTCAGAAAAGCGTGTGATGATTACAAAGAAGCGAACGCCTATTATTATACTCTAAAAAATAACGAGAATAGCACCCGTGGCATCGAAGCGGAACTATACTTTATACGAAAACAAATAAAAGAAGCCGTAAAATGAAGAACAATAAACAGACAGCAGATTTATCATTGGATGAAAATGAACTTTACCAAAAAATGGTCAATTATCTGGCTCCGCTTTATTTTCCGGATTCACTGGATGAAGACAGCATAACCGAACTTGCCGACAATGAATTTTGCCGTGTAAGAGGGATTATTTGCAGAGAATACAAGTTTGACGAAGACAAATATATTGAAGAAAACGCTGGTACATCCCCATTCGATTTTGTTCGTGATAAAGTGGAACACGAAGTATATGCCCGTATACGCAAGGATGAAGATTACATTAATCTTACCGGAATACGGGAACGATATATTCAAACAATCCGTTCAGCAGTAGAGAGGCAAAACAACATTATCGGTACTTTCTACCAAAACAAAGGAATACATTTCCGTGATGACCATGAAGCACTGGAATATGAAACAAGCCCGATTGTTGTAATACATAACTCAACGTTCTTCAATTATGGAGGTTATGAAGCCAATACAGTCTATGAACTATTTATTGATGCCAAAGGATTACTTTTTTGTACCCTGAATGGTGAGGCTGGCGAAAACTTTAACGAGCCTATCGAACATGTACAGATTGAAGGATTGGTTGAAATCACTCATTGGTTGGTGGAACAAGGTTTTATCAATTATCCAGAGATACAAGAATATAATTAAGATAGAAAGTTTTTAAACAAATAACGAGCATGCAAATATGATATATACTCTCTTACAGGATATACACACATACTTGTCAGCAAAGCAAATACTGACCGAAGAAGAACAAAAAATATTCGCACAGTTGAATAAATCCCTTTCCGTAATCATCAAAAATGATGATTCGGAACTGCTAACATCCAATGAAGTCCTGGTACGCATCAGCCGCGCCACCAAACATCCTGTTCTGGTTTGCTATAATGGGGACGGCACATGTTTCTCTCTCCACAATAACACGGTCGAAGAAGATGGATTAGAAATCGAACAGTGGTTACAAGTACAAGGTAAAATGCGTGTCGGTAGCCGTAAATTGCTTGAAGCTGTAGCCGACATCGCCTACAATGCAGGCGTACAACAGCTTTTTGACGGACAAGATTCCCGTGAAGTGATCATGAACCTCATCGATTGGGCAAGACAATTTGAAAAAATCCATGCAGAAACTAATTGGGGCGAAAAAGATTATATGATGGAAATAGAAAGCTTCTATAAAAACAAGATAAAGGAAGAATATCCCAAAGAACTACATGCCTTTACCGATTTTGGAGATTGGGTCAAATGCAACAACTGCGATAAAATCATGCTTCTCCCTATTGGCGTAGAGGTATGCCCTTGTTGCCACACAGAAGGCTGTTTGACATGGGTAAATGACGAACACCAGGAAGCCTTCTCTAAAGATTTGAAATCGGAGTATCGCATAATTTCTGAAGATGAGATTTCCCCGGAAAAGTATCTGGCACAGAACACACTCCGGGAAGAACAAATGATCTGACAAAGAGATAAGGAACATGGATAAAGAAAATGCATTAGACATGGTTCGGACGGCAAGACATCCCGAACCACATGAATTGCAAGCCTATGTTGAGGAACATCACGATACCATAGGCAACATTGATAATGAAAAGGAACTGCTTGACGACTTCGACGAGTGGAAAGAACGGAACGACCTCTTTTTTGAGAAAGTTCAGGATCAAAACTATTGGGCTTCACTCGGATAACACAATGGAAAATAGGCGGCAGTTTCCCAACAAGGATTCTGCCGGATTACTGGAATCAACTTACAAACCATAAAAAAAATCAAAACGATGAAGATATCAGATAAACCAACAGGATATATTTTAATTAAAGCACATACAGACAGTGAGTGGGACTGCTGTGATTTCGCACTTATTTACCTATCGGAAGAATGGAAACGACAGCAGGCAAAAAGGCTTGAGGCAGTAAAGCCTTTTGCGGATAACGACACGTTCAGCTCCATTAATTTCTACGACTCCTCCGTAAACTTCTTCCAGACAGGAGATGAAGACGAGCCCGACGTGGAAGAGTTGCTGGCAGACAAGGAATGGGCATTCGTAGAACTGGATGACGATGACGAAACGGACAGGCTGACTTCACCTGAAAACCGTTTGGAGTGTTATAAGCTCGTAATATACCGTGATGGAAATGCCAGATACGAGGCTATCGGCAAATATACAAACGAGGAGTTCTGGACAAGCGAATTTTCGCTACAACAGCTAACCGAGCAAGCTGTAGAATTTTAAAAGTAGTTCTATATGACTCCCTTTGTAGAACATAAAATAATAAATAATATGGAAGCAGAATATATTCAGGAATGCATTTGTGGTGCCGTCACAGTCACCTTTGCAAATGGCGCGACTAACAGCATGAGTCGTGAAACTTTCAATAAGCTGGGCATCATCGGTGAACATAGCCCGCAAAAATTCTGTAATTGTAACCATTGTGTCAACCATTGGGGTATTGACCTCTGCCAATGCGGTTCGGGACAACCCGTCGGTAAATGTGAATGTGGAAGTAATGAACCCAGTGAAGAACTGGGAGTTAAAAGGGAATTTGTCGGATGGGTGTTCTGAACGAGAAAATCAATGAACTCCACCGCTTGGAAGAACAGTATAAGCAAGAGCGTGACCGTGTTATTCAGGCTATTGAACAAGTGGTACAGGGTGTCGGACAAAATCCCGCCATCAAACCTATTTCCAAAAACGCATTTATCGTTAATATATCCGAACTGATGGACGCTCCCTGGTCTCCCGAATTTCACGACTGGACCATACAAGCCGAACGCTTGCTAATAGTACTGAAGAAAAAACCTGTCAAACAATGGAGTGCTTTTATCAACGGGCTTCTGGAGATAAAGGCAAAACCCGGATGGCAAGGCATCATGGTCGATAAAATCCAATTAAACAGGAAATTCTTACTACAAATCAAGGAACAACTTTAATCACCTAATTCATTTATTAATATGAGCAGTTTTATTTGCAGCAATAAGCATTTTGCTTCCATTGCTAACGGAATCGTACGCATAATTGAAACAAACAACTTTCATGTTTCATATAATCTCAAACAGATAGCGCCCCAAATATATAGCTATAAACAAACATTAAATGAACAATCTGCCATAAAAGAAATCAATTCATTTATTGAAACGCTGATGGATCTGCAAGTGCTTTGTGTGTCCTTGCAATATCGTCATCATTATGAAGGACGCCTGGACCAGGAAATTCGCGAACAGCGTGAAATTCTCCATCTACCGTGCAACAATCCTGTATCACTTTCCGCGGCAGCCCTTCACAAATCCATCCGTTGTGCGCTTTACCAAATCGAAACTGAACATCTTGAAGAACTACGCCCGTTGACATCTAAAGAAAAAGATTGCCTGACATTTTTCCGGCTATTTGCCATCAATATAGCCGATTATATAGTCAGCCATCTGCCGGAGTATGGAAAAGCACCTTGGGGAATCTTATAAAAGAAACCTTATGGCGATAACGAAACCGGATGAAATCCTTCAATTGGAAGAATTCGCTTCATATAAATGTGATAGTGGTTGTATTTTCAATCACCCGGCAGGAACTTTTATAATCAAGTATCTGAAAGTTAAGGGCACAATCTCCCGGACTATACAATATAGGATGGATACCGATGTGTTATGGCGCTTCGGACAACCGGAAGACCTGCTTTCTGTCTATCACCCTGCGATGTGCCTTGAACTTATCAGCCAAAGGCGCTATGGAATGCCGAAACTGTCCAAACCGCTTGAAATAAAAGGTATCCCTGGAAGTTTTGGCCTGCCGTATATATGGGGAGGACAAAATAAAGTAAAAGCCACAAATCAGGTCTTCATAAAAGGGAACGATGTCTTTGTAAAAGTACGGGATTACATGAGCGATACGTTTCGCCCTCCGCTCGGATTTACCGGTGCACCGCTTTCAGTCATCTTGAATAACTTTTTTCCCGAAAAAACAATAAAATCGAAATTTATTTATGACGATTGTTGGGGTGATGTTGTTCTCCGTGGTGAAGCGTGGGTCTGTTTCAGGAATGTGATCCCACTGATAAAGGAAGAACAACTAATAATCAGTTTACCGGCTTTGATTAAATTAAGCCGGAAACTTCCGGGATTTGGAAGAGATTGGGATTTCTTCTGTGAGGAATTAATTAATCAGATAAAAAACGAATCGAACAAGGAATAATAATATGAAAACCATGAGTATAAAAAAACTCTTATCCGATTTTACAGCCCGGCAAATATCCTATTCCGAACAGGTAGACAAGTTGTTCAAGGGGGAATACCGGGATAGTAACAAATGTTTTCACTGTTCCGTCAATGCCGTAGAGAGCGTTATTATACCTTTATTTAATGCTCTGAAAGAGCATTTTCCCCGGTTGCAGTTACCGGATAAAGACCAATACGGCTTGGCTGGCGGTTTCTATAAAATGACAATCGGTGGACGGGTTATCGGAGGATTCTCTTATCCCCGGAAAGGAGACAGTTTTCTCCTTTATACTCCCTTTACTGGCAATCCCGGAAACAAGGAAAATTATAAGATTTTCGGTCTGCAGCAAATAGTCCGGATAATCCGAAAACAATTAAACTGATTCAGATAAAATGAAAGTATTTTTCATCCTCGATTCCTGCTTTTCAGCTGAAACGGGACATACAGAATAATGATAAAGCAAAAAAACGATGAAACAGAATAATCCCGAAGAAAGGCCACTCGGTGTTGAACACCAATGGTCACACCAACATCTGTCGTCATGGCTACAGGACGGTATGGCATATGCAATCACACTCGACGATAATATCTGCATCACCGATGCCGTATTTCACTATTGCACCCTGTTCGGCAAACATTATTTTACCAAAGGGGCAAGCGTGTATCCCATTGAGAATGTGCAAAGTCATTCCTTGACAGGACACAAAATACCCTCGCCTCCTGATGCTGCCACACAAGAGCAAGCATCCTCCGCTTCCGATTACCTTGCCATTACCGACGATTACGACGCTTCCATCAAAGTGATTACAACCCCCGACACTAATCCGGTAATATTCCGCCGTCGTGTAAAATGCCAAATGCTTTCCGGACTGTCGCAAGAAGAAGCCGAACGGATGGTTTCAACCACTCCAATGGAACTTGAACTCTTTTACGAAATAGGTTTAGGAGGATTTGCCATCGATGCTGAAGCGGTTGGGAACACACCGCTCTACAGTCCATACACCGGCCAAGAAATCCCGGACGAGACAACTTAAAAACAGACCAGCTATTTAATTCATGGCGGTGAGTGTAAGCTCTCCGCCTTTTTTATTTATAAACTATTTAAAATCAATCATTATGGCAACATTAACAACATTACAAAAAAATCAGAAGCAGTTCGATTTCAAAACAAACAACATTGAAGTCATGGACATTGACACCCTACAGCGTACTCACAAAGAGAACAATGTGTATGGAAGTCCGCTCAAAGGCATCTACCATTACCAGGCCATTCTCCAAGTAGCTGAACTATGCCGCAAACATAACCTCAACTACGAAATAGAGGAAATCTTCGCTGCCCAGAATAAAAACAAAACCGAACCGGGTGTTATCGTACTCCCCGAAGTCGAAAAAACATTTGGCGAAAGAGCGGTCGAAGCACATGTACTAAGGCGTATCTTTACTACCATCCGCATCAAGGAGTGGGAAACGGATGAATTGACCACTACGTTGGTCATCGCATTCCACCAAGACGGTATCCAGGTCGCTATCGGCCCCTGCGTAAAAATCTGCCACAACCAATGCATTCTCTCTCCTGAACGCAGTGCATGCAACTACGGCAAAAACAAACTTTCCACCGAAGAACTCTTTGAGCGTGTAGACGAATGGTTGGAAAACTTTGAAGAACAGATGACCGAAGACCGGGAACGCATCCGCCGGTTAAAACAAAAAATTGTAACCCCGGTAGAATTGTATGCATATATCGGATTGCTGACCGCACTCCGTGTTTCACACGACAGTTCGGACAAACGCCTTTCCTCACAGGTTGAGACTTATCCGTTAAACCAGGGGCAAATCTCCATCTTCACAGAAGAACTGCTGAAACTCAACCTGACAAAGAAAAACATCACGGCATGGGATATTTATAATATCGCCACCGAACTCTATCATCCCGGCAAAACGGATTTCCCGTCTATGATACCGCAAAACGGGGCACTGGCTGAATTACTTCTCGGCGAATCACCGCTGGGCGAAGCATAATCTAACAAATCCGGGATAACAATTATATCCCGGATATAAAATTTAATCTGTATGACACGCATAAAAGGACAACTCACAACAGCGGATTACCTCCCTATCGATGACTATTGGCGTTTAGTGAATGGGCTTCATGATGATGGCAGTTATTTTTGGGAACTCTTTTGCAGGCTCGCTTTCTGCACGGCATTAAGAGGCAATGATGTCCTCTCGTTACATTGGACCGACATACTGGGAAAGGAAAAGACAACGATCAGGGAACCTAAAACAAATAAAAAACGCAGAATTCGCTTTCATGCCTCTGTGGTCCAAAAAATACAGGAATTGTACGAACTGCTGGGACGCCCACCTGTCAACCGTTTTGTCTTCTACAACGAAGAGACAAAAGGCCACTACACTTTAGAATATGTCAACCGCACTTTAAAAAAGTTCCGGGTCAAGTACCGGCTACCCATAAAAGCTTTCTCAACCCACACATTCAGGAAAAGCTTTGGACGGCACATCTGGGAAACAAACGGACGAAGTTCCGAATCACTGATTAAATTATGCCGTGTCTTCCAACATTCCAGTTTGGACATCACCATGGTATACCTGGGTATCAGGCAGGAGGAAATTGATGCCATTTACGAAACAATCCACTTTTAATTTATTAAAAACAGCCCGTACTAAAAACGGTTCGGGCTTCTTTTACCCTATTATTTACCAAGAACAGCAAACAAATGGGAACACATGCATTTATCGGAAAAAAACTGCCGGACGGCAAAGTGAAATATATCGAAGTACATTATGACGGCTACTTCTCATGGACAGGACGTATCCTGCGGACATTCTACCGCACAGAAAAACGTGTCGACGCCCTGCTCGAACTCGGAAGTCTTTCCTCTATCGGAAGTACACCGTATGGAAAGAATTTAATGCCACCAAAAGAATTAGATCAGATACATTGCCGGGCTTATATCCGCGATTTCGGCTATACGGATAAAGAATTCCTGCCACAAACAGCTCCCAATAAGAAGCAGTTTTTCGATGATGCCGGCATTGCTTACTTATACGAAGACGGCAAGTGGTATCAATCATGCCAGAAACATATTCAGGATATATCCTCATGCCTTCTAACACATTACGAAGAACCGGAATCCATATATCCAAACATCAATCGGTGCGAAATATATTCAGTTAATACCGATTCTACCTTACAACGCCTAAAGCAGCCCCCTCAGTTCTGGAGCCTGCTTGAAGAACTGGCCACGGAAGAACAGAAAACATTCTATGTGTTTCGCAAGAACCAGCTCATCAAAATCGTTGCTCCGGCAGTAAATTCCGAGAAGGAGAATATTATAAAAGAATTGCAGGAATGGAACAAAACCATACTGAAAACACAGGCAAAACCATTCCTCACCCCTTTAGATATTGACATACTGTTTTCTGACGAAGACTTTGATGACGATGAAAAAGCGGATAAGACCAACATTGCCCTCTACAAGACAGACAGCATATTGGAAGGCACCGTCATCTACTGGATTAATTTCCCGGCAATGGCCGACTATTTTATTAGCGAAAATGACTGTTCTTCCGAAGCATTCAAAGAACAAGTTCACATCTCTATCTTTCATGAAATCGGTCATGCGTTATTTGAGAAATTTTTCGACTGGTATCACGAAGGCGATGATGAATACGACCAACTGATTGATTCATTCCCGGACAAAATCATTGCTTCCCTTTTCAGTAATTGGAACAAAGAGACAGAAGAAAAGCTGGTCGAAGAATTTGCAGCTTTGCACTATGAAAACAGAACAGAAGAAAGTCTATTGTTCCAGTTATGTAAAAAGATATACAACGAACCCTTAAACGCTTAAAACAATGAGTAATATAGTAAAAGCTGTATCCCAGCTACCCGAGACACTGATTACCCCGGAAATCGTTCAGGCTGCTGCCCAAGAACATAACCCCCAATTACTGCAATACCTTCCGGCAAAATACATATCTCAGGAACTTATTGACCTGATTTTTGAAACAGAAAAGAAGAATAACTTTGATACATGGAGTTTGTCTTATATCCCTGAAAAAAGTCGGAATTACGATATCTGCTTACAGGCCGTAAAAAACGATATAGAGAACATCAAAGGTGTTCCCACCGAACATCGTCACGGTGAAATCCTGGGCGAAGTGGTGGTACAAAGCAAGGTTTTGCATCTGTTACCCCTTATACCGGCCTCGTCATGGACAAAACAACAGGCAGTAACCCTGATCGAACATCTTAGGTATCATTACGGAGTCTGTTCATACAAATCCGACCAATGGGTGAGAGCCTTTCTCAAAATCCAAATAGCTCTTTCCTTTGTTCCACCCGCAATCCGGAACTTTTCTTTCTATCTGCATTTGCTTGAAAAAAATATCATTCCGGCATCTATGGCGTATGAAATCACACCGCCTAAATTCAAAAATTATAAGTATTATCTTATCCTTGCCGGAAAAGATGCCGCATTGCTACCGGAACATGTATTTGATTATGAAATCTTTCGTAAGGTATTATGTTCCCCGAAAAATCAAACAGACCGTATTTTGGACAACAAAAAACTCTGTCAGAAACTTCTGGAATGTCTGGATGAAACGTTGGCCGATGCTATTGCACGAACTGCTCCACGATGGTTTAGCAACCTGCCACCAAAGTTCCGTACTGCTAAAAGATTAAAATTGGCAATAGAAAGCGATTCCGACCATTGTTATGATTCATATTTGATAAATGAAAAAAGAGATAGACGGCTGTTGACAAAAGATGTTTGTGAAACATATATCCGCCATGCTTCTTGTTATCCAAAGTTTCCGGCAAAAGTCTGGACCCCTGCCTTTGTGAATTACTGTGTGAAACAAAGTAAATCGTTACGTTGGTTACAACAAGTTCCGCGACACTTGATTACTTGGGAAGCCGGCACAAGGGTCTTTCAAGAAAATACGGCTTACATAGATTGCCTTCCTCTTTTCCATATCACTCCGGAACGCGCAAAACGATATTTCCGGGAAAATCCGAATAATAAGAACGACCTTCCACAGCGTTACTTCAAAGACTTCTCCGAATATACAGGACTGCCCTGGCAATTCTTCGGCGGCGAAGTCTCATTGTTGCAACTGAAACATCAACGGCTGAATTATACTTATTGTAGAATTGGAACAACTTATATCGGCATCTATTGGAAAGAGGGCTTAAAAAACTATAGAGTGATCATGACAAGGGCTTCCAACCGTTATATGCCGGCAGAACTTGTATTCAAGAAAGAAGTTCCTACTTTTCATAAAACATGGTTAGAAAAACTGCTGTCAGACAATGATCCGAAGTTTGTAAAACCGAAAGTTGATAAATCCCTTTTAGATGTACAGGCAATCAGTTATTATGGGGTACAACCGATGAAGAACATATGGGGTACGGAAATATTCTGCAATACTTTTATGGGGCAACCCATCGGTTATTGTGCCCGCAAGGAAGGTATCACTTATCATACAGACAACTGTGGTAAAGAGTTGTTTGAAGGATTGAAACTCAAGCTTCAGGAAATGGCTGTACCGGCAACCCTTAAAGACGATTTGAAAGAGTTCACCCAAGATTATCTTCACTCCACATACGGATTCTGTTATCCGGGAATGGCGGCTTTCATTGAGGACTATAATCTGGACTCGAAACGGACATATACAGCTCTCCAACTCCGTCAGATCGTGGAGCAACAGGGACATAAATCCTCTATACGCCGGTTCAGCCGGGAATTGAAAAAAATCCATGTTATTTAAAACTACATCAATGAATAAATTTGAAAATTGCGAAGACGCCCGGAATAAAGGCTCAATATATCTGTTATACACTTGTGATGCCTGGCATACCAACGACAGCCGGCAGCTTATTGCCCCGTTTTCCTCTCCGGAATCCGTATACCGGCATCTTGAAAGGAGCAGAAAGAAATACCACCTGAGTGATTGGGATATGGAATTTTTTAAAGACCATAGCCAGACACAACGCCAAGGGGAAAATCTGATGATGGATACGTATGAAATAGACCCCGAGCCGGAAGAAGAAAACCTGGACACTCCATTTTATAACAAAGTGTTTTCATCCGGTACCACACAACTCACACGCCGCGAATTGGAAGAAATGCCATGCCCTTTCTATACGAAAGAAATCAGCGACGAAATGATGCAGCAAATAGTTTCGGATGCGGATAAGGAAATCAAGGAATGGGATTGTGATGATAGCAATGACGAATTGGAATTCAAATCCGATAACATCCGAATCAGAGAAATTGAGGATGCCGCAGTCCGGCATAACGTCCCGTATTACGAAGATTTAGACTAACTGTTAAAACATAAAATGATGACCAAAGAACAAAAAATTAACATGCTGCTCGCATTCCTTGCCCCGATTGTCTTTGAAGGCAAGGACGAAAACGCGGAAACTGCACCTCAAATTACATTTTTATCCGCTAACGAAGTACAAATCGGGGGATTCCCCGGTGAGCAACTTCCCGTAAACAAGGTGTATCCGGATAATCCACTGAAAGAATATCTCGAAAAAATTGTCAATTATAACCATGCGGATGAAAGAAAGAATTGGGAAGAATGTTGTGTGGAAGAAGAGGATATAGAAGAACTGGAAGAAGAGGGTATTGACCTTGAAAATGACTATATCCCGACTCTTTGCCCTGACCATATTTATCATACGATCAACAAATTGGGGGATTTGATAGAAACTGTTACGAAACCATCCGAAGATTCTCCGGAAATCGACTATTCAGGTTATCTGGAAGATAACCGTTTCCTTGAATTTATCCGGCATGAATACGACCTTAAAGAATGCTCCCCAACGGCAGTAGAAATTGCAGCCTCTGCCTTTGGCTGTATGGACAATGCCATTCATGAATTTAACAAATGGAACAAATAAACACATCGTTCGCCATAATGATGACCAAAGCCGCTGCGATACCTCCGGGTGTCAAGGCGGCTTTTTTAATGAAATGATTCTGCCCCATATAACACTTATAACAACTACTCTTCAGAAAAGAAAAACGAAATAACAATGAAAAATTCAGAACCTATTGAATATAAAGGAATCCAATATCCCGGTGCTCACCTTGACATGGGAAACTCCATTGGATGTATCCGCATATCCGTCCAATCTCTATTGGATGAGTTGAATAAAGATGGCCTTGATGATGAAGACCCGCCGAAAGAAGTAACCGGTGTGGATGATTTAATTGCTTATTATGTCACCGATGAAGAATTTCTTCTCCCAGTCAGCGAAGTCAAAAAGATTGTCCGAACGGCCTACGATGAAAAAGAACCGACTTCCGCCTGCAACCGAAAATCCATCCGCGAGCTGAAAAAAGGGGACTTCTTCCGTTTAAAGGAATCGGATACTGCACCGGTCTGGGTACGTGGCGAATATATTCCGGCACTCAAAAAGTTCAGTACTCACAAATTTGATGACGTAAACCATGAAGGTCTCCTTTCTGGGGATACCAAAGTCTTTATCGGTTTTACTTTTTAAATTGTGACAATTACAAACAACAGATAAGAAAATATTTCATCAACCTGTCGTAGATTGGACAGGTCACACTTAAAAACATACGGATATGGGAACAAGAACCATTTATTTGACAGTGCGCCTCGATATCGGCAATCCGAACGTCGAGGAAATCTCCGACGATGATATTGAGGAAATCGTCAGCGAGCTGGATTACGAATTTAAAAATTACGGAGACTATGAAATCGAAAGCGAAATCTGCGGGAGGAACGATGAGAGTGACCTTTAGGAAATATTCAGATGGGCAAGTCATCGCCCTTTTTCCGGATATACCTTGGAATAGGTATCGTGGGGAGGTTACCTCATACATGCACTTGGGACAACACAGCGGAGCGGACTATAGTGGTACGATAGCTGCAACCAGACCGGCATCGGAGAATGAATACAGCGACCTTTTGGACGAACTGAAGTCAGCCGGATATGAGAATTTCAACATTGTAAAACAATCAAAAGCATAATATTATGACACAAGAGATGCAAAAAGAGATACTTTCCAATCATTATGAAGGATGTCTCAATCTCTGGAAAAGAGAGGGAAAAGACGAGATTACGGCCATGGAAATGGCATTGCGAGAACTCAGGGAAGTCAGGACGAATCCACTGTCCCCACGCAATGTGACCATGGAGCCGGATATTGTTGCTGAAGTGGCTCAGAGGTACCGTAAGAAAATAGATGAGCTTATGACGGCGACCATCGACCCCGATGATGAAAATGTCCGTCGTTGTGCCCATTGCGGTAAACCGATGATGGAAGGCTATCATTTGGGTGGGGAATATGCCTGCTCGGAGGAATGTGCCCTTGCTCTGTACGGTGGTGACAGGGAGCAGATGGAAGAAGATCTGAGCCATGCGGAGGAGGATGACGGAGAATGCTACTGGACGGAATGGGAGTCTGTTTATTTTGACTAAAACAAAAACATGAGAAAGATACCCATTTGCCCAAACTGATACATCCCGACCACCGCATGGTTCTAACAGAACAGCTGCGCAGACCTGATAACGGGAAATAATGAACATTTAAAAACAAAGATACCAAAGTCTTTATCAGTTTTACTTTTTTAAATATAACAAAAACAATAGATTAAGCCAAGATCACCCGGTCCTGGCTTTTTTATTGTTTCTGATAAGAATCAATTTATGAAACAGAAAAATTCCACTTTAACTCCTGCTCAAATAAAAAAGACAGTGGGAATCAGCTATCTTGGTGGCTGCAACTCTCCGAAACTCGTTAAAAGTCTCGAACGGAATGTGATGACTTACGGTGTTTATCTTGCCCCTGGTAATTTGAGTGGGTATCAAGTATGTCCCAATTCAGATAATTGCTGCAAATACTGTTTGAACGGTTCCGGCAGAAACAAAATCGAACTCTTGACCTATAAGGAGGGTGGTCCAATCCAACAATCCCGCATCAAGAAAACGAAACTTTTCTTCCAGGATCGTCCGGCATTTATGCGTTTACTTATCCACGAAATCAACCAGGCACGAAAAAAAGCGGAACAGGCCGGCATGACACTGGCCATACGCCTTAATTGTACCTCTGACATCAATCCCGAAGAATTTAAACTGGACGGTAAAAATATCCTCCAACTATATCCGGATATCCAATTTTATGACTACACCAAAGTATTCAGCCACGCCGGACTTCTTGATAAATATGGCAACTACGACCTTACTTTCTCATTCAGCGGTGAAAACTGGGCAGACTGCGAAAAGGTATTGAAAAAAGGGTATCGTGTAGCGGTTGTCTTTGAAGATACTCTTCCCAAAACATTCAAAGGTTACCCCGTGATTGACGCCAACGGGTACGATGCCCGTTTTTTAGACACCGGTGGAATCATTTGCGGATTAACATACAAAAGAGTTGCAAACGATTATGTGAATGGAAAGTTCCAACGACCCGAAACCACGTTTGTCAACCTAAGTACCGAGGACATCCCGGATGAACTGCAAAAAAATAATAAAACGGTGAATCTTTCACCCCTTCACCCCTTAGTACCCTACACTTTATAAAAGACAACAAAATGGAAAAAATATCTATCCAAAAACTCGGCCGATTGGTGTGCGACCTTCCGGTAAACGGCAACATCTACGTTCAACAATACGCAGACAGCGAACTCTTCGGTATCACATGTTTAAATCTGTTTGAAAGCGATCTGATCATAATCTCCCATTTTGGAGGCGGTTTTGCTTCAATGTTTGATACGTCTATAAACAATGAAGAAAAAGAAATATATTCATGGTTGCAACATGCTCTTGGGGCAGACAACAAAGAAAAGATAGTTTTTGTGTTGACTGAGGAGGAAGTACAGGACGAACAGCCTCCCAGAAAGGAACTCTGGGGTGTTACTTTCCGCGTGAGCCAACCCGGTTCCCCCTCTTACCGGACACTGGCTATTTCCGAATGTCCCATCTTCCCCACACAAGAAGAAACTGAGGCATGGATTGACCGCCATAAGGGGCTGCGCTATGATTCCGCCTTCTATGCGGAAGATTGCAGCGAACCAAAAGCTGTATTAATCGACCGATGGACGCAAAACAAGGAAGATGTGACCTCCGAAACAGAAACTAAGGCTTCTTTGACTACTGATTTTACAGGTCGTATCTGCAGTTTACGCAAAGATATCATCAGTAATATCATCTCGATCTTCAAGGTAAATCACCTTTCCGAAATAGATTTCAAAGGAATTATTACTGATATGACCGATGTACTTTGGTGCGAGGGGAATGGAACTTGGCACGATTCGCCTGTTACCGCTGTTTCATTGACCGAAAAAGGAATTAGTTTAACGGTTGAAGATGCCGACGAGGAAGTAAGCGATACCCTTGATAGTGAGAATTTTGATTTGGCATTTACAAATCCCGCCTGGCTCGCGAGCATCCGCGATAATATCCTCGAAGCAATCGACACGACAAAACATCTGAAAAACGATACCCAGCTTTCATTGTTCAAAGAATGGAATATCTATGTCGATGACAATGAAGAAGAACCCCTCTATGCCAACGTTTCCATCCGTTTCAAGGACGACGGCAGCGAAGGCGAAGTAATAATTTCCTTGACGGACCATTCCGAAGAAACAGCCGACCGGGTATTCCATTATGCACATTCCTTGCAGGAACTGATCGAACTGGCAGATGCCAATCCGGAAGCTACTGTGCAGAATTTTATCATCCTCAGTCTGAACAGCTACTCGGACACCATCGATAACATATAGGAACTTCAATCTTAGATACGAATAACATACATTATGAAATACAAAGAATATAATATCGAAATAACACCTGCGGGTAATACCAGTATTGACCATACCGATGACATCTGTTGCACGGTTTACAAACAGAATCCGAATGCCGATCAGAAAAATGTAGAAATTGGACACTTTACCGTTACAGCCAATGAAATTGGAGATTATGGGTCACTTGAAGCAGCCATCATTGGCTATATGCATCGTGATTATCCCGACAACAATCCGGCAGACGAGGAACGATACAGCAAAATAAAGAAACTGGAAAAACAACTGCAAGCCGAACAAAAGGCATTACTCATTGACATTCTTAACCGTAACGGAAGACACATCACCTCATATCCTGTTCCTGACGAGGATGGAGGTGTCGAATATCCCATCACAATGGCTTTTTATGGTAAGCACAGCAGCTCCAACATCAGTATAACGGATGTGTATTTGAATGAAGCCGGAGTACCTTATGTGGATGGGATTGATGAAGCAACCGGTTCTATCGAACGTGGATTCAGGGTCTATTCCGAACAATGTTCGTGGGTACTTGACTTTGTTACGATTGCCCTCAGTTTCCAAGACACAGAAGTTTAAGCAATCAATCAATTTAATAATCAATTAGAACAAATAAATCTATGGACTTACACAAGTATTACAAAGAAAAAAAGGACGATATCAATTCATCTATCATGGAAATAGCCAGCAATCTGGCTACTGCTCGCCTGAAAGACGCACACGACCTGCCTTCCGAAGATTTTATCGAACCGGAAGACCCCGACGATCCAGATAATGATTGTACTCGTTTTAAAGACAAATACCAAGACGAATTCAATCGCTATTACGACGAAGAATATAATCGCATAGCCCATCTGATGAAATTCGATTATGCCGAAAACGACGGCATCACAAAAGAATAATCTATGTCAACTAAAGTAATATTCAGAAAATATAAAGACGGACAGATTATAGCATTGTTCCCGGAAATACCATGGGATACTTGTACACATACTGTCAGTTCCTATATGCATCTTGGTCAACATGGAGGTGCTGACTATGCAGAGACAATCCCAATTACTCAACCAGCTTGTGAAAACGAATATCAAGGATTACTCACCGAACTGGAAGCCATAGGTTATACGGAACTTCGCATTGTAAAACGGTCAAGGTCCAAGTTTCACTAACATTTTAATCATTATGAGAAAATTTAAAGAAGGACAACGAGTATGGTGGAATGACCCTGCCGATGAAACGTCTGGTGAATATAAAGTGCTGGACCCTAAAGATGAATACAACTCCGATATTACTGAAGAGGATATAGTAGATTTCGATGATCGGATAATTCTGGTAGGTAACGGAGTTAGTGAAGCGGAAGTGTATGCTGAAGAACTTGACATACTTAATCCGCTATCACTTCCTGAAATGGAACAAGTTGAGGCTTTAAAGAAGCGAAGTCAGAATTTTCGTCAAGAGTTGATAAAAAAAATGGAAGAGACCATAGCCCAGTGCGACAATCAGACACTATCAGTAAAAGGGTATTCATGCAAAGCCTGTGATGAAGACCACAATCCTTGTTGTGTCACTGAATTTAGTTTGCAGAATGGGGTATTATATGCTGCTTTGGAATATAATAACAAACAGAAAAGTCTGGTTACCGTTGCAAATCTCTGTATTGAAGAGATGTTTGACGCTTTTTATTTGTTACTAAGCAACACTTAAAGACTTCAAATCTGTGTCTATAAATATTGCATTGAGGCAACGTACTCCATTTGTATCATCCTATCAATATTAAAAATCACTCAAATATAAAATGATAAAAGCAACAGTAATATTCGGCGAAGATGCCGTCCGAAGGTACGAAGAAACCGGAAAACTTCCGTCAGCAAAATGGCTGAATAAAAACGGAGGTGTCGTCGATAAAGTCGAATTCAAAACAAAGGCTGAGTTTGATGCCTATTCAAAAGCACTTAACGATGTAGATGGCTGGTATAATTCATCAATTCTTCTTTCCGAAGAAACCGGGGAAGATTGTCCTCATTGCAAAGAGTGGCGTTCTTTCTTCTCAGCTAAAAAAAGTACAACGTACTGTCCCGACTGCGGGCAGAAAATTCTCAATTAATTATGCCGTACAAAAGTGAAAAAATAAAGATCAGCGGAACCAAGCATGACCGCAGACAAAAACTGACTCCCGAACAGAAAGATGAAATTCGACATCTTTACTACACCACCGATACCAGTCAGCGCAAGCTGGCAAAGCAGTTCGGTGTCAGCCGCAGGTTAATCACCTTTGTCCTTGAACCTGAACGCTACGAGCGCAGCCGTGAACGCCTGAAAGAGAAAAAGTCCAAAGGCTTCTATCGGCAAAGTAAAGAACAATGGGCAGCCTCCATACGTGAACATCGCCGGTACAAACAACAGCTCTTCCTACAAGGAAAAATTGTTCTGAATACCAACTCTTAAAAACTTTTATCCATGTTCGTTATATGCACAAAATGCGGAAGCACAAATGCAACCTGCGATGTTTTCATCAACCGATAGTAATAGTTGGGGATACCGGTAAAATGCCGCATATTGCCATGATGGTTTCTTTAACGACCAGAATCAATATGTACGATTCATAGAATAGGGATACCGAAAAACAATAATAAATCAAAAACGAATGATACTCAATATCGTAAAAAACAAATTAGACGCCTCTTGTATTGCAAACTACGTAAAAAATGTCTTTGACAAATCCGAGGTGAACATAAAAAAAGACTACTCAATATCTGTTGATATTGAAGTAACCGGTGAAAATGGATTATATAGCTTGGAAGGATTAAAAGAATTGGAATACTATTTTAAAGATTATGACATAAGAATATGGTAATATTCCATCCGTAATATCCCGTATGGGTATTTTGTATAAGACTGCATAACTGCAGGCATTATCTCATATCCGGTCTCAATTCTTTTTCCCACCAGTATTCGTCGTCATATATCCGTTTATGCCAAGATTCCACCTTTTCTACGGTTTTCATTACATCTAAACAGCTTTCATAATGGATAACCTTCATGTTCAATTCGTGAATAGTCTTCTCTTGGGTATATACAACATAAGACAAACAGCCGGTAAGGCATACAAAAGCAATAAATCCGGCGACAACCCAATGGGGTAAATCCCAAATACCATAACTTAAATAATTCCGTCCCATACTTTTAGTTATTAAGGACCGGACATAAAAAACGTGCCCAATCCAGAAATAAGGCACTCTTGAGGTGCGGCTAACAACCCATACATAACCATATAACTGAACGGGCACGCATATCGTCGTTTGACAACATACGAACTTCCTTTCAGTTCGGTTATGTATTTGAATTTTAGCCGCTTTCAAAAGTACCAAACTGATTACTAAATGATACTCTTCCGGAGTACCGCTACAAAGATACGAAAAGTTAATAAATAGAATATAGTTATGAAAAAAGAAACTCTGAAATTACTCCCCATGCCTCCCCGGAGCGCAACGGAATGCTATCCTTATGAATCTCTCTACAATTTACCGCCCACCTATAAGGAAGGAGCTAAAAAAGTGATTCTCGTCCGTGACCTTTTCCACAGGGATGGACGCCCTTCATGGAAAGCCGGTACAAAAGGGATAATTATCCCCATTCAACGTCTGGCCTTAGCCGAATTGTTCGAGAATATCCGGATGTTCCATGAACACTATGATGATTGGAAAAAATATGGCGGATATTATCCGTGCCGGTTGGATTGCACCTACGACTTCTTTCCCTTGTATACCGATAAACAAGGCAAGACTCGTCCTTCCCAGTATCATACCCACATCAGTTTCGCGGATTTTCAATATTTATAGTATTCAACCTCCATGATGGACAACAAAATTAACCTACTCAGTTACGATAAATATATCGTCAGCTTTTCCGGAGGTAAGGATAGTACTACGTCCTTTCTCTACTTGCTCGATCACGGAGTTTCTATCGACCGCATCGAATTATGGCATCAGGAAGTGGATGGCCGCGAAAACACCTTCTTTGACTGGGAAGTCACTCCCGATTACTGTCGTCAATTTGCAGAAGCCTTCCATGTGCCTATCTATTACCAATGGAAAGAAGGGGGCTTTTACCGTGAAATGATGCGTGATAACTCCCGGACGGCTCCAAACTGTTTTGAACGTCCGGACGGGAAGATAGGCAGGGTCGGAGGAAAACGGGGAAAACCGGGCACACGCCTTAGATTCCCCCAATGTTCACCTGACCTTAGAGTACGCTGGTGTTCATCTTATCTGAAGATTGATGTCTGTTCCGCAGCAATTATCAACCAGCCACGTTTCAAGAATATCCGGACACTGGTAATAAGTGGAGAACGGGGCGAAGAATCCGCCGCCCGTGCCAGCTATGCCATCTTTGAACCGGACAGGGCAGACCTTCGGGACGGCAAGCAATTCACCCGCCATGTGGACCGCTTTCGTCCGCTTCGTGACTGGAAGGAGCAACAGGTCTGGGAAATCATCGAACGTTACCGCGTGAGAGTTCACCCCTGCTATTACATGGGGTGGTCCCGCTGTTCCTGCAAGTTCTGCGTTTTTGGAAACAAAAACCAGTTTGCAAGTGCCAACCATATTAGCCCTCAACAAATGAGAAAAGTCATTTCTTTGGAAGAACAATTCGGTTGGACAATGAAACGCGGCATAAGTTTACCTGCCCTAATTGCAGCCGGAACTCCCTATAAAAACATCACTGAAGAACTGAAACAGCTTGCAATCGGTTACAACTATGACCAACCGATTATCTTGCCTTCTGATGAAAAATGGAAATTACCCGCTGGCGCATACGGAGAAATGTGTTGCGGGGCTACATAATCAATCACTCATAAACAACAATCTTATGGATATTCAAAAAGCAATGACAGACTATCAAAAACACTTTGATGAGTACTACAGCCAATTTGGAAGTAAAACTCCCAAGAATCAAAAGAAACTGAAACGTCCCAATTTTCTTAATGAAGTAATACTGCCCATACTTAACGCCCTGCCGGAGGCAATGCCTGGATACAATTTTGCACCACCGCCTGCCGATTACACGATGTATGGTGAATACTATCGTGTGAAAGGGGGAATAATATTGTATGGAGGCTTTTCCATTAGCGATAACTTTGAGTTGCTTTTCACTCCCTTATTCCATGGCCAACCGTCCGGAGAAACCGTTGAAATCCGTACACTCACCCAATTTACGGAAATCCTTCGGAATATCTACAAACGACGTAAAGAACAAGAATAAAAATACGGGAATGTTGAAAATGAACAGAATCAAGTAATTTTGTAAACCGAATTATTGTATATTTGCCCGCAGACTTTCATTCGTATGGCAACCGGAAGATAAAACTCCGTCATTTAACCAGTTACAACAGAAAGCCTATACGGCTCATTTACAGTAAAGTTATATACATCTATCAGCATGAAAAAAGAAGAAAGAATCAATCAGGCTTACAATAAAACAAAGGAAAAACATGGCAATGCAACCATTATTCTTTTCCATGTCGGAAATTACTTTGAAGCCTATTATTCCGATGCCGGTGTTCTTGCCCAATTGACTAAATTAAAGCAATACACAGTATCCGGAACAATTCCATTCGTCCGTTTTCCTGCCGATGAAGTAGAACTATACATGAACAAACTGGCCGATGCAAACCATTCCGTGTACATCTCGGAAGTCCGGGGAGCATCCGGTCGCCATATCTTAGAAAGCTTATGAGTTTCAGACAAAAAGCCGACGACTTTGTATTTCTTACAATTATCATCGGGCCAACTACATGCATCATCCTTCTGATTATCATCATCGGACTGGTCAAAGGCTGTGTAGGGGATGATATAGACCCGATGGATAATTCGATAAACAAAGCAAAGGAAGTCGTTACCCACCTTCATGTGGTGGACAGCACAAAAAACGGTTTCAGAGTAGTCTATGCCACTACAAATGCCGTTACCGAAGAACGCCTCGAAGAAATCCGTTCCCGTAAACCCATCCTTGACGCTTTCGAGCGTCTCCAGCACGATGCCCCCATACACTGGGGCGGAAGCCTGATGGATACCGACATCTGCGATTTCGCACTTTTTGCTCGCAAATACAATGTGGATAAAGATATCCAAATCCATAACATTTTTGTTGAGGGCATAGAGAAAATGGAACTTTATATCCAGCCCAACCCCAACCTGCCCGATTGTGCCAAGTGGATGAACCACGGGACAAAACAAGGCGTCCAATACCTGAATGCCGATGATATAAATTACCGTATACCTGCCGGGAGAAAAATATATAGATATTGGAAATGCAACAACCTCTTCCAATACTCTGATACTGACGAGCGTTTCAGCCATTTTACAGAGAAAGAAAGACTCTGGTAAATCACATATCCCCCTATATATTTCGTTCCTAACAGCCTGAAAATTAATGATTAGACAGTTTGTAAATATCAAACTATTACCTTATATTTGCCGTATTACAGTAAAATTTGAACGAGTTTTTAGATTATTAATTGATAGAAAATACAGATTGAAGATGAAAGAATAATTTATGGCATCAGAAACATCGCAATTAAAATTTGCGAAATCGGAGCATACGGGAGAATTAATCGGTTTTGTATCCCGCAACTCCGTTACTCATAAGTTGAAAGGAGTTCGCGAGGACTCAAGATACGGGAAACAGATTTGCGTACTTTCAGAGAATTTGAAAGGCAAAGTGGAACCCAACGTTCTCTACGACGTAGAGCTGAAAAAAATGCATAAAGCAAATGGCTACGTGGTTGTTGCGGCAACCCCGGCTCTCTTTAGAGCACAAGTAGAAACGGTCCTTGTCCCAAAGTCACTTTATCAGGTGACGGTCAAGTTTGGATACAAGGTATTTTTCTTCGACCCGAAAGACGGTAATGGTCCCCAAAGCCGGACAATGGAAGGATTGCTCTCCATTCTCAATGAGCGAAAAGACATCGAGAACAAAGAAGGTGTCATCCAGGATTATCTTCAACAAGCGGAGATGTTAGTCCGGCGAATGGAAAAGGATGGTTTTATCTATACAGGAAAACGAATTTCAGAACTTCGATGAACCTACCGCAGAAGGGTATAGCAACCGATGCTGCTCACTCCATGAAAGAGAGGTTAACCCGTTTTCGGGCGGTTGACCTCTCTTCGGGAGAAGAGTTATTCTCGGAAGCAATCGGAAACCAAACGGCAAATATCGGGGAGTTTTTAGGCATTGTAGCCGCCGTCCGATACATACTCGAAAACGATTTCACCCCCGCGGTTATCTACTCGGATAGCCTCACGGCAATCACATGGTTTCACAACAAAGCGACAGCTTCTTCACGCCGTTGTGCCGCACTTCACAAAGCGGAAGTCTTTCTCCGGGCAATGTCAACCCGTGTAGACGCAATAGAAGTTCGCCATTGGGATAATCGGAAATGGGGGGAAACACCCGCAGATTTTGGTAATAAATAGTAAAAGTATGAATAAAAATAAAAGGGGTGTTTATCGCACACCCCCAAAGCGATTAAATGAGTCCAAGACTCTGAGCGACAAATATAATTTGAGCAAATTTATACGCCCAATCGATTGCTTTGTCAGCTATCTCTATTTTTTTCAT